AGGGGGGGGGGGGGGGGGGGTAGGGATGTAATATAAAGAGGGGGGGTATAGAAGTAGGAGTGGGGGGGGTGGGGGTGGGAGGCGAAATAAATTCCCCCGCTGGGGGAGGGGGATTCGCCTTCCTTTATAGAGAGGGGGGTATAGAATAGAAGGTTACTTATTAATAGTATTATTTATATTATTAAGTTGGTTCAAAAGGTTTTAATTCGCCATTATTGTTGACAATGTTCCGCAATCTATTGAGGATGGGTTTATATTCCAGTTGGAACTGCAGCATTGATATATGATATTATAGGGGATAGGGGTTCCGCAGATAGGTTTAATTTTACCTGAGGAGGAAGTGGTTATGATATGGTTAATGCCACGGGGTTGATGAGGATTTTTAAAGAAGCCAGTAGATAAGTTTATAATATAGGTATAGTATTAGAATATTTTGGTTTTGGTTTTAATTTAATATTATGGGTGATAACGTTCCATAATTTATCGAGAGTAATTTTATATTTTTGACACCGTTTACATTCTGGGTTAATGGAGTACCAGTTGGGGCAACACCATTGATACTCACTGTTGGGGTGGATAGGGGTTCCGCAGATGGGTTTAATGTCGCCGGAGGGGGTCTTAGCAGTGATATGAGTAAGACCGGCCGATTTACCCCCTGGGATTCCGAAATAACCAATAGTTAAGTCCATGATATAAATATTTTATTTATTAAAGTTTATGTTTAAAGTTAGATAGGAGTTCTTATTTTTGAAGTTCAAATTGAAATTGGGAATCATTTTTGGCATTAAGTACTATGATTCTACAAGTGATGACCGAGATAATAAAACTTATAACGAATGCCGTGAGGATAATATCAATGTATATATTAAGTTGTTTTTTAGATAATTGCATAAGAAAAAGGTATAATTATTCGTTATTATTCGTGTGAGATATTTGAGATTCTGCGAAATTGATTACTGACAATAGGTTGTGGAAGTCGGCTAGGTATTTGCGGGCATCTTGAATAGACCATACTTCGCCTTGGGTGAGGGGCATAGTAAGGTAGATTTTTCCGTTAGAGCGGTACATAGTTAATCCGAATCCCATTTCTATTTCGTCATGAAATATGGGGTTAATGACGATACAATCATAGTTATGGGTTAATTCGACTTTTATGGGCATGAAGGCTTTGGCGGGGATGATGATATTATTATGAATGGTGGAGTTGGGGCCGATGACTGTACCTGCTCCGATATAGCATTCTGAGCCGATGATGGTGCCTGAGCTAATAAAGACATCGGATTCTATGGTTGTATTACATCGTATTTTACAATTGGGTTTAATGTTAGCATTATGGTGTACGTGGACTCCGCTATCAATTTCACAGTTGGGTCCGATTTTGACGTCGGGGTCAATTTTTACGAATTCTCCGATTTTGGCATTAGATTCGATGGGTAATTTTGATGAAATGGTTGTGCCATATCCTATTTTGGCGGAGGGGTCGATATCGGCGTCTTCGCAAATTTGGATGCGTTGAGATTCCATTTCTTTAAAGAGGGGATGGCCTTCTAATTGTTTCCAGACTTTTTGTTTTTGGTCATTTTCAATATACAGATTAAATTTCATATTTATCTTCTATTTGAATTTTTTTACTTTTCAGGGTGCCGAGAATTTTAGTGGGTAGAAACCAGTCGCAAATTGCGGTAGGAAATTGGGTTGGAAAATAGATATTATAAGAATTGAGTAAAGAATATTCTTTAATATTTTCAGAAACGGGTTTTATATTAGAGGCCCATCCTTCGAGCAGGGCAACTGGGTGGAGGATGGAATAGAATTTGAGGGCAATTTTAGCCTTTTGTTTATTTTGTATTATGAATAGGTATGGCAAGTGGGGTTGGGGGAAGGTTTGGTATCCGATTGCATATTGTACGGTTTTCGAGCGGGGGATGCCGACTAAAGACATGGGGTTATTGGAGCCTATATTACAACTAAACATATTTCCATCGGAATGCAGCCTTACAATTTTATAGGCTAATGAGCAAGGTTGCATACTTTGTAATTTTCTCTTTATTATAGAGTTAGTTATTTTCATTTTATGGGAAAATGTAGCATACTTTTGAGAATTTGTCAACAATAATTTACTATGTACATGATATGAGAGATTTATTAAAAAAATTGGATAAGATAATAGAACTTCTTTTGGAGGCGCGGGAGGACCGCAAGGCAGAGAAGGAGGCATTGGAGGCTGAGAAGAGGGAGGAGGAGCGTGTTGAGCATGAGAAATTGTTAGTGGAACAGGCTAAGAGTAAGATAAAGGAAATGCCGGTGGGGGATATACGGAGTAGTAGGGAATCGAATAATGCGCCTATTAATACTGGGGGAGAGTTGATACCTTTTGGGTTATCAAGAGAAGAAGTTGCAATTTTGAGGGATTTTTATGATAATAGGTAGGGGGAAGAATTTAATAGATGGGGTGTACCCAACTTTGGCTTATCATGGTTTGGGATACGGATATAGAAGTAGTTCCGCCGCTGGTAGATAGGTTTGCGATATAGTAATTTCCGTCGGTAATATTTTGTAGGAATAGGTGGGGTTTAGCTATATCAAAGTGAGCGTTTAAGCTATTAGTAATATATGCTTTTCCGTATATGGATTGGCTTATGGTGAAGGTTACTGTTGGGGGGGTTCCGGTGAGGTACACGGCGTAGGCGTTGCCGTCGTCGGAAGCAACGATTTGATATGGAAAGTTTTGTTCAAAAAAGGATTGGTTATCGACGATGGAGGCGGTCAGTTGTCCTTGGGAATAGACGGGACCATAAGTAAAAGGTAGGGGGGATTGATTTACATGGATATCCACGTCTCCGGCTGAGCCGCTGGCGGTGACGATATACCATTTATTATCGTCAAAAGATTTCATTACGAGTTGGCCCGCTGCAAAACCAGCGCCAACGCCATCTTCGGTGGGGCAATTGACGCGGAATCGTTTTCCATTAGAAACTACAATACGTTGTTGCATATGAGTATAAATATTCTCATAGGTTACAAAAAAAGTTTATTCTTTTGAGGGGGAAAGAGATTTATTAGATTTTCCGAGATTATAGGCTGCTTCGACAGCATTTCCGAGGAAGGACATGGAGTCAGCCGGAGAACACAAACCAGTCAAGGCAGTCAAGAGATAATATCGAGCTACCGTTTTCATTTCTTTAATTTCTAGGGGTAAGTTATTTTGTTGTTCTAAGTTTTGGCATTTCCATTCATCAAAGGTACGAAAAGCGCGTTTATAGGCAAATTCCAGTTCTTCTACGGTACAATTCCAACCTAATTTTTTAAGAATTTGACCAAGTATATTTTTTTCTTCGGGAGACATCATTTTTTAAGCAAACAGCAATAAATTTATTTTTAAATCCATATTTTTATTCTTCGGGAAAGAAACCTTCTTCAAAATTAAAATTATCGGGAAGATTTTTTAAATTCAATTTTTGCATACCTACATAGGCATATTTTTCACCAATAAAACCTTCACTTTTAAGATATTTAGTTACAACGATTTCAGTATTGACTTGATTTTGAGACATTTCTTCATATGAAGCGGGAAGGTTTTCCACTAAGGCTACGACAAACAAATTATCTCCAAGATAGACTTCGGTTTGACCTACATCTACCCGTTTCCATTCTTTAGGTTTAGATTTAATATTATTAGTTATAGTGGGCAAATTAGCAATTGCGTTATTTAAATCATGTATAGTTAAAGAATTGGGTTTTTTCATATATTTTATGGGTTATGTTGCTGTATGCTAATATAAACATATCGTTTCCATTCTTTAGGTTTAGATTTAATTCCTAATGATTCCAGAGGAAACTCATCAACTGTTGAGTTTAAATCTTCTGGAGTTAAAGAAACAGGAGTTTTCATAAAATATTATTTAATATTTTAAAGTAATATTTTTATGGACTATTTCTTGATTTTTATTAAAATTGAGTTTTTGAGATTTATTATGATGGTTGTAGTAGGCACAAATGCAACCTAAAATAATAAGTATCCAAGTAAGGACAATCACAAAATTCTTTAATATTTTCAACCATTTTTCGGATTTTTTCATTATTATAATATATCATGTTTTTTTGATTTGTCAACCTTGAAATTATGTTAAAATTTAAATACTTCGACATAGACATATTGTTCGCCAATAAATCCTTCGCTTTGGAGATATTTAACAATTGTTTTTTCGGTTTTAATTTTTTCTTGGAACATAACTTCATTTGAATCCGGCCTTGTTTTAAGACGAACTACAATAAACATATTATCACCGAGATAAATTTCATGTTGACCTGCGTTTATTTGTTTCCATTTCTTGGGTTTAGAATTGACATTAAGAGTATGTTTAGGACAATTATCAAAGATTCCATCTAAATCATATGTAGTTAAGGAATTGGTGTTTTTCATAAAAGTATTATTTATATTACTTTTTTAATACTTGCCAGAAAAGTTTGCGATAATCATCAATGGTTAAAGATTTTCCATCTAGTATTTTAAATACAAAAGAGGAGCGATTAGTTTTACCATACGATTGAAACGTCACGGCGGCTTGCAATTTACGAGTAGGATAGCGAGACAATTCTGTTTTCACAAAGGCTTCCATATTTTCTACAATATGTTGTACTTCTTTAGCCCCGTCACAAATATCTGATGCAAATCCGCGTACCATTTCAAAGCACTCATAATCAAATGCTTCAATAAGTTGCTGTTTAAATTCTTGATATGAAGGTTTATTTGATTTAAGATACAATTCTAAGGTATTTTCAAGCGTAGCCTCAGACTTAAAGCGATGTTTAGTTAAATATTCAAATGCTTTTACTTTATGTGGCATTTGACCATTATTAGAATAAATAACTACACCTTCTTTATTTTTCCATTGTTCCACGTTTCCCATCAAATCTTTTATTGAGGGGAAAATATAGGAAGGAGGACGCTTAAATTCGTATTGATGGGCTAACTCATCTAAACGAAATTGTTCCATGAGAGAATAATCCTCGTGATAAACACACCCGATTAAGTACCATTCGGGTTGGTCTCCATAATCCAAAATAATGCGTTGTTCTGGGGATACCCATTCAAATAACAATGAATGCGGAGAAGAATCTTCGAATATCTTATCTAAAGCCGATTGATATTTTTGTTTAAAAATTTCGACTTCATGACCATTATCTAGTTTAGCAGCATTAACAGTGCCCCGGGTACGATAGATAAAACGCCCATTCCACCGGGATACAATAAACAAAGACCCATCTATTTTTTCTACAATATGAGTATTGTTGAGTGAAGTAGGTACAGGAAAGTGTTCTGGGTTTTCTCCCCAGTTAGTAAACTTAGGAAACCCGGCCGACACAAGATTTCCATTCGAATCCCATACCGAAGAACGCAAATGTTTATTATCTTGCGTCCATAGCGATTTGAAAGGAACGGGTTGTACCAGGAACAGCGTTTGTCCATCTATTACATGAGGATGGACCATAAACATCGCCGTATCAATTTTATCGATATTAATTTTCACAAAATCTTGTATCAACGATAACCGATTACATACAAGATGTCAACCCGAATTTTTTAATTTGTCACAATTTTTCTTCTAATTCTCTTATTCTTTTTTCAGAAATTTTTACATATTTTTCATTTGCGTCAATGCCAATGTAATTTATCCCGAGTTTTTTTGCGGCCACCGCTGTTGTTCCACTTCCGACAAACGGGTCAAGCACAATTGCATTTTTTGAAAAAACAGAAAGTTTAATTAGATATTCACAAATAGCTAATGGCTTTACAGTTTTATGAATATTATATTCTCCCTTTTCTTTTTTAGTTGGCTTTGGTAATAGAAAAACTTTATCTATTAATTCATTAATATTATCTATGGTAAATACATTAGCCGGATACATATTATCACCTATCCGTACATTTGTATTAAATAAACCTATTTCATGTTTCAATATATTATTTAAATAAGTTTGGTCAACTGGCTTTTGAGCCATTACAATAGGTTCAAAACATGATTTTATCTGTGGAGTTTTCCAACCATTCAGTGCGGTTTGAATTTGTTCTTTGGCCTCTTTATCTATATTCATTTTTTCAATGAAATGATTGACACTCATGGCTTTGACTTGATTTTGTGTGTAAAGCCATATAAAGGTATCTCTGATTTCAAATCCCGCATCATCTACGGCGGAGGCCATACGATGATAAAGACGAGGACTGGAAAATGAAAAGAAAAATCCTCCGGGTTTTAAAACTCTAAAAATTTCGTTTGAAATATCTAAATACCAAGTATAAAATCTTTTGCCTTGTTCTTTATCAAATTTCATGCGGGCCGGCAAAGATTTTATTATGTATTGATTATTTTGATTAGATACATTTTCTTCATTCCAGTTATTATCTAATTTATCCAGAAAGTACGGTGGGTCAGTGAGGACAACATCAATCGTTTCGTTGTCAATTTGAGGAAGAAATTTCAGAGCATCCGTGCATATAATTTTATTTACGAATTGCTCATTTTTCATACCTTAATCTGAATAAATTATATAAAATTTATTCGTCTAGTATCCGCAGTTGATAAAAACGAGGCGAAAAAATTCGATAATCCACTGTTTCTTGTATTTCTCCCTTACTTATATTCCAGCATGTTAGGGGTTTCCAACTATTCATATTAGCTATATTATTGCCAGCATAAATGGCATACCATTTACAATTTTCAACCCAACTAATTAAACGAATATTATTTCCTTCTCGACGAAGTTGAAATATTTTTTCGGAGGCTCCGCCGCAAAATACTCGATAAGTTTTGGTTACATCATAGGGTGGACATGGAGCATTTGTAAATGGCCAATTCTGCGGATAATCTTCATTTGCATCACTTAATACAAACCCATGTTCATAATCTAGCGGAAATCCACACCGTAACATATAACCATTGGTATCAAATCCCGCAAACCACAAATGGTCAAAGTAATTAGTTCCGGGTTGACAGATTAAATCTGGAAAGGCATATTTTTTGGGAGGCAGATTAAAAAATATAAAACATACAGATTCACGACTTTCGGAATTATCATTTTCAGCATGGCAAGACCCCATTCCGAATCGTTCCATAATACTATTAGTAAAACTTGGCGCGGTGCCACCAATTATATTAAATCCATTAGTATTAGAACCATCATATAATGCTGCTTCTATAAATCCTGAATTTTCTTGTTCTAAACTAGCTTGACACGCTCCTACTGGTTTAATTTTAGATGAAATGCCTCTTAATGTAAAGTAAAATTCATTTTTCCATTGATATCCGTTAGTCGTAGATTGAATATAAATAGGATAATCGTGGCTATAATGACTTCGCTTATTATCGATTGTATATTCAAATGGATATAATGAAATTACTTTTACGTTTTGGGGCGGCAAAATTGTAACATTAGACCCAAAATAGAGCGGCCAATGCCAGAACGGATTATTCTCTACATCGGGCAACATTTTTATTTTTACGGGGAGCACCACGGTATGCCCGGTGCCGGTGTTCGTAGCCACCGTAACAACAGTTATTACCCCGCCACAAATACGAATGTCGGGATGGCAATCTTCAATATAATTATTGGGTATTTCGGCTTGTATAAATGGAGCCATTAAAATAGAAACGATTAGGAATATAAGGGTTTTCATTATTTTTTTAACAAGGTTAAATGGGAAATTTCGAACAAAGTCCAGAATTCGATTTTTAGTAATAGTATTTTTATTCATATCCAAAAAATAACACTTTTATTTTTAAATAAGACCACTAGTTAAAGAAGAGAATTTGGTATAGGTCTCGGCCAAAGAGCGAAGTACAATATATTTAGTTTTTGTAGAATCGAGTCCCACGGCCGGAGAACGATAGGCATCACCAAGGGGAATCCACTCTACCTCGACAATATTTTTTTTGATTTTGGTAATAATATAGGTTGCCGTCCCATCGGCTACTCCAAATGCGAGGCATCGACCAACGGCCAGCCCTTTACCGGCCAACTTATCAATTTCGATGAGTTCTTGTTCGAGCTCAGCATTTCTTGCATTCCACTCGGTAAAATGAACATTTCCTTTTGCCAGGGATTCATAATGCTGTTTTGCACGTTTAGCAAAGTCCCGAATTCGGTTTTTAATATTAGCGTTTTTATTCATACCGACAAGATAACACATCACCTTCATTTGTCAAGGGGAAACTTCGAAGAATTTCGACCAGTTCCCCAAAACTGATGCTTCTTGCTCCGGCCGATTGAGATGCCACAATAAGAAATTTCTTTTCGGAATACAACTTATTAATATGTTGCATAAACTTTTTCTTACTGACGCCAGCCTTTAATTTTAAAAAATGCCATGAGTGTAATTTACAAGATTGAATGTTATCCGTACATATTCCTGCCCTTCTACCAACTCTGCGAACCGCAAGGTCAGGACTGTTATTCCTAGCAACGAATTCAAACCAATCATTAGTCAAATCTACAATTTTAGGTTGGCGAGGATAAAGGTTACGTTTCCATACTTGAAAACAAGATGGTACTTTATAGGGTACTCCGCCTTTCAGAAAACTATTATCAGGAAGGTCTATATCATGGATAATACTAAAATTCATAGACAATTTATTCTGGAGAGAATTTTTACGAAATGTTTTGGGAATTATAAATGCAATATAATCTACTTCAGGCATAGAGGCTGCATGATTAAAAAATCGCATCGCCATTGACGAATTTTTACCAAAGGGCGGATTACCAAGCACAATAACCCGACGAGTTCCTTTATAAATATATTTAAAAAAGTCCATTTGCGCTATACCCTCGCATTTGGGCTCGAGGTCCATACCATATCGTCGGTCCGCAGGCATTAAATTGTAAAAAGACCCGCTGCCGGCCGAAGGTTCAATAAATATATAGTTGTTGGTATCAACTACTGAATTAAGTACATCTACACATTTTTTAGCTATGGCGGGGCATGTATAAAATTGGTCAAGATTTTTCATTTAATATTAAAACTTTTTATAGAACAGAATTCTTTTTTTGAAGAATATCATTTTTTTGGTCATTACATTGGTGACAAAGAACTTGAAAATTCGCGGGGTCATTCCAAGACCCATTATTGCAAATCTCAACGATATGGTCCAACTCAGCACGCCTGTTTATGTCATTGGTCCACGGTTGAAGACCTTTTCTACCACAAATGGCACAAGTTAACCCCCCTTCTTCATCTGGAGTTTTCATTTGCATTTTCATCCATCGTTTTCTAATTTTATGCATTCGATATTCAGAATAAATTGTTTTATCTAGGGGGAAATATTTTTTAGCTAAAAAAACCAGTTGAGCCGGCGATGTTAAAGGGGGATTTTTGATATGAACCACTTGTGAAGCCCATATTCTGCTTTGTTTTCCTTTAGAACGAGACATCATATATTTAACCTTGCCATTTATCTTCCGGACAAACGGGTTTAAGTTGTAATCCGGTTTTATCTAACATATAAGAATAATCAGATTGAAATTCATTTTCATTATCCCATTTTTTATAATTATTTACTCTTTTTATTCGGGAGGATTCATTTATACATCCAGTATGATAAATTGCATAAGGACCATTTCGTTCAAGGTGATGTACAATGGGAATTTTAGAAGATGGAAAACAATCACTATGAAGTCTATGGGTTTGAGGATTTTTTAATGTTATATTTTGGTCGCCAAACCATACTCGTTGTAAAAAAGAAAAAATCTTTTTTCCCCATATTCCGTCGCAGCGATAATAATCAAATCCATCCCATAAATCTCGCAATTCAACAGATATTATGTCAGCATTTTTTAATTTTATACATTCATTAATAATATTTTTAATTACATCGGGAGAACGAAGGGCTTTGGACAGAATAAAATCGTCATCCATTTGTAATATCCATTCACATTGATTGGCCCATGCGTAATAATGTAAAATAGTACGATTAAGTAAACAATTAAAAATTTGATTATGTTTTACGGATATAAGAACATCAATACCAGAAACATTAAGAGGAGTGATTGAATTATCATCCAGTACTATGACAAAATCCGTTAAATCTCTCAAAGTACTTATAGTTTTATAAGTATCTTTATAATTTTTAGTTTGAAGTACGCCTGCTATCTTCATGATTTATTATATTTATTCCAAATCTTTTTAAAACCATGTCGTTTCAATGCTTCTTCTTTTTTAAGAGATTTCCATTTTATGTAGGCTTTAATGGAATTAGCATTTGCGATTAATTTATCTTTATATTTACGAGGACAAGTTTTTGTTTGGAATTCTTGAGCCATCTTAGCGATATCCAAAATTCCTTCGTCGTCATCTTCAATTTTTTTATTATTTGTGGGGGACATTATATTTTAAAAATTCTTTGGTAGTGAAAGGCGGTTGATGTCCAATTTTATCGCAACATTTAGGGCAAATATAAATTTTTCGTTGTTGGTCATATATTACAAACAAGTATTTAAAATGACAAATGTCACATTCGATGGGGCGTTCTTCAATCATAGGGGTCTAATTTCGTGGGCATAAAGGATTTCATATTGATTAGCTTCGTCTTCAATTCGTTGGCGATTTTGGTCATAATATTCTGTCCACCACCAACTATGAGTATATTTTTGAAGAGAAGGAGTATTTCGAAGTCGTCTAAACATCCATGAATAGCGCAGTTGGCGAGCATAACGGGTAAAGGGATGATTAAAATGGTATCGTACTATGGGCACTGGTTCGGCAATATTGCGGGCATTCTCTTCTCCTAAATGAGGCTCCTCATGAATATATCCTTTAATATCTATACCGGACCCTTTACGTATAAAGTTTCTATGTTCGTGAGTATCTATAAAACGTTTTTCTTTTACATCTCGTTCCCAAGTATGATAACATTCAGGAGCACTATATTTAACATTAATAGTATTAATACGAAGAACTGGACCCGTTGTTTCTTTTAATATATGTTTTATATTAGGAGCTATTGTCCAGTCAATTACAGAATTAGCGCCGGCAAAATATGCAAAGTCAGAAGTAGATAATGAAATGGCGGCGTTTTTAGCTTCGGCAAATCCAAGCAACGCGCAAGTATTACGTTCTCGTCTTACATATACATCTTGAGGTCGAAGGGCCGATTCACAAAATTCTTTTAATCCGTCGGTTGATGCCATATCAATAATGCAAACTTGGTCGGCCCATCGCATTTCATAAAAAAGCATATGGGGTAAAATATGCATTTCATTATGTATAAACATACATAAAGAAACTGTGGGTAAATGATTTGACATATCTTATTGTAACAATGCTCTATAAAAGCGCATTGAGTTAGTTGGTTTATCAATATAAACTAAATTTCCATAAACATCAGATAAAACATTAGATGCTAATACATTCCACGGTTGTAGAATTCCATTTTGATAAAGAAAAGTAGTTAACGAAGAAGGACACACTTTACCTTGCAATTTTATTTGTCCTCCACCAATAGCTACAATAGTAAGCATTACATTGGTTGAAGGATTGGGTTTAACAAAATTAGGAACTGTATATGAAGTTTCAGTTAAAAAATCACTTTCAAATAGATTCGTATCATAAGCGGTAACTGAAAAATAATAAGTAAGTCCAGGAGTTAAATTACTTATAACTGTAGATAAATTATTGCCTGCATCTATACGATTAGTATAATTACGATACCAATTAGTTCCTCGTTGAAGTAAAATTCCAGGACATGGGGGTTCATTAATATCATAAACATCAGGCATCCAATCAGAAATTGGTGTAGTTCTTGAACCATAATAAACATAATATCCTGTTACTTCCGGAGATAAACTAGGACACCAAGTTAATAATATATTTGTTTTTGGAATAGCAGGGAAACATTCATATAGAATATTAGTAGTTCCCATAGACATATAGGCCGAAGATGTTACTTTACCATTAGAGTTACTGATAGTAACTCCGATTGAGCCGGCTCTTTGTATATTAGTAATAAGATACGTATTATTTGTATTTACTACGATTCCATTAGGAGTTTGCCAAATATATGTTAAAGAAGTTCCTGTGGTTTTTACACTTAAAAGAGCATTGGAATTACGTATCCCTATTATATTAGTTAATCCCGTAATAAATTCTGGAGACTCTTTTAAAATTGGTTCGCCTCCCAGGTCATATACAGTTACATTATCAAATTCAGCAGTACTAGAAGAAGTATTGCCCCATATACTTAAACAAATTCCTCCCGGATTTAATGAAACGGGGTCAGTATAAGTAAGGTATTGAATACCATTAAAAAAAGCTATTAAAATATTATTAGTAATAGCTAGTTGAATATTATTGGTAGATGTTCCTGGAATTGAAATATTTGTCGTTGCTAATTCAAACCATATATTATACCAATTGATATATTTTTCAATAGAAAATTTTCCATTATTATATATCCTTGCTTGATAATGAGAACCATTAGTTGGATTATATCTTAAACCGATGGCTGCTGCCCAAGAATCTTCATTTAATTTAATATCGGCAGATACGGTGATATTTGTCCAGTTAGTTCGTACATAAGCATACGCTCCTGTATTTTTATTGGCTGTTAGGCGCAAGACACCCGTTGTAAATAAATGAGAGCCTTGATAAAAGGTCCAGGGAGTATAATATCCGTTATGAAAAGGGTCATAAAAAATAGGTTCAGAAGTCGGGATAGAGATAGTTTGAGAATGTGCACAAATACTTCCGATTAGAAAAATAAAAATTGTGAGCAGTAGATATAAAATTTTCTTCATACTTTTAGTCTTTTCTTTTTTTGAATTGGTTTTTCTTTAGATTTACCGTATTCACATTGGTCACAGACACAACGGGGGTCTCCGCTTGGTAATTTCCATGCAATTACAGACCACCCTGAATATTCCAGGTCTTTTTGGTCATAAAACGAGGATTTCTTTCCACATTCATCACACGTTACAATCCATTTTTTCATACCCTAGTGTAAATATATTTCAAAACATTGTCAATTTAAATCTTTGAGTTTTTTTTCAGTTGACAATTAAAACATTTCATTGTATGTTAGTGTATAATATTTATTACTGATGTTAAAGTCAGTCTTAATGAAAAACATAATTAAATTTTTAAAATGGGTAGGAGAGTGGTTATTTGTTATTTTTATTTTCATACCATTTTTTTTATTTAATTTGTCTCGTTGGAAAAAAGAAACATTTAATTATGATAGACCCAAATAAAACTAGAAATATGAAGTCCCTCGAATCCATGAGGAAGGCACTCATTAAATTTATTAATTTTGACCGGGATACTATGATTGCTACATATGAGACCGATTTTAACTGGGGAGAAGAGGACTACGAGGCAGACAAAGAGAGAGCGCAGGAATTGCTGATTCGCGTGGAAAGGCGTATAAAAAGTCTTGCCCATTATCTATCTAGGGAGAAATCCTTGCCATCGAGTAAGAATAAGTTCCAGCAGATTGAGACTTATTAGAAGTATTTTCATTTAAGAAGGGGGCCAGACAACCTTCATAAATATTTTTGCTATTCAAATCGTAATGAAATGACTTGTCAAAAATACCTTCTTTTCGAACTCTTTCAAGATATTTTCTAACAGTATCGGCGGTCCCCCCCTCTTTTACTATTCTGCCATCGCCAAATGTACATGCAAATAAGAAGTCTGATTTAGCAACGAGAGCATTTCGAGCATAAAATCCGAGAGATTTGCCTTGTTTATTTCGGTCAATTAATTCAGCACCACGGGATTTAGCAATTTGTATTTCTGAAAGAGAATTAATACCAGTTACTCTTTGAAAACGTTCATGGTAATAATTGGCATATTCGCCGGGATTTTTAACCATATTTCTTATACGATTATCATAATAAGAACTATTTTCCCATATAGCAGGAAGAAATAATCGTAAATGGGGGACTTTATTATTAAGAAAAAGTTTTACGGCTATATGGTCCATATAAGCCGCGCCGCCACTTACAAGATGGGTAATTGGATAATTACATTCATTAATCTGTTTTAACAATTCTTCGGCTATGGCATAGGCTGCCTCAAAATGTTGACGCGATAAACGCTTACCACTTTCTCTTCGGCCCGCCGTTCCACAAATTGCTAAAGATATTTCCATATAAATAAATTATACCATGTTTAATTTATCAAAGGTGGAACATTACATCCAACATATATTTTCCCATCAGTTAAATTATAAAAATATGATTTATCAAAAATGTTTTCCTTTCTTACTCTCTCTAAATATCGACGAACAATATGCTCTGCTACTACATCTTTAACAACATTTTTTTCTCCATAAGCAATCGCCAATAAAAAATCGGATTTAGCTATTAATGCGTTACACGTATGAAATCCTCGGGAAACATATTTTATTTCTGCTCCCCGATTCTGGGCCATTCCAAGTGCATTTAACGAATTAATTCCCGTGAGTCTTTCAAATTTATAGTGCTGTTGTTTTTCCATTTCCGAAAAATTTTTCCGGTTATCTACATCATAAATTTTTCTAGGAAACTTATTCGACCAATAGTCAGAAGAAGTAAATATTCGTAAATGGGGTACTTTCTTATCTAAGAATAGTTGTACTGCAATATGTTCAGAAAATGCTCGTCCCCCCGAAACAAGATGGGTTATGGGGTAATTACACTGTTCAAATTTTTTTAACAATTCCTCAGCTACAAAATATGCCGCCTTAAATGCCGTCGAGTGAAGAGATGGATGTCCGCTTGTTCCAACAATAGAAAATGTAATTTCCATTTACTTTGCGGTCCGCCGTTCCTCAAATTTCTAAAGATATTTCCATATAAATAAATTATACCATGTTTAATTGTTTTTTAATTAAATCAATAAACTCTGGATAAGCCAGTTGTTTTGTTACATCATCGGTTAGTTTGGTCACAGGCAACCAACCAATACCAAAATTAGCCCTGTTCATTTTAATAACTATGTTTAAAGGATTAACTCCTACATCATTGGTAAAATGAGTTCCAATGCCGCCGCAGGGCTGGGCATATTTACGAAAGTAGCGGTCAATACTTATATATTTATCTGTATCTAAGTTATTACTAAATATCATGCGTTTGTTACTCACCGGAATTCCTAGGCGTCGGTAGTGGTCAATCATATCGGTTCCCCAGGTATATTCATTTCCACTATCTTGACGACACCCATCAAAAAGACGAGCATCATAAGAATCAAAATCATTCCAGAAAATTTTACTGGTAAAGGTATCTGTTAGAGCCACCCCGACATTTCCTTGATAATGGTCAACCCAATGTTTACGCCACATTTTATCTGCCATTCTAGGTCCATATAAGGCACTCATCGCCATAATACACTCATGAGCATATGTACCGTGTGGAGTTACACCAAATTTAAAAGCCAAGTAAGGATTGCTTGTTCCTAGAAATCCTTTGTAATTCTTCATAATTTCTACTAGCTTTTGTTGCACTGCTAAGCTATAACGCCGGCGGGTTCCAAAATCAATCCAATGACACTCAGCATTGGAAAGTTTTTCGGCTTTATTTTTAATTCGTTCAATCCACTTATCATCAGGACTTTGATTAGTCATTCGATAATACAACTCAGAAATAATAGCCATGAGTTTAACTTCCCAGAAAATTGTTCTATACCAAGGACCCTCGATTTCTACATGCAAATAATCTCCCATTTGAGAAGTTATTACTTCATCGGGATTCATCTGATAATTTTCGAGCCATGAGATATAAGTAGGACGTATATAAGAAATAGTTCTAAGCCAATTCGCTTCCTCGGGAGTCATTCGCAAATTAGAAACATAATTAATTTGCCGACGTAAAGCCGCTTCAAATCCCGGAGGAAATGGTACTTTTACCCGATTGTATAAATTATATATAACATAAGCACGAGGAAAAGTATGAAATACAACTGACCCCATAGTAATTTTATACAAATCATCATCTAAGAAAGATGTAATAATTGGTTCATTAATATCAATATTATTTTTCATAGTATCATCATATATTACAAAGTTAAAAAGTCAAATTTTATTTTGGTACAAATTTAATCTATTAATTAACAAATCAGACGGGGGATTATTCAGTTTGCGGCGGCGGTCGCCATACCATCGGTTATTTCGAAACCAAGATTTGAAATCTTTTCTTTTTAATTTACGACCCAATCGTTTTTCAAAACATTTTATACAAATAATGCCGTTTCGTTTATTAATGGGCATGGTAAATATCCATAATCCATCATTAACAAGAAAATCCTCTCCTATATCCCAAGGATAACAATCACAATCAATACACTTTAATGGTTTATGTTTTATAGTTTTATATTTCATAGTTTTATATTTCATATTTTATATTCATGAGTATAATCAGTTTCTTTCAATAATTTTATCCATTGTGAAAGATACCACAATCCACCTTGAGATTCGGGGCGGTAAATTTCGACCCAGTCTTCAATTTCAACAAGACACCATACTCGACCTTCCATTTTAAGATGAGGAGCATTGGGTTTATAACAACAGTGCCATCCAGGCCGATAGGAATAACCTTTGGTTTTATATGCTTTGGCAGGTAACCACATATTAGGAATTATAATTTGGGGCCGATTAATAAATAATGGACCCAAAGTCCCGTTTTTTCGTTTGCGAAATAATTTATATGCCAACATATTTCAAAGGGGACAATATATTAATAAATTACCATTCTTTTGTATTAGTAATTTTCATTCCTTTATTAACCATTTCATTGATAAAATCTCTTCCCAATTGTTCAAATCCACAAACACTTGATGAAGTATCTTCCAGAAATGTAAACTTTTGTACTTGGTCGGTCCCCAAATGGGCCGCTATATCGCGAATAGTATTAGCAACACAATGAGATAATGCTTCTCCTGAAATAAGGATTTCATCCGCTTTAGCAAGCATATCAATAAAAGCAGTATTTAATTTTGTACTGGGGTCATCATTATCAGGAACATCTGCCTGAACCGCAGAATAATGTTCAGTAAATAAATTCGTACCTTTGGTAATAAAATTAACCCGATTGAATTGGGCTTCCCATTCATATAGGGCCTTGGAAACTACGGGGACAATTGAATGACCCCATGTACCAATGAGACAATGAGGCGGCCAAATACATAGAATATATCGTCCATTTCGAGCAAGAGTTTCAATGTAAGATTTGGCTCTATCTTGCCATGTTGTATTAAACGCTCGCCATACACCATTTTTTATATCATCTTCGGAAATTAACGTAAATGGTTTGGGATGGTCCCCGTTAGAATTTATCCAGAAAGCAGGATGAGCAATATGTACATATTGATGGGAATCTAAAGTACAATGAATTTGATTGATGCGAGTTTTGTTTTGAGAAATAAATTCTCCCAATCGAACCATATCTTGGTCGGCTCCGGCGATTACTAAAGAGCCTTTTTCTCCGCCCGGGCCATTGGGAATACAAAAATCGTTTTGACAATCTATAGAAATAAGATGAACGTTGTGTTTATACATATTTTTATTCTTTCTCGTCTTTCCAAAAATAAAAAGAATCTTCCCACCGATTTCCTTTTTGCAAATATACAATACTTAAAGGTACATTACAAGAATTTGCATCTTGAACTTTTAATCCCCCTCGTTCTTCAATTTTAGCAAGTAATTTTTCCGGTTCAGTAGTTAGTTTCATATTATCTTAATGTGGCATACATCATTACAAACATAAAAGTTAAAAATAGTACACCTGGAGCAACTTTTTGTATGTAATCTTTAAAAGTACCACCGCTTTCATCTACTTGCATATATTTCACCAGTAAATACATGAAAAGAAATAACTTATATAAAGTGGAAATTGTTATATGAACATCCTCTTTTAAATAAATTCCGGCGAAAAATATACAAAAACAAATAATAATGAAGAATGTCATATTTTACAAAACGTTTCTGTCACAATCCGCGAGAATGCCGCCCAGAGGTCGAACAACATCCAAATCGTCTCGGTAAATAATTAGATTTATCATTCATAGTATTAAGATAGCACTCTTTTAATCAAGAGTCAAGGTGAAAGTTCAATATTTTAAGTTCGAAAAAGGCGAGGAGACACAGGGGGGAAGTCTCCTCGCCAACAGTCTCGTGAACGCTATAAAACGAGTACTGTTCTTCCTTTGGAAGGTATGTTATTCTTCTCTCAAACCAGAAGGTTTTTGGCCAACAGTAGGAGTGTTATTTTTGTTTGCCTTTTGCTCTTCAACACGACGGTCAATATGATTACATATTTCCGCTACCGTGCTATGAATAAATTTGCTTTCTTCTTCGGCAGAAATTTCAATATCGAATGTATCTTCAATATCCAATATAATATCAAGCCATTCAAAAGAATCTATAATAATACGTTTATTAGGTAATAGAAGTTCTTTTGAAATACCCGTTTCATCACTAATAATAGATACTAAACGGTCATAAGTAATCTGAGAAAAAATTGGAATCACTTTGCCCTCTTCAAATTTTACACACGAATCTTCGGTGGATTTTTCTTGAATTATACCAGGAAAAATATCCTTCATAGAATTAAAATCTTTCGACGATTCATTCGAAGGGTTTACATCCTCTTTAGTATTACAATCTTTGTTTTGGGTATTACATTCTGAACTCTTTTCACATTCACAATAGTCGGGGTGTTTTCCGCATTTAGAGCACTCTTCATAATCGCATTCGCAGCAGTCCATGTGATGGCCGCAAACAGGGCATTCTCCGTCCGGGTCACACCCACAATATTCCGAGTCTTGTCCACATTTAGGACACTTTTTTTCGTCGCACTCGCATTTATCCTCATGAAATCCGCAATCCGCACACCGCTTTAAAAAATGGTCCTCGGGTATTGTGCCGTCACCGGGGGGGTCATTAGAATTGTCGGGATTACATTCGCATTCAGGACACTTTTTTTGGCACTCGCATTTATCCACGTGATATCCGCAGTCCGCACACCAATTTTTTAAAAAATCGTCGTCGGCAGACTCATCGTCGTCGGCAGACTCATCGTCGTCGGCAGACTCATCGTCGTCATCAGACTCATCGTCGTCATCAAACGCTTCGTCGTCATCAAACGCTTCGTCGTCATCAAACGCTTCGTCGTCATCATTCTCATCTCCATCCCCATTTTCTTCGGATTCGAATTCAGTAGTAAGGGTGTCCGGCATTGGGCCAGTATATTCGGAAACTACGGTGTATTTGCAGCAGCGAAGTTTTTGGCAACTGCAATCTTCGGGTACAGAAACGACATCGGCCGGGTCCACTTCGACAAGGACCACCCGCTGCCCCCACCGCGAGGCGTATTCAAGCGAACCAACATGCAAACCATGTGAACAACCAACTCGAAAATCATCGTCCACAGAAGAGCGAGCGACTTCAATAGTTGAACCAATTGCATTAAGAATTTTACCCTCAGAATTTACCTTTCCCTGAAGTACAACCGTATCTTTATTTCCATAAACAGACCAAAAGTCCATACTCACGCCTTTATAGGCAATAAACGTTCCCCGGGGAGTAAGCGGCATATTCTTATGTTCAAGGAAATTATACATTTCCGAAATAGCCCGGGAAGATGGATTCTTCATCTTGCGTTTAATATAATTGGCAATCGGCCTATAGTTTAGTCCCTCCCGCATAAAAGCCAACAACCGCTCAGCATCAACGGTATGAATAGGATGCCCGGCATAGGTTACTCCCGTCTCATTAACAGAAAGAAATTCATCTGTATAAAGCTCGATGGCGGAGCGAATGTCCATCAGGGTTAACAAAGTATCGACTGGACCAACAAATTCACCATCTTTACAATCAATACAATCAAAAATTACATTGAGTTCTTTCCACTTTGGATGGTCTGCACGAGCGGTTTTTACCCCGAGCTCATCTACCACCACAATAGTATTTTGCGTTCTTACAATAGATTTAATCATAGCGTTAATATACTCCAGTTTTTTAATTTGTCAAGCCAGTACTTTAGATTTTTTCTTCATTCTTCCGAAGAAATTTTTTCAATGGGCTCAGTACCATGAGTTGAATTAACATACATATCCATCGCATTAATGTACTTAGCAATATTAATTATGAGTTCGGAATTGACTTCGCTTTTATACGCTAGGTTATCCCAATTAACTAGCGGATACTTTTCTTTAATATATTGAGATGCCGTCTTAAAATCATATGTTCCCGTATTCTCCCCCTTAATGATGCTCAATATATTCAAGCTAGTAAAAGCAACTAAAGCATGTTTAATAGAATCAATCGTTTTAATATCAAAACTGCTTATCTTATCAATATACTTACTGAGATGAGTAGTATTATCTCTAATCATCGGCAAAAGCATACGAGCGGCCGTTTGGCACATCAAACCATCTTTGTAATGCCCAAAGTCTATTAATTTATCGACTTTAGTAGAAAAATTAGAACTGTTTTCCTTTACCAAAGTCCAAAAATCTATCCAATTTCCCGATTTGATGTTTTTATCAAACCACTTTGAATTAAGAGTTTTGTTATTAATAATAAAAATTTTATCTACATCTAAGTCCAATTCTTCAACAACCGTTTTAAAATGACAAAGGTTCATATTAGCATCAATTACATGGTAATTGAGACCTTTAACATAATAAACTGGCCTGGAAGAAAGATACCGGCGTCGTCGATGGACTACTGAATCCAACAAAACATAAACTCCGCCCTCTTTGATTTCTTGAGAAGAAAGTTTATCCTCTTCAATATTTTCGCCTTCGATATTAATATATTTTACAGAGTAAACACTGACTCTTTCCCCTTTAGCCTCTCGATGAGTTTTATTATTCGTTTGCCACTGCTTAGCCGTAGGCCAAAGGTCAGACATCTTAGAAACAGGAACCGTTTCAAAATGATTCTCTTTGAAAAACAAATCCCTAACGTTCTTATTCGTAAAAGAAAGAAAATATACAATTTTATAGGGTTTGGGTGCTCCATGAATAAGATATCGAGCTACCATTTGCTGTCCAATTTTACGACCCGTATCATTTTCTACCACCAAAACCGAATTGGAAGCCGTAATAATATTATTACTATACCTATCACAGCGGTTGACTATTACCCGGCTCCGTTTCTTACGATAAGTTACAAGAACCGGAGATTCTGGTGATTTGCCATCTTCTATAAGAGACGACGGGTTGGAATTATCAAACCGATGAAGATTAGTAAAAGATGCTCCATCAAGAGTAATACCTTTCCATGAAAAAGCACCTTTAAATGTGTTTTCTAATTGTGACAGATTTCCATTCAAAATCTTTATATTTTCAATAATTTCGTCGTCATTTTCACTACTTTCAAGTTCAAGGTATCCCGTGCTAAAAATAGAATTATACATAATTTTAGCATCCCAAATTGTAGGCAAATCAGTAAATTTTTCTTGAATGGAATCTTTGATTTTAGCAAAAATTTCTTCAATGCGAGACTTTAAAATATTAATAGTTTTTTCGGTATATTCAAGACTTTCCCGCGAAGTTACAAATTCAACATCTCCTAATTGAAAATAAAGAATGACATCATTACTTCTCAGCAATTCGAACAGAGCGCGAGATTTGGCATCCAGGGCCATTTTATGATATAGAACATTCCAATCAATAGTATATGGAACCCATCCCATATAAGCAATCCCCTTAGCCGAACCTGCGGGAGGTCGAATTTCCCAATTTTCCCCCTTAAGGGAGGGTGGGACGTTACGATATTTATTTAGCTTTTCAAGTTTTACGTCGTCTAACCCCTTAATAGTTGGCATTACAGGCCAGTGGCGATAAAACTCGATGGCATCGAGATGAAACGAGTGCCAAGCATCAACTTTAACGGGGACCATGACTTCGATGCCACTAGGCTCCGCACTAGGGCAACTCTCCAGTTGAATAACGCCGGGTAGTTTGGTAGAATCTCCCTTAATACATTGATAAATGGTTTTTACTCCATTATTCCATGAAGTTATCGTAAATGTATCAGCATGAGCAAATCCCGCCTTACATCCATAGCCGAGAACTCCATTCAGACGATTGTCCGTGCGCTTGCTTGATTCTCCAAAAACGCAAAAAATATCTTTAAACTCCGTATCTGACAAACCATGTCCATAATCTCGGATTCGAAAGTTAAGATTATCCATCGTAGGAAGAGTAACCTCGATTCGGTCAATGGGTTTACCGGCAACAACATGGGCATCAGCAGCATTAGTACTATATTCTCGTATAACGGCTAAGGATTTACGAGTATATATGTTGTCCGACAATGTTGATAGAATTCGAGCTTGAGTACTTTGAGTCAAGCGAAATTCAGTGACTGGAACCAGCGGTCCAATTGAAGATACTTCTTGTAATGTTTCGTTTGGTATCATAGCGTTTTTTATTGTTTGCCGTTAATATAACACAGTTTCAGAGTTTGTCAAATAGAAATTTCCCCGGTTTCTACATGATTGTGTTTTTTATGAGTTATCTTACCACAACTTGGAAATAAAGTGCCATGCCATATACCCCGCAGCACCAATACCAATAAGGATAAGTCCCACCCATATCACCCAGGCACACATAAATACTTTAATAGCAGAAAACATAGACTTTTCAAGTTTATCAAAGTCTTTGTCAAAATCCGAATTATTAAAATTTGTAGATAGTTTATTTTTCATATGCCAACAATATAACACATGTCCATCTTTTGTCAAATTTTATTTGTCAAATTTTATGGACAAATTTTGAAAAGGAGTAAGATATAGAAATTTCTTTAGGGGCGATAATAATACCGGGGGCACCAGTAATGACCATGAAAACGAGGACCGCAAAATGGCCTATTATGTAAACAGGGGCCACAATACGGTCGGTAATAAATAACAGTGGGTGGAGGAGGAGAATAAACTCCCACTTCGGTAGCACAGCCAACAAGTAATAATAATCCTAAAAAGAAGAATAATAGTTTCATATATTTATAGCATTGGATAACATTTCTTACAAACGATAATACCACGTTGCTCGCCCACAGTGACAAGTCCTTGGTATCCTCGACCATAACATTTTTTACATTTGGGTTTTGGCGGATATGGTACTTTAAATTCGAGTTGGGCTTTTTGAAACTCGCCCGTCTCTTCATTTTTTATATAAGTAATGGCTTTCAAAATTTGAGGACCACGCTTTGGAGGCGGTTTTCCTGTTACATCTTTAACCAATACATATTCAGATTTAGGCGAAGCCTGTTGTTCTGGTTGTTTAGGTATATATTCAAGTCCCATATATTTTAATAATCTTTTATTCGTTTCGGTGATGGTCCACCATAACAAACTGTTTTCTACTCATAACTTTATGAATCTCTTTTAGAGACCACACCGCTTTGTGTCCATCCCAACCCACGTCTAATATTTTGCCAGTGGTAGTACTCGCACGGCTCAATTCGCAATTATTATGAGAATGTCCACAAAGCATCCAAGACCCATTCTGCATCTCTTCCCATACATATATTGGAAAATGGTCTAAAACACAAAATTGTCCATTTAAAATAGCATTAATACGATTTCCAATATAAAGCATATTTTTATATTGAAAAGGATATGTTTCTATTGGAAATGGTCCTATTCGATTCTGCCCCATCGCTTTGCGATAAATAGATTTTTCATGAGGATTGTTATGATTTCCAAATAAATACCATATATTCTGACATTGAATACGTGATAAATAAGAATCAAATTGTTCTATGGTAGTGTTAAGACAAAAATCTCCTAAATGAAATAAAATATCATTTGGACGTACAACACTATTAATAGAATTAATTATTATACTATCGTGTTCCGTTACACTCTTAAACCCCCGCGACTCCCAAATAGGAACTGGCCAATTAGGATTATGTCCAAAATGAGTATCCGAAGTTACATAAATTTTTTGTTCTTCGCTTTCTTGTATTTTTATTTTCATATTATTAATTTTTATAAAGAAAGCATTCTTTGAAAAATTTTCATATTCTTCAAAGTATCTATTCGACAATCGTGGTCCTCGCCTTCAACTCTAATATCAAATAGATTGGCTAATTTAGAAACACTTCCATCTATATGATTGGGAATCTTACCTTGTAATCGTAAAATTTGCAAAAACACAGAAGTATCAATATAATGATACGTACAAAATTGTTCCCACGTTTTATCACTAATTAATTTGTCGGTGATATGAGATATATCTCTTTTTACTCCATGTCCAACTGGAATTAAACAAGGAATTCCGTTTGAATTTCTTTTAAGAAAATCATATAACAAAGGTTTAGCTTTTTTATAGGGAATGGCTACGTCATCATGGATAGCAAGATTAATCTTATTAATTTGCATTCCTTGCCCACTTACAATATATACTCCATCATCGGGTTTTACTTGAAGATATAAATTATCTATGATGTTAAATTTATCATCAGTAATAGAAAAATAAGCGGCAAGCAAAGAATATTTTAATTCACTGCCACCCATTTCACAATCCATAAACAAATATGTAGCCATAAAAAGTATTAAATTACTCTATTATAAAAATGAAATGAGAATTAATAAAAATAAATTTCCTATTAATAGGATGTATAGTGCTATGAACAAATTGCGTGCTGCTAAATCCTCATCAATTTCATTTTTATCATTCATATACTTTAAAAATTAAAGAGGTCGAATAAAACGAGTCAAATCTTTATTTTGCCACCACTTTAAAACTTTAGTAGTCCGACGCAAACTACCACTCGAAGCACTTTCTTGTATAACACTGCCCAATTTATTTTGTACATAAAGAAGAGAAAGACTTCCAATCTTTATAAAACTTACAGGTCTCAACAGCCATCCTTCAAGAGTAATGTGAGAGTCATAAATATCATAAGGACGTACCGCTTTAACTTTTCTGGATGTTCGATAAATATTAAAAGTATCATCCGAATCATAAGGAACGGCCGCAAAACAATGAGATATCGAAGGACCGACACATGTACGTTTTACTTCTGGTTCGGAATCATTACGATTAAAACCGGCATCATTATCTCTTGGTTTTAATCTAATTCTCTTATGTTTTAAAGTCGTTGAAATATGATACCAATATCGAGGAATTTTAAATAAATCTTTTTCATTTATTTTTTCTTTGAAATTCATAATATTATTAAATTACTTTTTTCCCTGAAAACAGTTATCAGGGTCAATTCTTGCATAATTCGGTTTTCGAGGGGTTTTTCCCGTTAAACCATTGTATAGGAAAGTAACTTCTCTTCCAACCCAATTATCAGGAAAATGTAAAATATTTTGTCTTGTTTTAACATCTCCCATAAAAGTCGCTTCAAATTCTACCAATCCGTCTGGGCCGTTCCAATTTAAAGTAGCCTTAGCCGCCAGACCGCTCGCATTACCAATTCCCTCGATAATTTTGATAATACTACCTTCGGAATCATCGGTTGGCTTTACTTTAAGAAGATTATAAGACCGGGCGTGCTCATACGGCGCATTGTTGTTACGAATAATAGCACCTTCCATTCCATCTTCAACATAAGATTGGTAAATAGAATAAACTTCTTCTATGGTATTAGCTATTTCATACGGAACCCATACCAAATAAGGAATACCTTTAATAAGAGATTTTAAAGCATTACGTCGATTTATATTCCCCGTTTGTTCGGTGATATTATTAAATCCATATCCATCATACACATAAAAACGTACAATTTTTTCAGAATGAGACAATAGTTCAGGCGTTAATTTTGATTCTTTAGTAGTACGAAGAATTTTCATTAAATCATTCAATTTAAATCGTAAGTCATGATTATATCCTTCGCCATCCAATACAAGGTCAGGATATTTTTCAAATAAAGGAGCAAGAGATTCTTCAATATGAGGAATGGACATATATCGTTCACCCTTGCGAGAAAATAATCCTGTTACAGAAGCCACAATTCTTCCGCCATTATACTTTCGGTCAACCATGCAAGGGAATTTAACTTTATCAGAATGGTCTCTAAGTTTTTGAGCCAGCATTGGCTCAATAAAAAGCGGAGTTTTATCAATATCCTTAATATCTTCCCAATAACCCTCCCGCTTAATTTTATTTTTCCATTTGGCAGTAGCCTCGAATTCGGCTTGCTGTTCAGCAGTCGTCGCATTGGCCTTCCCCTCATTTTTTGGTTTAGTAATTGTCCATTTAGAAACTACCTTTTTACCATCTTGAGTTCCTGTAATAGTACGATGCTTATTACCTTCTACTTCAATATTCCACGTAAGAATATTACCAGTTTTTGCCCGGGCATATAATTCAGGAAGTTTAAAATTAAAAGGATTCATAACTTATTATTTAATTTACACATTGTTTAATTTTCACCACCATAACACCTTTTTTCATTTTGTCAAGCGGTTACTTTTAAAGCATCCTTAAATCGAACGGATTTGATAAATTGATTTAAATCCTTATCTTTCCACCATTTTAAAACTTTGGCAGACCGGCGCAAATTATTATCCGAGGCACTTTCTCGTATAACTCTACCCATTTTTTTTCGTACATGAGGAATGGAAAGCCTTCCAACCTTTACAAAACTTACGGGTTTTACTAACCATCCTTCAAGGGTAACGCGAGCATCGCGGACTTTATATGGCCGGACCGCTTTAACTTTTCGGACTGTGCGATAAATATTATATTTACTTTTAGAATAATAATGAATGGCTGTGAGACAGTGAGCAATCGTAGGACCTACACTTATACGTTTTACATTAAATTCCGACGGATTACAATAAAAACAATGTTCAGTATTTATGGGAGTTAATCTACATTTTTTAGCCGTAAGAGTTGTAGAAATATAATACCAATAACGAGGGTATTTAAACAAATCTTTTTTATTTATTTTTTCTCTAAATTTCATAATATTAACATTACATTAACACATTATATTCTTTTATCAAAAGACTTTTTTAAAACCATCTTTTATTTCATATTTTTTCTACTTATATCATCAAAAATACCTGCAAATCCCGGATTTTCATTATTTTCGGTATTTCCGGTTTTTCGCATTTTTTTGTATAATTCATCTACAAAATCAATAAATGCCTGCTCTTCATTATAACACGTAAAAATGGTTCCATATTTTTGTAATTCTTTATTTTCTATCCATGCCCATAATACTAATTCAACATGAAAAGTCGGTGAAAGTTGATAAATCATTCTTTGTGCTCCCTCTTCGGGTTTTGTAGTTACATTATAAGTCACACAAAAATCCTTATATTTCTTTACAAATTTTTCAATTTCTATAGCAAATCCAAGACGATTAAATTTTACCTTTTCCATGTCTCGCAACCATTTACCGCTGGGACAAAAAGAAAATCGTTTAAGATACTCTTGAAATGATTCAACTGTAAATCTATTAGAAAGATACGGCAAAATATCCTTTCGCCAATATTCAAACACTGTATTTAGATGGTCATAATTCATACTTAATTTTAATTTCTAATTTTATTTATAATTTTATTTTACTTAAACTGCAATTTCAAAATCCAATTTTGGATGGGGGTCATATCCAATAAGTTTTGTATCTTCATGAGACCATTCAAAAATCGAAGTAAATTTTTCGGTTTTTATTGTGGGCAAAGATTTCGGTAATATTTGTTGTTGTATTTTAAGATTATCAAGATGATTAACATAGATATGAGTATCTACAAATTGACCCGTCAAGATTCCTTCCTCAAGCCCCGCCTCTTTTGCCAATAAATGTAAAAGTAAAGCATAGGACGAAATATTGGCGGGGAGTCCACACACACAGTCCACGCTTCGCTGTCCCCATGCTAAATTTAAACGACTGCCTTCAACCCCAACCATCCACCAGAAATGACAAGGTGGAAGTGCCATTTGATTCAATTCACATGGATTCCACGCCGTTACAAGCATTCTTCTATCAGCAGGATTACTTTTAAGAGTATCTACGACTTTTTTAAGTTGGTCATAACCACTGGAATTAAAATTTCTCCATTGATACCCATATATTTTACCTAAGTCCCTTTCATTTTTCATTTTGGCCAAAGTATCTTTATCATGTCCATATGGAACTTTAACAGGATTACACCATTCATCCCAATAATGGCATCCTCGTTCTTGATACCACTTTTTATCAGTAATCCCTTTAATAAAACCTTCTAATTCTACTTTAGTGGACTTAAAAGGAAGTCTCCTTGTAGTAAGAAGGGGAAATCCTTCGGACATATCAAATTGAAGCATAGCTCCGAATATACTAAAAGTATCTACACCCGTTCTATTCTTTTTCCTTTGTCCCTCTTCAAGGACACGGTTTATTAATTTAATATAGTCTCTATCTACTTTATTACAATATAATTCATCCCTTAAGCTCATAATTTATAACATATATCTGACAATAGTAAAATCTTTTGTTTCCTTTACTATTTCTTGATAATTAAATTGACTTTCAAACTCGGGCATATAAGAATCGCCCGGATATTCATCTGCAATATGTGTAACAAACATATCTTCAATATAAGGCATTAATAAAGCATAAGTTTTAGCACCACCAGCAACAATAGACTCAGAAAATTCTTTAGGATTAAAAGTCGCATCCTTTAAATTTTTATATCCCGGCGGAAACCTAAAATAAACTTTATCTGCTTTAAACTTGGTACTTTGAAGTATTAACGAAGGGGTCCAAGACTTAGTAATAACGCATATTTTTCTACCTTCTAATTTAACCGGAAGAGAATTATACGTATTCCATCCCATCACAAGAGTTCCACCCATAGTAAATTTCTTAAACCATTTCAAATCTTCTTTGTAATGCCAAGGAATACCACCCTTGTATCCAATCACACGATTGGGGGCCATAGCTACAATTGCTCTCATTTTTTCCTATATCTCTTGAATATTTAGTTTATATAAAAATTAATAATCCAATAGAAATCTTTCTCTTCTATCTATAATTTTTCTCAATTTTTTAAATGTACTACTATCATCAAAAGTATAACAAATGGATTCTATCAAATTAATTTTATTTTTTTCTGGCCAACAATTTCGAATTTCTCTTAAGAAAGAATCCACATCAATATAAGCACTACAATTAACAATAGTTTTCTTATTAAAAGCTTTATTCATAATAAACTCCTCAATCCTTTTCAAATTTTTTTTGAAATTCTTCCATTTTATCTACAATCTTTCTTAATTTTTTAAATGCACTAGTATTATCAAAAGTATCACAAATGCATTCGATAAATTTAAGTTTATCTTCTTCTGACCAATCATCACGAATTTCTTCTATGAAAGAATCCGTGTCAATATAAGCATTACAATTAACGGCATGTTTCATATCATCCTTTCTATTTAAAATTATTTATATTATGTGGTATCATTAACAAAAGAGTTTCTTTATCTTCGGTGAATTTCCATGCATCTTTAGAAACCCACCGTGTACGATAAACTAAATTTGTTAATTCTCCTAAGGAATTATTATCACAATTCCAAGTCGCTTTACCACTGTATATTTCTTTTGTAATTAATCGTCCATATTTTATATTATTTGAAAAATCAAGTTCCCAATTAATACCTTTTTGTTTTAACATTTTATGCAACTCAAGTATATTTTTCCCTTGTAATTCAGCATGAGAAAAATTAGCCTGAGCTATTGAGGAGAGAGAGTTACGCGCACAATCTTGATTTCGCCAGATAAAATAATTCATAACTTCAATTCTATCCGGGATAGTAAATACACGAGCATCAAATAAAGCTATCTTAAATTTATGTTCTTCTTCGGTGAAAAGCGACTCATATTGTTTTTTCATTCGGTGAGCTCTTAAAAACATAAATTGTGCTGTAAAAATTGAGGCAGCAACCGAACAAATTTTTTGTATATTTCCATCAAACCAAGCCGCCGTTGAAGGAGCGGTGAAATCTGTTAGAAGAATAGAAATTTCATCGGACTGAGTATAAGCAAATACTGCTCCCTGTATTTCAGGAAGAGTAGCAATAATTGCCTTATCAATATCTTCATATAAATCATAATCAAAAGGTTTATTCAATCCTTTTGTATATGAGCGGAAATGACACCCATCAAGACGTAATATTGTATAGGTACGACGGGGAAGATAATATCTTGTTCTATCTTCGTAATTATTTTTTATCCTGTCACCAAGGTCATCGCGCATAACTTCTTATATTTTATGTATGGATTACATCCTATAGATTTTAACCCCAACTGTCAATATAAAATTAGTTATTATATAGCAAGTAAAACTATAGCTATCATACCAAGAATAAGACCTGCTATTTGGGTTGCGGTGATAGATTCGTGGAATATAACAAATCCAAGGAATAACGTAATGAATCCATGTGACAAATTCCACATTGTACCTAAAATCGAAAGAGAATTCATACGAGAAAGAGTTGGCATAAATGCAAGAGACTCAATAAAATATCCAATCATCGCATATACCATATAACGATACAAATGGGTGTTTGCATATAGCTTACTATTATATTCTCCTACACCAAAAAATATAATAGTAATAATAAATCCAACAATAATCATATGATATTAAAATTTCCCCCCACTAACTTTTTCTATTATTTTTCTTATCAAAAACACTAGAAATATTTTCAAGTTTTTTTCGTTGCTGTATTACTTTTATCCAACGCTTTAAATTATTTTTGGCGTGTTTATTTTTATATGAATTTTTTGTTCTAAGTTTTATTTCTAGTAATATCTTTTTTGATTTATCGCGGGAATAACAGTGCTGACAAAGATATTCTTCCACTTCTTCAAACGTAGAACATTTTTCTACGATATAATAACTTTGAGAATACCAACCTTGAAAATACAGGTAAATAGACATTTCATATAAAAATCTTATAAAATGGTCTTTAGAATGTTTAATAGATTTATTGGAAGGACTCATAAATTTCAAAATCAAAATTATTCTTCTTACTAATTTTTTCAAATTCTTCTAATGAGGCAATCCATATCACTGTTCCTGCACATGCTCTATCGCATAATATTCGTACAATCGTATTTTGTTGACACAATTGGAAATAATCTTTGTTTTTAGCTAATAATTCTGAAGGTACTTTTTTAATTCGTTTACCTTGCTTTAATTGTTTAATACATTCTTCAATTTTCATTGTTCATAAAATCATCATAACCTTCGGGCTTTGAAATTTCTCCGGTTTCAACCATTATTTTAACTGCGGAAAATGTACCAAGAACAATACTTTCATATTTGGGAATAGGAAGATACCCCGTAAAACAAAGTAAATCACATTTCTTTTTTCCTTTCTCTCCCGTCACAATAATCACTTCCATATCATCCATATCTGGAGGATATTTAGTTAATAATTTCTTCAATTCCCGGAGTTTCATATTTTTAATTTATGATTTTTGTTCTTTTAAAAATTTTTTAATTTGTTTAGATATCGATTTAGGAATAATCATTTTAAAATTTTTCTTCTTTTTTGGAGAAATAATATTATATTGGCCCCTTTCAATTTCTAGTTCTACTTCCTTAATATATTTCATAATAAGAGCAGAATTTTTTTCTACTTGTTTTTCTGTCCAACCATCAAAAGTCAATTCCCATAAAAGATGAGCCAATGCTTTTTCAAGTGTACATTTAGATTTTATTTGAATTTCTGTATCGATTAATTTACTCCAAGGAACTCCTGCCAATGAAAAATATTGATTATATTTTTTGGCATTACAATTATACTTTCCTTTAGGAACCTTAACTCCTCGTTTGCCACCCCAGGGTTGGGCTCCTTTGGGGGGTTTTACATACCGGGTATTTAAAAGACATACATCAATATAAGAATTAGAACTATATAAATCTTTACGGGATTTTATCAAAATAGGCATTGAATAAGGTTTTATTTTTGGTTTTTCAAGTAATTCCTTAACAACTCTCTTATAATTGTATATAATTTTATTTAATGAAGAACAACTATATTCTCCATTTGTTCTTTGGTCATGTTCATGAATTAAAACATATACCTTATCAAGGTTTGCCCTATATAATGCTTCTCGTAAAGTCATACGCTATTTAATTTCATCTGCAAAATGAAGATATTCAAAGTGAAGTTTTAACTCGCCTTCATTTGCATATTTATTACGAACTGCTCGCTGATATTTCATCTCGGCTTCATTTGCATTATTAGCATTTACAAGTTTACCAATAACTTCTTGTCGGGGAGATGAAAGCCCAACATGATGTCTAGTTACACGTGCTTCAATAAAAAATAACATATTAAATATTATAGGTTTTAATGTTTAATGTTAAGTCGGTTCTTCTTTTTTGAAGGAACCATAAATTCATATCCCTTACGATATTCCCGATAACGACAAGATATGAGATTTTTAGTATAAGAACGAACTTCCGAATCTAAATTTTTTTGTATATCTACCAAAGACAAAGCATAATTCCGAAGTAATATCATACAAGTATGTACTGTTTTAAAATCTTTAAGGCCCGCCAGTCTAATCAATTTATATGTATATTGGTTTAAAAGCCGAGACACTTTACGTCGAGACAGCGGATTATTTTGCAATAAAATTTCAAGTCTTTGGGATGCCGGTGTATTACCAAATGTATTTTTCATTTTAAATTAAATCAAAATTATAGCTAAAAGTTTCCTGTTCCTTGAAACTTACAAAAATCTACATTCATCTTTTTAGAACATAAATAAATTTTCCGTTCAATTCTTTTTTCAATGAGAATTGTAACATTTCAATCAACAGTTGTCAACCCTCTATAACATTAAAACGGTTATAAGCAACATAAGGAGATACCGCATGTTGGCTATAACCGTGTGTTGAAACATGTATTTACTTTACCAAAAGAATTTTTATTCGAGATTTAAGAATTTTATTCTTGACCTCTTTAATATCTTTTTTTAAAGAAGGACGTTCCCATTGTTTTTTAGTAAATGTAAATCCCGCATAAGGAGTAGCAGTCCATCGTCCATTAGACCGATAGAAAATACCATATTTCTTACTTTTTGATTTTTTCATAACTATTTCTTTTTGTTTGTTTTGACTTGTGGTTTTACAGGAAGAATTCGAATGTATGTTTTAAGAACATTATTCTTAATATTTTTTATACAATACTGTAAAATTTTATTCTCCAATTGCTTTTCAGTAAAAGTAACACCTTCGTATGGTTTAGATGTCCAACGACCATTAGTCCAATAAAACAACCCATACTTCATCCATTTTGACTTTTTCATATTTTTTTAAAGTTTTAACAAATTAAACATGTCACATTTTTCATAAAATATCAACAAAAATTTGTTCTCATAAAAGAAAAATGTTAAATTTGATGAGTTAAACGGCAATACGCTCATAACGAGGAATATTTACAGTTGAAAGCATAATACTGATTGGGTCCATAATCTTCGAACTCATTACGGTCTTCAAGATGCTCGGTGAGCATCCCGAAACCAAACAGGTACCCGTATCATCTGCTCGAATTGGGTAATTGCTATTGCGAGCGTCAACATTCCACCACACTACACGCGGCAATTTATATCCGGCGGTTTCATACTTTTCTCTCATTACTTGGAAATTTGTCTTTGTATTGTCTTTACACGCCCAATCAAATTCCATATCAGAAATAATATACAATACTTCTGGCATATCTTCGGGGGGAACGGACGCTTTCACCGCCGTCTTTAAAATAAGGTCAAATGATGACTGGAGATTGGTTGATACTCCCCAGTCGTTCCTATCTATATTTAAATATTTTTCATATAGATTTTGTCCCTTCAATTTTTGAAATGAAGGATGGGTTGAAAAGGTCATCCAAACATTTTTAAAAGGACCTACATTACGTTCGGCAAAGTAAATTGCAAGAGATACCGCCACAAAAATATTGGGAATGCCAGTATACATAGACCCTGAACAATCAGCAATAACAATGCCTTTGTGTTCATTATTCCCCATCCAATTGGGCATAGATTTCCACTGTAAATCGGCCTGCAAAATTTCTTGTGCCGACGGCGTAATTTTACATTCTGGATTTTTTACAAGCGAACGAAAAATTTCATATGGAAATATAGCATCTGCATTAATTTTAGAATCTCCTTTCTTAACAGATTCTAAATAACTAGCATAACGTTCTTGGTCATGCCGGCCAAACGCTTTACGATAATTTAAAGAAGCCTTAGAAGGAACTCCTTCATAATTAATTTCACCCCACTTTCCCAAACACATCTTTGTTTCAACGACATTAATATAATTTCTAAGAGAAGAAAGAATCTTTCGATAACGCTTTGGAGAAAGTTTAAGAGCCTCGCGGGTTTTACGACCAAGTTTGACTGATTCATCAGAAGAAGTATTTTCACTCTTAGCCCATTTAGCCAACAAAGAAACAGATTTTCCCCTCTTCATATTACGAAAATCCGTTTTTAATTGCTGTGCAATAAATTTAAACATTTCGTTTTCTAGCGAAGTACCTACTAAAGAATACAAATCATCAAATCGGCCATAAAAAGGAATGTGTTCTAAATTTTTTCGGATTACTTCTGGATAATGTTGTGCTAGCCAGTTGATAATAATACGAAATGTATTGCGCTCTCCCTGTCCTTCTCGTACATCGCGCAAATAGAAAAGAATTTTCAATGCCAAAAGCTGGTCTTCGGCAAAAGCGCGAGAGAAAAGGCTGATGATTTCCTCAGAATTTCGCTGACGCAACGCTCCCCCAGCCCCAAACCAATCTAAAGTATCAGATAAAGTGGACTTATTAGTAATAGCTGCGTTTTCGGTATAAGCCACATTACAAGCATTAGTCATGCCTTGAATGAAAGCATTGGAAGATGGAACATATTTCGTTTTCCCCTGTATATTTTTTACTTTTTTCATATAATATTTTTCCTTTTGTTGTTAAAAATTAAAATCCTAGATTCTTTGTGTTTATTTTTACTTTTATGCTGACTAAATCTATCAACAAAGGTGAATGGCAGGGTCCGTATAGCTTGTCGGAATCTTTACGGGGTTTGTCTCCCCAACCGAAAGGTCAATTTTTACATCACTTACTAGCCTACCAAAAATTATACTAGGTCCAGTCATTTACAGTTGACACCTGAGTTTTTATCCACTGTCCGCGAGGGACAGAGGGGTACCACCCCGAACCTTATCCATGTATGGTTTAATTTAGTTTTATTGCTGTGCGGACCTAATAACGAGTGCCGCGATGTCGCCTATTCCTATAAAGGTTAGGTGGATGCACCACCTATTTGTTTGTGGTCGGTTAACATCATCAGAGCCAATGCTCCTGACACTCAAAATGTATTTCAAAAGAACAACTGTTAAAAATCTATTATGCTCCTACTTTATCACCTATTCTTTTCGTTGTCAAGTACTTTCTCAATTTTTTTTGAAAGTACTATTTTTCCTTCAAAAAACCTTTTATTTATTATGACAACACCATATCATAAATATAAAATTTGTCAAGAAGAAACTTAATATTTCATACTTGACAAAGAAAAATTTAATTGGTATATTGACATTTAATGATAAAATTACTAAATGAAGACATATTAAAAGCAGATTTTTCGGGCCTACCCCCTGTCAATCTTGTTGTTACTTCTCCTCCATATAATGTTAATATTAAATATGACCAACATAATGATACCATGACATATTCTGAATATTTAGAATGGTGCAAGTCGTGGATAAAACAGTTATATCATCATATGGCCGAAGATGGGCGGTTGTGTATAAATATTCCATTTTCTATTACTCCTGAACATATAAACACTAAAAAAGGAGCCGAAGATATTAATTTCCCAGTAGTTGCCGATTACAGTAAAATTTGTGAAAGCATTGGTTTTAAATACTGGAGAACTATAATTTGGGATAAGAATCTTTCTAATAAAACTTGTTGGGGCTCGTGGCGGTCGGCTTCATCTCCTTTTATGCGTGACCCTTCTGAAGCTATTCTTGTATTTTACAAGAACCAATGGAAAAGATTGCACAAAGGAACTTCAACTATTAGTGGTCCTGAATTTATGTCATGGACGAAAAACGTATGGAAAATGCAACCTGAAACTAAATCTAAGCATCCGGCGGCGTTTCCCATTGAACTTCCCAATCGGTGTATTAAATTATTTTCTTATAAGGAAGATACTATATTGGATTGTTTTATGGGGTCTGGAACAACCGGAGAAGCAGCGGCTAGATTGGACCGCAATTTTATAGGTATTGAAAAAAGTACAAATTATTTTAATCAAGCTAAAGAAAGAATTGATGCGGCTGTTCTACAAACTTCTATATCCAAACAAATTATGCCTAACATTCCAATTGACCACAAAAAGGATATTTTTGAGGCATGGTAATATTTAATTCATTATGAAAAATCTTATCATTAATATTCGTATATTAAATTTACACTTTCAAGTTTTTAAAAATTGGAAAGTAAAATTTATATGGAATAAATATCATTCTCAAAATAAATATCCACACGGTTTATGGTGTATATATTCTTTTTTCAATTGGATTTAAATATTTAATAATTTTTTCCACTCTTTACGAGATTCATTATTCCATTTTTCTAATCCTTTTAAATTAATTTTTTGTTTATTATATTTACGACCTTTCCATGCACTTTCCAATCGTTCTACAATTTTATTTAAATTAGTAGGATTAGCTTGATAATTTTCATTTAACCATATAACTTCGGAAGAACTAACTACCGGTACTCCGACATATACAAAATCAGCAGTTACAATATTAAAGGTCTCAGAAAAAGAAACTTGCATACCTAAATCCATAAAAGCAATAAGGTCTAAAAATTCAGGATGATTAAGCCACCCATGAAGCATAAGTTGATGTTTTGATTTTTCAAAAAGAGATTTTAAATTTTTATAAACATTTAATCCATGAGATTCTATACGAGCAACATTAATATGAAAACGAAGAACTTTTCCTAATTTATCTGCAAAAGCAATAGCTGCCATAGCTTGAATAAGTTGATTTTTCAATGGCCGTATTGCTCCAAAGCATCCAATATCAATAAATGGATTTTTATCCCCTTTAATGGCTATGGGTGGGGCGGGGATTCTGGGTCTATAAATATTAGGACCATATACGGGGTATATCCCCTCACCAAAGATTTGTCCTATATCACTAACCATTTTTTTATCATTACAACAAATTTTAAAGGTTGAATAATTTCTCTGTAATTCAAAATATTTTTTAATCCAATTCATTGAAATTCCTTCGTTTGCTATAAAAGGTACGTTACTATGTAATCTTACATACCATTTAATTTTAGGATGTAAACGAATAAGAATAGGAAATTTTTCTGCGACAACCCATAATGCTTCAATAAAACAATGAGTAGGTTTAAATGCAGTAACAGCAGCATCTATAAAATTGTTATCTATTACTTCAATAGTTTTAGCTTCTACTCCTAAATCTTCCAACGCATTACATAAAAAACGGCAGGAATTTAACAAACCATAAGATTCGCCATAACAAGACGGTCTTCTTTTACATATAAATAATACTCGTTTTTTTGATTTTGGATGTGGATACAATTTCATATAATATAAATATTTTTATTTATTATTAAATGAAAAACAATTATGAAATTGCAAAAAAAGTTGACATGAATCAGATTGTACACTAATGTTAACGAACATAAATTATGAAATTATCTCAAGCTCTTAAAGAAAAGAAACGACTTGCTGATGAACTCGCCCGGCAGAAAGAAATTTTGCAACGTGAAAATGCTCGGCGGTCAGATAAACCATCTGGAGCGTACTTAATAGAAGTATGGAATAAAATTCACAGTATCCCTCTCGAATTAAACGAATTAAAATTCAAAATTGCTCAAGCCAATATAAATATTTACCCCGTACTCGCTCGCAAGGAAGAATATAAAAAATTAATTGCTTTTCTTCAAAGATTAAATAAAAGAGAAAATGAAGAGGTTTTTTATATAAATAAAAATAAAGAAAAGCTATCTTATAAATGGGATTGCTTTATAAATCATTCAAAATGCGATAAACTCATTGAAAATTTACAAAATGAAATTAATAAAATGCAAGATGAAATAGATGTTTATAATAACACTATGGAAATTTGGATTCATAAAAAACCTCAAAAAAAGTATTGACATGTATCGGTCTATATGATAGATTTGATTTAAACTTAAACTAAAATTAAAATTATGAAATTATCACAAGCACTTAAACAAAAAAGCCGTTTGGCCGGAGAAATTTCTCGTCAACAACAAATTTTGCTGCGTGAAAATGCTCGCCGCTCTGATAGTACATCAACCGTTGACCGGCAAGAAGTATGGAATAAAATCCAAAGCCTCTCCGAAGAATTGTGGAAGTTAAAGGGTAAAATTGCTAAGGCCAACATAAATATTTATCCTGCCCTCGAACGAATGGCCGAATACAAAACTCTCATTACCTTTCTCAAAGGTTTAAATATACGAGAAGGCGAAGAAATTATTTTAGTTGGTAGAGACCAAGAAAAATTAGTTTATAAATGGAACAGTTTTTTGAATCAAGCTCGCTGTGACGAACATATTGAATATTTACAACGAAAAATCAATGAAATGCAAGATGAAGTAGATATTTATAATGCTACAACAGAAATTTCGGATTAAATAAACAATTTATAGAACAGTTTGAGGATATGATGGTAGGTAATTTCGACTATATTTTTTTCGCTTTGCGAGATACTCATGTAAAGTTAAGGAATCCCCTTAACGGGGTTAAGTTTTAACTCTCAAGAGCTCAAACAATAAGCCTTAAAAATAAAACATTAAAATTCTTAATAGTCGATATAAAATCCAAGAGTAATTGAATCAAACTGTTCTTATATTTTATACTCCCCCCCAAATACACTTCTTCTTATTCCCCTTATATTTTCTTGACATCTTTATAAATCAAATGTTATTATTCTTATAGTTTAAAATAAAATGAATAATAATATTCAAGAAATTATAAATCCTCAATGGAAAAAAGATAATATTGTTCTATATTGCGAGGATTGTTTCAAAATATTTCCTTTTGTACAAAACGGAAGTATAGATATGATTCTAGCCGATTTACCCTATGGAACCACTGCCTGCAAATGGGATAGCGTTCTCCCTCTTTCTGAATTGTGGAAAGAATACAATAGAATAATAAAACCCAACGGAGCCATTGTTCTTACCGCAACCCACCCCTTTACTTGGAAATTATGCGCGAGCAATCCTAAAATGTTTAGATATGAACTGATATGGGAAAAATCAAATGGAACCAATCCTCTACTTGTTAAAAAACAACCTTTTCGTGTTCACGAAAACATACTTGTTTTTTATAAAAAACAACCAACATATAACCCTCAAATGACTTATGGACATAGTACATATCGAGGATTTAAAGATGAATCAAAATTTATTGGCGAAGTATATAATGGAAAAGAAGATTCTAAGCATTTAATTTCAAAACATAAAAATAATACAGATGGTTCGCGCTATCCTCGAAGCGTTCAAAAATTTTCACAAGACCGAAGTGGACATCCTACCAAAAAACCCACCGATTTAATGGCATGGTTAATAAGAACTTACACTAATGAAAATGAAACGGTTATGGATAATACTATGGGGGAAGGAACCACTGGTGTAGCTTGTGTACGAGAAAATCGAAAATTTATTGGTATTGAAATAAACCCCGAATATTTTAATACAGCTATAAAAAATATATCTAATGGATAACAAACTTAATATTTTTAATTATGATAAATAAAACTGATATGCTTGTTACTTTACCCGCCGAGCTTTTTAGCGATTTATCAACAGTAATTTTTCAAGGATTGAAACATTCTAATTTACTTCGAAAAAATCAAAAAGAAATTAAAGCATGGTGGACAGCCGAAAGTAATTTGATTGAAGATGGATTATTAACTATGGACAATTTTATAGTAGATATTACGTTACCGGCCGAATACTTTGATGATATATCAACAGTGATTTTTCAAGGATTGAAATTTACTAAATTACACCGAAAAATTCGAAAAGAAATTAAAGCATGGTGGACAGCCGAAAGTAATTTAATTAAAAACAAATTATCAACTTTAGATAATTACACAAAGGAAAGTCTTCCTAGAGATATGCCGTTTGATACGGATTTTAATTACGAACTAACGTAGAAGCTTTGAGTATAAAGTGAAGTAATATCATAATTACTCTCAGTAACTTCTAGTGAAGCCGTATATCCACCTTCTGCCTCTACATAATCAGCTCGGAAATGTGGTCCAACGGTTGTTTCGGTCCCAGGTACTTCATCAAATTCTGTTGTCCAGAAACTTGCCGAACCAAAATTCCACTTATATGTTAATGTACCATGTCCATCATATGTCGTGGTACTAGTATATGACATGCTTACTGGCTCTTCATAAGAATCTTCTACACCCCCATTACCAAAAGATTGAGTAGTAAAAGATGCAACAAGAGTTGGCGGCAAAGCAACAAAGCTTTGAGTATAAAGAGAAGCAATACCATAAGACCCAGTAACTTGTAATGAAGCCGTATAACTTCCAGTATCTACAATCTGGGCGGATGGCGTTCTAAGTGTACTTATTGAAGTGGATATTTCAGTTCCATTATTATATTCAAATTCCCACCTATAAGTCAGCGGCTGTCCATTATTAGTATTTGAAATATTTGTAAATTCTACTGTAAGCGGAGCTATATTAGAAGATTTTACATATGTAAATTTAGAATTTACTACCGGAACTGAAACAGGAATATAGACATTAAGACTACGAGTACCAGGAACGCCCGTAAATGAATTAGTTACTTGTAATGAAGCAGTAATATATGAAGGGTCATCACTACCAGTATGGAAAGTTACAATGGGATTTACTTCAGTACTCTTTATTGTTTTCCCATCCAATATAAATTCCCAATTATAATCATCCCATTGAGGAGTGCTAGTACGATTAGTAAAAGTTACAGTAAGAGGTGCTGGACCCGATGAAGGACTTATATCAAACGCAACCACATCGCCGGTAGGATTAAAAAAATCCCACGCCGGCGTTCCCCCTGCTCCGGCTCCAGAGCCCATCCCTCCCGATGCTCCCGCTCCCGCCGAACTGCCTACAACAGTTTGCATAGCCGAATTGGGCGATTGTGGGGGGAGTGTATTAGAAGTTCGTTTGGCTTCTGCTTCCTGAAGCGCGATTTGTTCGGAAACAATCTTTTCTAAAAGAGCTTGTTCTTCAACTTCTTCCATCCAATGCTTTTTACGCCCCTTGGGAGCGTAAGCATTATAAGGTTCAATAAGATAAATTGGCGGTATATTCATAATTCAACTTATAAATAGAGTCTTAAATAATGAAAAGATATTGTTTATTCTCTAAGGCAGCGCAAAATTACGATAACTATAATCTAAATAATATCCTCGGTCATATTTTAATTTTCCTAATGCTACAGCAGCTTCATAAGACAAATATAAAAATCTTCCTGATAACTTAATTATTGCCCCCTGACCATCTTTAGCAAGACTCTCCGAATTATATTCATTTAAAATGAAATTAGATAATACGCTGGAAGTAGCATATGTCCAAGCAAAACTCATTGTCATTAAATTAGGACATTCTTTTAATTCAACTTCTTTTAAATTTGGATTGTTTTCTAAATTTATATATCTTAAATTAGAACAACTTATAGCATGTACTACTTCTAAATATTGATTATTCGAAAAATCTAAAACAGTTAAATTGGAACAACTATATGCATAAACTTCCTTAGCACTTTGAGAACTAAAAGAACATGAATAATAAGAACCCGTAAAACTTCCAGATGAATAATTACTTCCAGTAATTGATGAATTTTCATAAATTGACCCAGAAAAATAAAAAGGAATATCAGAAATGGTAGATTCTATTATACAATCTCCCATAGCTGTTCCATAAATAGGAAAATTATATGGTTGATGATTATCTAAAGATAGTGCGCCTGTAGTCCAAAAATCTCCTTTAATATAAGCCCCTCCGCCTAAAGTCCCGCTGATATAAGATTGACTGGCCGGATATAATATTACCGCAGAACCCGTATTCACTTGTATTACCAAAGAAGACCCCGAATTAAAGTATCCAAATATTTCAGACCCACTATTAAAAGAATGACTTACAATAGTCGAGCTAGTAATAAATGACCCACTAAAATAAGATTCAGAATAAAAATTTAAATGCCCATATGAATCTTCAATAAAAGAAGCACTTAAATATGACGCTGATATAAATGACGCGCTAAAATATGAAGCACTAACAAAAGCTCCATCCCAATTTGATTCTTCTAAGGTTCCACTATGAACAAAATATACATCGGATTCGGGAAAATAAAACGAACCAGAAAAATATCCTACAATAGAACCACTAAAGACCGACCCGCTAGTTACTGACCCACTGAATGAAGAATTAATATAGATAGAAGCACTGATGGATGACCCCGAAGCAAATATTCCCAAAGACCCGGTGAAATGACTACCGCTTTCATACATGCTTGAGGTTGTATTTGCATACACTATACTTGCGTATGAGCTAGTAGCAACCGACGAACTATATTCAAAGTCTCCAGTTGGATTATTAATGATTATTTTAGCCATATTAATACACGATTGTTAATTTGTTTTCGCGGGTGGAACTCGGGTCTTCCGGCTCAGGTGGAGATTCCGGCTCAGGCGGAGATTCCGTAAAAGTGGTTGCAAAGCCAGCTGGCACGGTAGAAATAGTAGGAATGTTACGTGCCAGTTCTAAAATTGAAGTCGCTACTAAGACTGTTTTATCCCGGGTATTTGGAGATTGGTGTGTATAACTGGCTTTTTTATGATATAAATCTAATACCAGCCACGTACCTTCTTCTGAACCAGTTACATGCCAACCATGAGCAATAATCATTTGTTTGGCAATTGGATAAAAACTATCCCGCTTAGAAATATAAATAAAATAATATTTGTTCACGAATATAAATATATCCGCGAACAAAAAAAATAATATTTAAACAATATTATTTAAGAATTTATACTAATATATGAATTTTACAGCGTTTTTCCATTAACAGTAATGACACGAACTGCTTCTTTAGTACAAATTTTAAGTCCTTTTTCTTTTAAAAACTTAGATTTAAGGGCAGAAAACAATTCACCAAATCCTGTAATAAGAGACTTTTTTCGTTTTGTAGATTCATTCTGCGTTTGAGCAGCATCAATAAGCTTACTGGCACAAAGACTAGCATCTTGTCCTTCAAGTTGTTTCACAACCCACCCTGTTAATTCGGTTTCAATTTTCTTTTCGGGGTCATTAATAAAAATAAGATATTCCCATTTTGCTTTTGGTACCTTATTAGCTTCTCGTTCTGCCTTTTCTTCTTCAATAACTTGTTGTAAGTCTTTAATAATTTCCCGAACTTTGGGAAGTTCAATTTTTTTCTCAAGTAGAGTTGCTTCGATTTGTTCAATAGATACTTTCATTGTATTTTTATATTTTTATTCTGGTTTTCTAACTAAAATTTTACAAGCATTAAATATTTCGCTTGCCTTTTTAAAGCTGTCGGCAAATCGTGGATTTTCAACAGTATTACGAATAACTACATCTTTTATCTCTGCCTGTGCTATGAATAAAGCACATTTAGAACAAGGATGCATAGGATAAATATAAAGAGTTGACCCGCCTAATTTAGTTCCACAACGAGCGGCATTTAATATAGCATTTTCTTCGGCATGAATAGTCCATAGATATTTCTCAGGTCTATTATATCTTTCAGGAATATTATCATTAACTCCGCGCACAAATCCATTATAACCCGTTGAAAGAATTACTTTATCTCTAACAATAACCGCTCCAACTTTAGTAGAGGGGTCCTTAGACCGGGTAGATATAAGTTCTGCTATGTCCAAAAAATATTCGTCCCAACTTCGTCGTTCATCATATTTCATAAGATAAGACATACAGGACCGAACATATCCTAAATCATTATTAAGGGTTTCTAAAGCTTTATTACAAGTATGACATAATAGTCCCCTTATTTTTCCATTAACAAGGTCCGCTTTTAAATTTGTTTTAGAAATATTTTTTTTACAAATAGCACATACGCCACCCTGTTGCTCATATAACTCATCATATTGAATTTTCATTATATTTACATCTTAACAGACTTTTTAAAACGATGCAACTTTTTATAAAGTTGAAAAATTAATAATTGACTTTCAATGGAAATATGTTATATTGATGGTTGAGAGAATATAAAATCTATTTATAATAGATATGAACAAAAATTTAGCGACAATTCAGCGAGTGTTGGATGTACAACCGCACAATAATGCTGATTCTTTTGAACTTATTAAAATTCTCGGATGGCAAGTAATAGTTAAAAAGGGAGAATTTAAAATTGGAGATTTGGTAATTTATATTACTACAGATAGTATTGTCCCTGAACATCCAGAATTTGAATTTCTAAGAAATAAAAAATTTAAAATTAATCCTTTTCAATTTAAAGGAGCCGAATCGGCCGGGGTTTGTTGCCCTCTATCTATTTTAGAAAAAATACACGGGGGAAAAATAAATGAAATAAATGGACAGTTAATCTATGTTTATAATTAAACCTTTATTTTAATATGAAAGAATTAATTTTAACCGAAGGAACTGATGTTACTTCATTTTTAAATATTTCAAAATATGAAACTCCTATTCCTGCTGAATTAGCAGGTCAATCAAAAGGCATATTTCCTAATTTTCTTATTGTAACAGAAGAGGACAATTTACGAACATATCCTTCTGCTTTAGAAGAATTATGGGGTCTTCCTTATTACATAACACGTAAAGACAGCGGGTGCTCCGGGACGTTTTATATTAATGGAGGCGATTTTGGCGTTTGTAGTCGACATGTGGATTTAAAGGAAAGCAATACTAATGGTTTCTGGCGAATGGCTAAAAAATATGATATTAAAAATGCCCTTCAAACAGAATTTAAAAATGAATCTTGGGCTATTCAAGGCGTAATCTGTGGGCCGGGCATTCAAAAAAATCCCCTTGGTTTAACAGAAATGGAATTGCATGTATTTAATTTATTTGATATTAAAAGTCGTACATATGCAAATTTCAAACGTTTATCAGAATTTTGTAAAAAATATAATTTAATAATGGTTACTGTCATTACAGAAGGTACTGCTTTTGGATATGATATTGATGGAATAGTAAAATTGGCCAGCGAACAAAAATATCCTAATGGATGTCCGGCCGAAGGTATTGTTATTCGTCCATTTGAAAGTTTTACAAGTACTGTACTTAAAAAAGCATGGTCTGGAAAAGTAATTAATCCTCTATTTAAAAATCAACGTAAAAAACAAAAAATCAACAATGTCATATAATTTATTTTTAGATGATGCAAGACTACCAGAAGATGTAAAATGGACTGGTGCTCCTCCTATGAAATGGGAAATTGCACGTACTTATAAACAATTTGTAAAAATAATTGAATCGCGGGGGGTTCCGGATACAGTGTCTTTTGACCATGACCTTGCTCCAGAACACTACGAAGAGCATAAATGTGCTCATGATATAAAAATGATTAGTTATGGAAAAATTCGATATCATAATTTTAAAGAGAAAAGTGGATATGAAGCGGCCAAATTTCTAGCTGAATATTGTATATCTAAAAAAATAGATATACCCAAATATTATATTCACACTCTGAACTTAATAGGAAGAAAAAATATTTCTCTAGTTTTAGAAAATGCTCAACAAGAAATATCTAAACAATAAATTACAAAATAAACAATATAATTATTAAAAATATGAAAAAACTGATTTTGTTCAACATAATTTTTGTGCCAGAAACCATTTGACAATTCTAGTGAGATGTTGTATATTACAAGTGATAGATGAAATCTAATAAAATTTTGTGGATTTGTGTGGGCGCACCTGGGTCTGGAAAAAGTACGTTTTCCAAAAACCTAGCAAAAAATGACCCAAACATTGTACGTGTATGTCCTGATGATAACCGCCGTTTTTTGGGTGCTGGGTCCCATGACCAATCTGTATCGGGACCGGCTTTCAAATTGGCCAAGTTTCAAGTAAAGAAAGCGTTAGATAGCGGAAAAAACGCAATCTTAGACGCAACTAACATGTATCGTAAAGCACGCGGCGCGTTTATCAAAATCGCTAGGGAAAGGGGGGCCAAAGTGATGGCTAAGGTTTTTGAATGCGACAGACTTACCCTTTTGGCCAGAAATGCCAAGCGGGGAGCAGAAGGAGGCCGCAATGTACCATCAGAAGTCATTGATAATATGTTGAGCCGCTATGAACGTCCCGAAATCCCAGAGTTTGATGAAGTTGATTTTATAAGTAAATTATCATGAAAGACCATATACCAGAATTTAACTTTGACAATATTCCCATACATATAACAGACCCGCGAGAATTTGTAAATGCTGTTGTTAATGAAAGAAAACGGGTATGCGGACCCATTTTTGAACGAATTTATCAATTGACAGATGAATTTTATGAAAAAGTAACTGAAATTAAAAAACTTAGAAAATCTTTAGAAACTACCAAGGGATTTTTTAAGAAATTAAAGATATATTCTCAAATATGTGAAATTGAAACTAAAGTTGGATTTCTTCGAGAACAAATACAATCTTTGTATAAATCTGCTTCTCTACGAATTTATGGCTAAAAAAGAATTTAGAAATGCCGGCAAGGGCATGAGACCCGTTATAGGATATAACTACAAAAAGTGGTTCAAAAATTTTGATACGATTGATTGGCATACTAATCGTAAATATAAAAAATACTCTAAATATACTCGTTCAAAGTCAAAGGAAAATAATTATGCAAAATCAACAATCCCAACCAATGTCTTCTGATAAAGGAGAAAAAATAATTTCTCAAGATAAAACCCGTCCAAATGAAGTAACCTTGCCACCAGAAACAGTTAAAGCAGTTACGGTCAACATAGATGACATTAAGCCTAATTCAGTACTTATCATAAATATTGATGTAGAAAATCCACTTCAAAAAATGGCAATAATGCCTACTTTTTCCAAACTTTTTTCCTCACACGCCGCTAAGCTAAGAGAAAAAAATGTTACAATAATGATTATGACCATCCATGAAAATATCAATGTCGTTTCCGAAGAAGAGATGAATGCCGCAGGATGGGAAAGAAAAGATAAATCGTTAATTATAAATCCCTTTAATTCGTAATAAAATACTAAATGTTTAATTAACAATTGTTATTTTAACTTAATATTTTTCAAAAATAATTTGATTATATTTATGAAAAATAAAAATCCAACAACTTTAATCATTCCGGATTTACATCATAAATGGAAACAAGCCGAAGAAATTATTAAGTCGGTGAAATCAGACCAAATAATTTTCCTCGGTGATTATTTTGATGATTTTAATGATACTCCTGGACAAGTCAAAAATACTTGTGATTGGCTAAAATCTTCTCTTTCTAAACCCAATCGCATTCATTTATTTGGAAATCACGACCAACATTATGCCTATTCTTATTCTAAATTTCGATGTAGCGGATATGAACAATGGAAATATTATATTATTCGTGATAACATCGATTCCAAATTATGGAACAAATTAAAATGGTTTCATTTTCTTGATAACCAGTGGTTAATATCACATGGCGGTCTTCATACTTTAAATTTACCTGATAATATTAAAAAATGTTGGAAAAAAGGACGCTCTGAATTTATTGTCAAACTAACAGAATATCTTAACGACGAGATTTATAAAGGATTTCAAGATATATTCAATAATAAAAGTTCATGGGTTTTTAGTGCTGGTTATAGCCGGGGTGGGATACATCGAGTGGGCGGCATAACATGGTGCGATTTTGTAAGAGAATTTAAGCCCTTCCAGGGGATTAATCAAATCGTGGGGCACACCCCCCAGTCGTTGCCCCCCCATTGGTGTATATTAAAGAAACCCCCCTCTCACAGGGGGGGCGAGATAGTATATCGTCCTATTGAGACATATAACCCATCCCTTGCTGATTTAAATAACATGAAATTATCTCATAATATTTGTCTTGATGTACTTTATGATATTCATTGGGCCTTATGGGATGGAAAAGAATTAAAAATAGGAAGTTATAAAGACTTATAATTAATACTTATTAAAAATGGTGACGCTCTCGGTCGAAGTTGTAACTTTTTATAAAATTTCCTCGACAAGTCGCTAAAATAGTGTATATTCACGCGCATTATGAGAGATATTGCACATAAAGCTATAGTACTCAAGTTAAATAAACTATGGAGACCCGTAGGGGTCGAATTAGTAAGCAAAACAATTTGTGATTTGATAACAGGAGTTATCGAAGCCATTGATATTGTTTACTCTGTAAATCAAGATGGAACTCCTAATTTTAATGATGAATACGAATATGTAAATCCCGTTACATGGGAAGAATGGATAAAACTACCTGTTCGACCTTGGGATTTAAGCATACATTCGGCCCATATGCATATCCGAGTTCCCACGGTTGTTGTAACAAAAAATTACTCCAAAATACCCGTGAAAAAATTTCGCGGAAAGCCCACTAAAGAGGGGTTATTTATACGTGATAATGGTACGGATGCCTATAATGGAAAAGACCTCGAATTTGAGGAAGCTACCATTGACCACGTAATTCCTCTTAGTCGCGGAGGAACGGACACGTATGATAATACTGTATTAACGGATAAAGAAACCAATAACAAAAAGGGAAACAAACTAAATCACGAAGTAGGATTGAAGTTGTTGTTTAAACCCGCTCAACCAAAAACAATTCTGGTTTCTCATACGATTCGTAAAGCAAGACATCAGGATTGGAAGTTCTTCTTGGAGAAGCCCAAGGTATAACCACACCCCCCCGTAGCAGGGGGGGTCCTCTTTTATTTCGAATTAATTAAAATATCTTTATTAACCATCTTTACTACGAGTTGTTTAAAAGACGATTGAGGGCTCCAACCCAGCCTTTTTTTAATACGGGATGGATTTCCGCGTAAATAATCCACCTCTGCCGGACGATAAAAAGCAGGATTAATTTTTACAAGTATAGGCCCGGAATTATTTATTTTACCCAAAATATACTTCTCATCAATTCCGCTTCCTTCCCAATGTCCTTCAATTCCTGCAACTTGAAAAGCAAGTTCTACAAATCTTTTTACACTGTGCGTTTCTCCAGAAGATACAACGTATTCTTTAATATATGGTATAATAGCCTTTAAATATGTTTCACTAGTAAGATAATCTCCTTTATTATCTGTTAAAATCATATTTGCAATATATGTATCAAAAATATCTTGATTAAGCATACGCCACACGGCTTCCACACAATCCTCCGCATCTGTCCAATCTCGGCTAGCTTCTAAATTTCCAAGTTCGAGGGGGACAACTTCGGTTCCTTTTTTTAATTCCTTTACAATACGAGCCACAGATTTTGTAATTTTCCTAGTTACAAATTCCTCGCCGCGCCGTGTACCTTCGTGATTAAAAAGCCATCCTTGAATTGCATATAAACTATAGGAATCTCGATATACTTTAACCAATTGTCTAGCTGCAGCTTTTGAAGCACCATATGGACTACGAGGTCGAATCGGGTGTTTTTCGTCCTGTGGATTATAAAGTACATCTCCAAATTCCTCAGAACTTCCAGCGTTATAAAATCGACATGTTGGACAATGAAGTCGAATGGATTCAAGTATATGAATAATAGACTTAGTATTAGTATCCCACGTTTGAGCAGGAAAATCCCATGAAGATTTCACAAAAGATTGGGCTGCAAAATTAATAAAGTATGCTGGTTTAAGTTGGCTAACAATTTGTGAAATAGAATGTGCATCTGTTAAATCAAAATTGATAAGATGAAATCTCGGTTCATTTTCTAAATGTTTTATATTATCATGATTCGAAACACTTAATCTTCTAGCTCCTCCAAATATTTCATAAGAAGTATTTTTCAGTAAATAATCTGACATAAAACTTCCGTCTTGACCAGTCACTCCAGTCACAATAACAACGATTTTTCCCATAGCATAAGATTTTGCTTCTTCTATACTTAATATTTTCATAACTTCACATTCTCCATTTATATTCATAACATTTTATTTTAATCTTCATCTTCATCCGCTTCTTCTGAAGAAGTATTTTGTTTATGGAAATTTTCAAAATCTTCTTCCGTTAAACCTAACATATTAACAAGACTATTAATAAAGTAACAAAGAGACATTTTATCAAATTTTTTTTCAGACAATTTAAAATTAAGAACCATAGCTAATTTATTTAATACGGGCATATTATCAATAATATTTTTTTGTATTCCCATATTTTTAGCAATTTCTTCAGGAGAGACGAGACCTGGAATTTTTTGTAAAAAAATTGATTCTTCAATATCTTTGAGAACTTTATTTCGAAGTATCTCATTCATTTCATCTATAGTTTTTCCATATTTTTTTCCTTTTTTAAAAAAAGATTCTATATCTTCGGCTTTAACTTTTTTTGCTACTGAAAAAGAAGTAATAACTCCCATTTGATTTAAAATATGAATTGGATTTAACATATACCCATAAATATTTTTACCAAGGAGCTTTTTGTAAAAAATTCGGGTCAAATTTTTTGATGCCCCGGGTCATATACCCTCGTCCAACTTGAACTGTACAATTCCAGCAAAGAAAACGAATGTTTTCAAGTTTCCAATCTAAACCATCTCCGTTTAAATGGTCAATTAAAAGAGGAACTCGTTTGCTAATAATGTGTCTTTCATTATATCCACAATGAGAACATTCTTCCGGAAAAATTTTAGCTTTAAGTAACTTATTACGAACTACCCATTCACGAAGATTTTTATGACCATTAAATTCTCCTTGAAGAATTTTACTTAATGGATATTTACCTTTTTCGGGACTCCACGGTGCTTTACGGCATCCTTTATGATGGGGCTGAGGATTCCATAATCCATGTTGTTTAGCATATTTCCGATAAGTAGATATTGCCACTCCTAAATGTCTGGCTTGGTCCGAGCAAAAAGGAGATACTTTTAATGCTTCTTCAATTTCAGAACGAAGTATAGGCCGCCAAGCACGTCCTCGTTTTATTATACTCGGGGGTTCTGGTAATAATCCATTAGAAGATAATATTTCGGGAGAAAGAGATGTTTCATCTAAAATTTTTTTAGTTTCAAGCTCATGAATTTTTTCCTTAAGCTTTTGCATTTCTTTAAATAAGACCCCCATCAGCCGTTCATCTCCACGCGCCGTATGTAAATTAATATCTGTTAACGACCCGGTATTATTTTTTTCGTCTATACTTTTTGGTTCCACTTTTAGGTTCCTTTGCTAAATCACAATCCGTCTGTAACTTAAATTTTTCTCTTAAAAGCTCTGCTTTTTTATAACAAGCTGCATTAACAAGAACCCAATACGAATTATACATAACTAAATTTTGAGGAACATCCTTTTCCCAACAATTAATTACGGCAAGTATCATACCGTGTTTTTGTTTTTTAATACTTTCTATAGCTCGAGTCGCAGCTTCCAAAAAAGGGTCTTCAAATATACTAGTATCAATATCAAATTCTTGAAAATTATCTTCTGATAATTGTACTACTATTGTTTTCATCAATGAAGAATTCATAATTTTTTCCATAAACTTTTCTTCCTTTTACGAATTTCTTTAATCCACATTTACAAACTCTCTATCAATAAATATCTCAAATTTATTCTTCCTCCATTATAAAACTTTTATATTGAAGGTCTCCATCATTTAACATATCTAAATTATCAAGTTTCTGTTGTACATTGCGACTTACATTTTCTTCGACTGTATTAGCAACACATACAATCCTCTGAATACATTTTGTTTTTGCATCATCTCGCCAAATACGACCAAGAGTTTGTCTCATAAATACAGGAGACCAAGTAGGCGAAATAATACTCATTCTGGGAAATCTACCATTTAAATCATGTAAACTAAGTCCTGCTCCTCCTGATTGAATATTAACTAATATAACTCGTTCTTTATCTTCTTGAAATAAAGCAACATTTTTATCCCGGACTTTATCGGGTGTTTTGCCATCAAAAATACAAGTAGTATTCAAACGAGTTGCAATAGCATTAAGAGTATCAGTAAAATTAACAAATACAACCACTGACATCCCATTTTCAATTCCTTCTTCCACCATTTCAACAAAAAGAGGCACTTTTACCAATTCTATTTTTTGACGCATACGAAGCTGTATTACAGTCTCAATAGCAATATCATTTTTAGATGTCTTATCTAACTTATCCAATTCTTTTTCCATTTCGGCATAAATTTCATTAATCTTATATGCATCTTCATTTTCCATGTTATACACATCCGATGTAATTTCACATTTTGGAAAATTAGGTATTTCATCTCTACAAAGACGTACCCCTCGTTGTACAAATATTTGTTGGTGTAATCGTTTTAATATCTTAGGATTATTATTAAATTTAAGTCCCCACTGGCCTTTATATACACCATTTTCATAAGCCCACGAATAATAAGATTTATTGCCTTCAAAAAGCTTAAGAGCTGTTCCTACAGTTCTCATTTCTAAAGGATTAGTGGCATTTGTTGCCGAACAAAATAACATTGGATATCCAGCTTTAATAGCAGCAACACAAGTCTTAGCATTTTTAGTTTTCCAATTTTTAAGTTTTTGGGATTCATCCCATACAATTAAAGTTTTCTTAGGTATTTTCCATTCAAAATCTGGTCTTTTTTTATGTCGATGCAAAACAAAAGAAGCAATATTTGAATCTCGGCGGCCAAGACGTAATTTTTCATAGTTAGTTACACCAACTAACTTATCTCCCATATTAAAATGCTTTTTAACAACATTATTCCATGATTTAATAACAGACTTTGGACAAATAACACAAAGATTTAAATTTAGCTCGCGGGCTACAGCACAAGCAGTGTAGGTTTTACCGGTTCCCATGTCTGAGCCATCTATGGCCGCTCCCCAATGATTAATAGCAGCACATAGTTTGCCGGCGGCTCCTATTTGCCATGAACGTAATCCACTTGAATCTTTTATAGTATAAGAAGGAAGAACAAAATTATCCACAGGCTTAGAAGCAATATCTTGAAATATATGAAATAAAGAAATATTATCTTTAGTTTCATATAAATACCATTTGCCTGTCGTTTTACTTTTAACAACCGTAAATCCTTCGGCTAACATTTTGAATTTATTGGCTCTCCAAAACCCAAAAAATCCATTAAGCATTGAAGGTGGAATACACCATTCTCTACGCCACTTAATTTTAAACCCCTCTTTTATAGTATATGGAGAACTCCACCGAATATCTAACATAACTTTATTAGAAAACACTTATTTTAATCCCCATATTCTGGTTTTTGATATGCAACCAGAGAAGGAACGTCACATTGAATAAGACACCCATCTCGGGCAACTCCTATTTCAAACTCTTCTTGCATTGAACGAACAAACAATGTAGAATAACGGTCATCGGCACCATATCCAATTTCTTCTAAAAGCCGAGCTCGTTCTGTTTTAGATTGATTATATTTTCTTTTACTCATATTTTCTAAATAATCAACCAATCCAACATAAGTTTGAAATTTAACTATTTTTTGCTCGGGCAACGTCGTATCTTTAACATAAAATATTGTACTCATATCTTTTTTGAATGCATATAACATTTGATTATGCCAACCAATATGGCATAAATTAATATTTTTAGCAATTTATTTTAAATCCTATGCCCCATTCGAATATGGATTTTCGGGGTCTCGCATTACATTGGGGTCATTTGGATTATCATTAACCGTAACATAAGACCGGGTTTGAACACGATGATTTTCTTTCATATTCCCCGTCTCTTTCTTTTGACCAGGCCGAATTGTCTCTATTCCATGTTTAGTAACTCTTTTAAAAATAACCTTTCCATAGGGATAATTTCTATCAGCTGACGGATGCTGACCGATTCCTACATCAGAAGGCGAATTAAAAATTTCTGTTCCTATGGGCAATTCAGATATTGGCACTTCTTGATATCCCGTATAACTCGGAGGAGTTTTAAACGCTCGACCATTTACTTTTTCATTAACACCAAATCCCTTTTTTGGAACATAATAAACTATTTCTTCTTTATTTTCTTTATCATTAATCTCTGTTAATTCCGGGTCCACTTGTACCTCTCTCGCATGGTCATCTTTTTGAATTCGTGCTTGTCGCGGAGATTGTTTTTTATACTGGGCTCCTCTTCTTTTATTGGCTTCATTTATAAACGGTGATAAAAATTCCTCCCCTCTCCCAAAAGGAAATCCTCCCGGAAATTCTGTTCCCCCGGCCATTACAACTTCAAATCCTTTGGGTGACCCTTGCTTATATTTTTTGCCATGCATATCTTGAAGTTTTTTAGAAATATGGGCCATTAAATTAATAAGCTCAATTTCTTCATTTTCATCATAATTATATTCTTCTTCATTCTTTTTTTTATCCTTTTTTCTCTTTTTGGCTTCGTTTATTGCATTTTTAGACGTTTCTCCTGAATCTCCCATGTTATATTTAACAAAAGGAAGCAGTTTCTCTGGGTCAATCTTTTTCTTAGATTGTTTTTCAAACATTTCAGCAACAACTTTAGCTACTTTAAGAGGGTCATTTGCAATAGCAGGTGCATTTTGAAGTACATGACGAATAAGATTATCTAAATATTCTCGCAAATTATTTTTTTTAGCTTCTTCACGAATTTGTTTATAATGTTCTTTTAATGAACGTTCAAACAAACATTGTCGCACAATATTTTTAACAGATTCTTTAAGTAGAGATTTTTTAATTTTCATATTATTATTTCTTATGGTATTAATTCAATTGCACCATATTCATAAAGTATTGGGTCTCCACATAACATAATAGGCATTATTTTATAAGGAGGATTTGCCAATACTGATTTTCCTTCATATTCGGGCATTGCACCATTTACTCTTGCTATTAATGAAGAGCAAATATTTGATTTAGCATTATCGGCCCAATCAGTGAGCCAATTAGAAAATTTACCTTTTAATTTTTTATCAATCCATTTACCCAAATAACTATTACTTATGGCTAATGCGGCTATAAGAAACCAATTATATTTTTCTCCTAAATGTTTCTCTGCCTCCTTTGCCATTCGAAGACCAAGTTCAGGCGTCCATCCTGCCGGCTTTCTAACAATTAAAGCACATGTTGGGTCATTCAAATAATTACTTAATTTCCCATAACGAACACCATCACCAAAAGCTTCTATCGTTGTATCTTCACCTACTATTTTAAAAGTATGACTTACAGGAGGAACTCCGGGTATTACATCCCAATGAGCAAACCAATTAATACCAGCTGCTAAAAAGTCCTTCTGTCGTGATGTAAATCCATCAAATCCAATGTCATAATTGACACCAAATTGTGGCTTTTGTTCTATTATAGTCATATTATTTATAAATATCTATTTATTTACATAGAGCTTACTTTTTCCACATTATAATTAATTTTATTTTAAATATTAATTATTAAAATATAAAATCTATCCGTGCAATATTTGTTTTTTAGATTTTTCTTGAAAATAAGGATAATTTACATTATATTTGTTTTGAGCATTAATTTTTTGATAACCTTCTGGTACACGGTCTTCTAATGCAACTCCACTGTAATCGCCTATTTGCCGTTTTAATTGCATAAGAGCTATTTTTGGATTTATACGAGTAGAAACTCCAACTATTCCATTTCGTTTACAAAAATCTTCTAGCTCTTTTACATCTTCTTCGGGCCATTTTTGTATAGTAGAAGGGTCCGGCATAGATACTTCGCCGCTTGCCTCTTTTTTTCGTTGAAGCATAATCTTATAGGGGTCCACCGTCCCCGGCGGAGGCAAAGATGTATTTGAATCCGTTTTTTGTGCTATTCTTTTTTTAAGCAACTCCTCAAAATTTGGAATACTTGGAAACTCTTCAATCATATTACTATTTTAATCATAGGGTCGAGGTAAAAATGGATGTTGAGAAGGAGGTCCCATTCTTTGTTCGTCTTGCCAATCTCTAAAAAGAATACATCCAAAAAGATACGCTTCCATTTCTCTTTTTCGAAGCCACGGATTATTTTGAGCATAATGAGGAATGGCATCATTATTACCTTGTATATTAAACCCATCATCCTCGGGATGAAGTACTCCCCGCTCATTTTGCCAATGATGTATCATTTCATGGGAGAATGTTCGTAAAATATCAGTTTCATGGCGGTCAGTAATATAAACAGTAATTTTTTTTGTCGTATGGTCATAATGACCCGTAAGACCATATGGATTATCCGCATTTTGTTTACTATTTACTAATTTAAGAGAAGATGGTAATTTTTTAAGTTGAAGATGTTTTGCAAGATAACGAGTTAAAGAAGCTAATCTCTTTTTAAATTCGGGTGACATAAGGTCGGGCCGACCTTCTATATCTATAGAATTTACAGATTTATCTTTTTCTTTAGAATTTCGTCTTTCTTGAAAGAAATTCATATATTTTATATTATTATCTTATTTCATCCCGGTCGGTCGGAAATTTTATCTTAGCTCAGATTTTCTTTGTCTTTAAATAATCCATTAGACATAAGAATTTTATCACCTATACCAGCAAGACTACGCATACGTTGAAATGGCGATGAATATTTTTCATCAAGAGATTTCGATTTTTCTACTTGATTTTTTTCTTCTTTATTCTCTGTTTTATTTTTTATATTTTTATCTTTTAATTTATTTTTTCCAAATTTTCCTTTATTCTTACAAAATCCACATTGACAATTTTCTTTATGTTTTCCTTCCTTTAATAAAGACTCTTCTTCATCAGCCAAAACATCTTTTTCTTCAGTTGAATTTTCTTTCGCGGATTGTTTATGGAATCCATGCATATCATTTGGGTTTTTACAACCACAAGTATTACATTCATCCGTCTGTTTGCGTTTTCCCATAGACTTTTTCATTAAATCTTTATAAAGTTTAAATGATTCTGATAAAGAAGTCGCAGGAAGCATAGAGATTCTTTTATTAGCAACTCTTTCTTCTTCTGAAGAAACTTTAGTCTCATCAACATCAACATCAATACCCTTGGGTTTATTGGATTTTAATGTAAGTGTATCGTCACTATCCGTCGAAGCTCCCGTTGCCAATTGGGGTTTTTCATGAGCCGTTAATTGAATTTGATGCGGATGGGTTACTCCTTGTTCTATTTTAGGCATAGGATTTACAGGAGTTGAATCTTTTTCTATTTCCGGGTTTAAAGGTGTTTTATCAAATGTAATTTGATTTAAATTCTGAGGTTCAGCCCTATTATATCCGCCAACTTTTGTAGGACTAATATCGCCCATTTGGTCTTTTCCGGAAGGCAATCCACCAGTACTACTACCGCGCACTCCTACTGCAAGAACCGGGGGTGAAATTACAGTTGGAGACATCTTTTTCTCTTGTTCACTGTTTTTATCTTTGTATTCGTCGGGGTCTATGCCCGGAAATAAATTTTCTAAGATTACAGGGGAAGATTGAGATTTTTTTAGTCCCAATTGTCGAATGAAATATTTTTTATAGTCGCTCATATGAATATAAATATTGTCTTAAAGACTTTAAAAGACAATATTTTAAGCACTATAAAACACTTATTTTATAATATAATTAATATATTGATTGATTTTGAGCTTTAGTCAATATTTCTCGAGCAATAAGATTATATGAAGTATCTTTAGACCATATATCATCTAAAGTTAATTTTGATAACCAATATTGAGAATCATTATGTAATAAATGGCTACAATATGACCTTTCAAAAGATATAGTTTTTTCAAACATCAACTTTAAATCTTCCTCGTTCCAATTTAAACGAAAGAATGATTCGGGAGGTTCCATATGAATCCATCCAGGATGCTGAATAGCAATTCTCCAAGGTATTCGTACAGCAAACTTATTGTAATCTCTGGGTTCAAAATCATAAAATTCAGCTTGCCAAACAATAATAAAACGATGCCCCCTTTCCGCCATTATTACAGCATTACATAACCCATTAATTTTACCTTGCCACATTTCTAATCCCATAACTAATCCCTCTTTAACATTAAGAAGTGAGTCAAAGGGATTTATACATATTGTATCTATATCCAGATAAATGCCGCCCTCAGATTTAAGAATTTCTAACCTAACCCAATCCGCTCGGTGAGCATGTCGTTTTACATCCATCCCACAAATAATTGTAGGAGTTTCAACAAGCTTAACCATTTTAGCTATTTGCTTAGTGCGTTCCCACCATTCATTGTTAACAGGCTCATAATAATAATGCATTATTATATCATATCCTTCATTAACTATTTTAGCTGAAAGAACTGCCATATAATGGTACATGGCAAACGGCCGGCCACCAAAATCTTCATTTAAACCAAATATAAAATGTATTGTTTTGGGTATCATAAAGATTTCCAAATTTTACTTTCTCGTATAATTTTAAGAAAATATTCGGACGTTACTTTCTCAAAAATTTCTGGTTGCTTTAAATATTCATTTGTATCTTTAATAAGTTCAAAATTTCTAAGTTTATTCGCCGCTTCTTCTAAATTAGAAAAATAAAACGGATAATTAACGCCAAGATATTCAACTACCGCAGGTAATGGATTAACAAGAATGGGAGTTCCGCGCACCATACATTCAATAATACAATTATTTGCACTGGCATCATATAAATCTATAAAAACTATATTTTTAGAAAGCAGTCCATCATAATCTTCATTTGACATATGTCGCACATCAATAACTGACCGTTTCATATTATCAGTGAATGTTTTTTTACAAAATTCGACTTCAATATTTAAAATTCTTTCAATTGTACTTGATGGTACCCAAGAGCTGGCGGGTAGTAAACGTATTTTTTGATATATGCCTTGGTCAATATCTAATTGATAAATGGAAGTTAGTTTTCGAAGCCAATAACCAATATTAATAACTTTTTTGTTATTATTGGCAATAAAATTTTCAAAGCTAAATTTAACTTGAGGAATTTCTGTGGGATGATATAATACTTCTACCGGAATATTTTTAATAAAACATTTTACAAAATCGGCATGATATTTTGAAAGCGTATAGAGACCTTTACACATTGGTAAGCTATCTTGGAATTCTTGGCTATTGATAATAGCATAAGGTGTAGCTAAATCACTAAACCACGTTGGCATGTTAGGAGGGTGGTGAAAAATACCAGCCCACGGTTCTCGATAGGGTATGAGTCGCAACTGAGAATTTTTAATCTTGTCCCAAGCAAAAGTCCTTTCAATCCAAGAATCCATAACGGGTGCATCGTCTCGGTGATAATCGGCTAACAAATCCAAAACAAATCCCCATCCTGAACGATGATGATTATAAGAATACTGTCCTCGGAGATTAATTTTTCCATCCTCATGGCTATAACGAATCTTAGCCATTTTAATTCCCTTAATATTAGACATTTCATCTACTTTTTTAGCCCCATACATTGAATATAAACTTACAAAAGTAGATTTTCCTTCGGAATCAGTAAGAGTAATTCCTTTTAATAATCGAATTCCCAATCTTCTACTATCACTTGTTTTAAAAATATCAACGGGTCGAAATGTATCTGAAACAAGAATAACTGATTTGGCTCCTTGAATAGAAACATTTATACTATTTTTTCCATAATTTGACAAGTCAATTATCTGGTCTGGTTGCTGAGGACAAACTATTCTAATTTTTTTCTCTATTTCTCCTTCGGCAATAAATTCAATATTCATTTTTTGCCATTTATCATCAAATAAAAATTCCCCCCGACCATCGGTCCAAATCATATATCCTTCATCATTCTTTTCTAATGGATGCCAACCCGTCCCCAACCTTATATTGCTACTTTTATCTGTTACCCATTCAGGATTTAAATCCCAATCATAACATAATGAATACCACGTCACATCTTTAATATTAAGTACAGACCGCTGAGTAATAAGAGGGTCTTTTACAGCATAGTGTTTTAATTTTGGCAATGAACGCTCTATAATTTGAATATCAAGAGGACTCCATGCTAATTGATTCGTTTCAATTAAAGTTTTAAGGGCGGATTTTTTAACCATATAAGCATGAGTACACATTGGCTTACAAACCATAACATTTTCTGAAATATGAATAATCCCTTTTTCTTTTAAACCTCCCGGAATAAGATGACCAAGATATACTATTTGCCAATCATCGGGCAATTCTTTTCGAAATTTTTTATATCTATCTGAAAAATCATCGGCTAATTTTATATCATCTTCTAAAATTAAAAATTCATCTTCTGGTTGATAAATTAAAACATTCCATAACATTAAATGAGATAATAAACACCCTATAGCCCCTTGAGTTATAAAATATTCTCGCCCAGGAAGTTTATTATAATTAGGAATTGTTGATTTTAATCCAAAAGATTTTCCATGAATACCTTTAAAAAATTCAACTGGCCAGTTGATTTCTTTAAAATATTTCTGGGCTGCTTCTTGACGCTTCGGTGTTTCCCGAAGGGTAATACAAAAAGTACGAGGAACTCTATCCATATATAACTTATTTACAAATTCAATGTTTTATATATTAAAATTTAGAAAAAATTTATTTCCATCTGTTCTATGGCACTCTTAATAAAAGATAATAAATAAGGATATTTTTCAAATGGTTCATATCCTTTCGTTTTAAATGACCAAATTTTACCAGGAGTAACCGCAGAAACTATTTGTATATCATTATCAAAATCTCGATATAATGTAAGCGTAAAGACGGATTGTCCTCCATCTAAAAACGAAGGGGATATAACCATACAATCGCGGGGGCGTTGCAAATAAGCTGCTCCAATTATATGAGCAGAAGCTGGAACAGATATAGCATCTTTTACCTGAGAATATTCAGATATATATGCATTTGCCCCAACAGTACAATAATTGCCAATTATAACGTTATTGCGAAGAATAGAGCTAGCACAAATCGATGCACCTTGTCCAATTTGACAATTATTTCCAATATTAACATTATGCCAAATATGTGAATTGCTTCGAATAATACAACCTTCTCGAATAATAGAATCTGCCTCAATGACAGTTCTTTCACCAATTTCAGTTTCACGTTCGATAATACACCCGCTTCCAATGGTAACAAGACCATTAAGTTTAACTCCGTCCGCTATACTTACTCGTTCAAAAATGTTAATCTGTTGGTCAAACAGTTTTTTTTTGAAGCTCTTTCCCTTCAAAAAGAGTCCATTCACCATTGTTTTTTAATCTAATTTTCATATTTAATCTATAACTCCTTTGTTTTATAACATCTCTACTTTTTCCAAATTATATTGAATGCGTTTGATTGCAAAAATTGTGCAGGAGAAATTTTATTAATCGGATAATCCTTTGAAAATGGATAAAACCCTGCTTGATTATACCATAAAGAAGCTAAAACTGAGCATACTTCGGAAGTGGGACTTAGTTTGCCGTCTTTATAACTAAAAAAATCAAATAATCCAATATAATCATATTTATCATTCATAGCTTCTGTATGAAACCAGTCCATTGCTTTTTTAACATTTAATTTCTTCTTAGGGCGTAACACATGAGTAGTATATTTATCATATCGAATAGGATAAATATTCACTCCTGATGGCCTGGCGGCTATAGATTGTAAATCTCCAATATAAATTTCAATATGACTGGCCCATGTCCATGTTTTAAGAGCAATTATATAACCGACTAAATTGGACGGACGATAAATAAGAGCATCTCCGGGTAATAATATATTTCCATTTAATGTACTCATTTATTTTTTAACCTTTATATATTTTAATATTAATTACATCCACCACCAGTCTTGGCTAGATGATATACATGTTTTTAATGTTTTTTTCATTATGCCATAATAAAGAAACCGATGCATTAAGTCAACCAAAAAATTTTTTTTATATTTCATAAATTATATTACACTTAATACGCCTCCATGTGATTCTATATATACCCATCTATTTAATTCATTATCCCATAATCTAAGATAAGACGCAGTATTAGCAAAAAGAGCAGAAGAGGCTTCAAGCGCATAAGACGCGGTATAAGCATATGAGGCACTATAAGCATATGAAGAACTTATTACATAAGATGCACTATTTGCATATGAAGAACTTAAGGCATACCAAGCAAATGAACTAGTAGCGGAATAAGAAGCAGATACAGCAAAAGCAACATGAAGAGAACATGCACTAATACAAATAACATTATTAGCCGGGTCAGTCATTAAAACCGATTGGGGTTGAACAAATAAAGGATACTCTTCAAATTCTTTATTATCTGAAGTTCTTCTAACAAGAACTAAATCTTTTGCTTTTTCATATAAAGGATTCATATATTATATAAGTCCAACATTCAATGTAATATTTCCTTGGGGTGGATTTTCAGAAATAAGTCCAATATTCAATATAATATTTCCTTGGGGCGGATTCTCCATATTAACAACTGGAGTATCTTCAGGTGAAGAATCCATATTAATTTTCATTTTCACTTCTTTAGAACGAAATTTAGGCATCCGAGTTATAGGAATTTTGTGCCATTTTCCTTGTCCCCATATACAAAAATACTCATTATTAAAAGAAATCATACCCCATCTACCATAATTATCAGTTCCACTAGGAAAAGTAGTTAATTTTGTTTCTTGAATATTTATCATAGGAACTTTTCCCATAATAGGGCGGCGGGGTTTTATAATAAAAATTGGAAATTTTTTCCATTGGTGATTAACAACTAAATAAAAATATTGATTATCCGTATAAATGTTTCCTTCATGGGAAGGGTCGGGAAATCCAAAAGATAAATTTTGAGTACGTACGAGAGGAAATCGTCTCCATCCATTATATTTTACATAAAAATATTCATGGTCAAAAGAAACATTGCCGGAAGACTGTGCATTAAAATTCGAAGGCACAGTTGTCAAAGTGGGAGGTATTGACGCTGCTGCTGGCATTAATTATATTTTAAGGTTTCCACAATTTACGAGACTTTTTAGCTGTCCACATTTCTTTCATCACATCACTAATTTGAGGATTTGTGGCATATTTATTATCCTTTTCTTTGGCCATATCATTAAAAATTTTTTTCGTTTCTTCTATATTTAAATTAACTGAAAATCTTTTAGCGGGGTCATTAGGATGTCTAAATTCATAAGATTGTTCTTTTATATCCATATTATCTACCATTGCTTTATCGTTAACGTTAAGATGATTTAATTCACTATAAAATTTAGTATTTTTTCGAAGATTAGCAATAACTTGTTGTTTGGCTTCTTCCGGATTCTTTTTAGTTTGCTGACTTAATTCATATTGAAGGCCCGAAATAATTTCATCCGGAGTAGGAGGAGTTTTGCCCGAAATAGAATAAAGTTCTTCTAAATCTTCATCTGTAATCCCCAGTTTAGACATTTCCGTCTCCTTATGTATATTATCACTCTCAAAATGGTCTGGGTTTTGAGTCTGATTAGGGCCAAAGGGAGTTCCATATGGAGTTTGATAAGTAATAGCCCCGGCGGCACCACCGGGAGCAGCATCGAATGAATTTTCTTTAATTGAATGTTTTCTCATAAATATAAATATGAGATAACCCCCTTAAAATGATACTATAGTTAATCTAAATTATACAAATTTTAAAATATATTTTATATTACCTTATACTGATGCATAGCTACTTTGAATCCAGACTTAACCATTTCTAAACGCTGGGCTTCCGTATAATATTGATTTCCATATACCGAATACAATGAAGGAAGCCATGCCGTATGTTTAAAAATATCTTCTTGGTATTCCTCTAACATACGAAGGCCAAACATAAAATCAAACGGACAAGCACGAGGAATTTTTTGTTTTACTAAATATTTATCTGCCATATTTACTTCATAAAATCCAAATGCTCCGTTAATTGCTATAGCCATTAACTCAACATAAATTGAACGCAAACTTGCTTTATTTGCTTTAAGATAAGAAGCAATATAATCTTGTTTTATAAATTCAAAATTACCATCTATTGGCCAAGTTGATATTACAGGAGTTCCCGCCTGTATAGGCTTATATGGCCATGCTAGTAATTCTTCCCATAAAACATCAAACCAACAATCCTTTCCTACGTAACAATCCCATTCCAACCACATAAAATAATCCCACTCTTTGAATTGAGCAATTTGTATTGCCATTTGTGCTGCCACATTAGCATAATCATATTTTTTCATCCATTGTCCTTCAAATACAGGTACATGAATATCGGCTTCTACAGAAGAATTATCCGTATAAGTAATTAATTCACAAGATTTACTAAATTTATAATCTTCTTTAAGTTGTTTTATAATTCGCGGATAAGTTTTATCTAAATAAAGTATTGCGCCTCGTTTTAATGGTGTAGAAATATTAAAGGGTGTAGAAGTATAATTAAATGGTGCAATAGTTAATACTTCATTGGAAATTTTTTCTTTGACAATTTCTATTATAGGGAACCATTCAGAAATGTCATTCATTTTTAATTGATACGACTCGTTCTCTACATGTAAAACAAATCCTCTCACCATTATTCCTAAGTTCCGAAAATCGGACGAATTATTTACTTTATTCGGTACAAATGTATTACAATATATTTCAAAATCTTTTTGATTTTTAATATCTATTTTAATATTATGCTCTGGCAAATTATTCGGGTTATAAGATATTAATTCTTTTCCATCTTGTTTTATAATAATAGTTCCACAATAAGTTGGATGCCATTGAAGTTGAATTTCTACTGATTTTATATTTTGATTAATAATTCGAAAATCTGCTCGTTCAGCGGTCCATCGAAAAAATCCATCTTTAATATTTCCTTCGAGTTTCCACCAATGGCTATCAGCAGTTCGTATTAGTACAACATCTTGATGGTCTATATTCATAAATGATATGGAATGTAATCTATTAAAATTTCAGTTTTAATTCCCAATTTAAATATATTAATTTTAGATACATAAAGTCCTAATTCTCGAGTATCGTCAGATTCAAATACGTCTGAAGGTCTAAAAGTATTTGTACGTATAGTTAAACGACCCCCTCCAGCGGTGGGAATGATAACAGATGTAGGTCCAAGCGGAATTTTGTCCTCTTTATCATTTATTGTATAATACAATATATCAGATTTAGCATGTTCCGATTTAAAATATATTAATTCGATTGCATCTACTGATGGGGATATTAAAAGATTTGCTTTTGGACTGGTCCATCGAGTATGAAGTCCTTCTCGATATCGTTTTGGTTCTTGTCCCGGCTCACACTCATGCCACCCATCTTGAATAAATACATCGCCCCTTGATAAATCGGTTGGGTCTAATTTAGCATATTTTAATAATTCTAAAAATTTTTTTGCATTTGGCCCCTGTTTAATTTGGTCAAATTCTATTTTAATTCTATCTCGTTCGACAAAATTACTTAACCACCACTTATATCTTGCATATTCAATTTGAGATTCCGGAATAGTCAAATTAAGTTTAGATTGTAATCTAAACATACGATATAATCGAGCAGGATGATTATAAAAAATTGAATCATAATCATCTCTAGCAGTTACTAAACTTCTTTGAAAAATGGCTTTTATAGAGCTCCCAGACCCATCAAAAACTTCTTCATTTTCTAAATTCAAACACATCCCGTTGATAGCAAAATCGCGGTGATAAATTGCCGCGTGGCACATAACATCCCGGGGTGTTCCCCCTTCTATCGGCGGAAGAGAAGTAATATCAATTCTTACATCATTAATATAAAAACGAATGGCATTATTAATTTTGACGGGAAGATTTCTAGTTTCCATATCTTTAGTTTCCGATACCAATTTCATTGCTAATTTCATAGCATCTTCAGTATCTCCAACTAAGATAGCATCTATATCATTAGGTATAATGCCAATAATGCGGTCTCTAATATATCCTCCAAAAATAAATACCCTCCCGCAATATTCAGATTTATTTACATAATCTCGAACCAATTCATATACTTTTTGAATTTTATCACTCATATTAGACGGCTTACAATAGATTCGCGGATGTATCCAACAATTCGTTCGGCCGAAAAATCCAAATTGGAAAGGATGATTTCCTTGCATTTCGGAGATTCCACTACGTAGTTCTCGCCTATAGGAGAATCCACAATATCAAATACATCCCAACTTGTCCCTCGAGGAGCAACCCTTCGTCTTTCTATAATAAATGGTTGCTGCTTGGGAGTAAGCCTAAACTTAGCTGAAATTTCAACGAGCACCGCTTCCGAATCATTCTTCAATCTTTCATATTGCACTAAATAACAATTTGCAGTAAGTTTTGGAATAGTAAGTGCAAGAAATCGATTCTTTACAGCACGCATCTCGAAGATGTTCTTATACCTTCGACAATTCTGCTCAAAATACCTATCCGTAAGAAGTTCTCCTTCTTTATTTATAGAGTAGAATTCCGAAGTCAGAAAGGTTTCAAAGTCCACAATTCTTTCCGCTGACTGATGGTGGGGCGACTTGAAAAAAGATACGAAATAGTCAATCGGATTTCTAACTATTGATAAAATCACTACGTCTGTTGAACTCTGAATGGCCGCTTGATTTTTCTCATGTCCGAAAAAGTGTTTCCACGCATAATCTACATTAGGAAGATGTGTTAGTTCAAGGTTAAAATTATCAACAATAACCTTGCGTAAAAAGTTAGTGCCAGAACACCTTTCCCCATAGATTGTGAATTTGGTAAACATCAAAATTCAATCCCCGCAATTCGTTTGGCGTTGTTGATTATTTCGTTCGCAACCTTCGGAGGAACCACCCCATTGTCATCCAACATACTAGTGTCTTCCCAAAACTTTCTTCCACAAGCAGCAATTTTTTCGGCCTCCTCGGTGCGCTCGAAATAGTAATTGGCCTTCTCAACCACATCGTTCCCCGACCAGTCTATTTCTACGAAGTGCTCTCCCGCTACACCCTGACCAATGAACTCAGTCATATGATTTGACCTCGTGGAGAATACCAATCCGCCCGAAGCCAGCCCCTCAAAGTATCTCCGAACTGTATGACCATTTCCCCTCAATGAGAGGACAATCATACTGTTCACTGTTTCTTTCAAGAAGTCTTCCCATTTAAGATGCTGACTCTTATATTGCTCGGGCACCTTTTCCAAGACGCTCTGGTAGTTGGGGTCGGAAGAATAGATACGGTAGTAGCAAGGCACGCCCGCCTTTATCAACGCCATTGGAACAAGGATTCGACATTTAAGTTCTTCGGGATTTCCACTTTCGCTCATTCCCGTAATATTTCCTGTAAATATGGCTCGCCTTTGCTTGTCCCTGAAGGGAACAACCAATGTCTTGAAACTCTGACTATTGGTTATGTAGGACGGGGCCAACATGAGTTTAGACCGTATATTTTCGGGGTATCTTCCCCGGTCCACAAAAAGAGAATTATTTATGTATAGCTTTGTCTTGTCAATGATGTACCCCGTAATATAATTAAGAAAGAATTGATTTCCATCTTCAAAATTGATGCATACTAAGTCTCCTTCGAACTCCGTAAGCTTTTCCAGAAATGGAGTTTGTTTTGTTTCCCATGTAGATAGGTCATACATCCACAAATCATATCTCATATCTACAGGAGGAGCATTGAGCATGGTGACAGATTTACGTATCTCGTCTCCGGGGTCACAAAATCCTCTTCGGTCGGTTGTATAAAAATCTATAGAATGCCCCCGAGAGGACAATAACTTTATCAGCGGCGTTGCATAAACAGCAATTGCTCCGAGTTCAAACGTCATTAGTATTTTCATAATTGTATATCCCCATACTTACAACAGACCTTTCCGCAGAATTCCTGCTTTTCAAAAATCATTAGTCTGAAATTCTCATTAGCAACCCATTTGTATGCAAACTGGAAAATTGGAAATTTAGACTCCTTAAAAGTTAAAAAAAGGTCATGAAATTTCTGCTTGAACTCGGGGTCGATAGACAGCTGGGATATAAATGTGGTTGAATCAAAACATTTTGTTTCCTTTTTCAATGCCTCAAACGCGGCGTATTCTGAAGACTTTATGAGACATTCTCGCTCTTCCGTCCGCGAATGAACAGTTGGATTGAAAAACCCCTGTAGGATAAACGCCTGATACCAATTTATAGGATTTTTGAAGTGTAATGTTGGTAAGATATATCTCTTCTCCACCCTATCTATCCTTGCTGGCATGGAATGACACCCACCAAAGCTGCTTCTGTACGTGTTCTTATACCTATTGTATTTAAATAAAGATGGCTCATAGTACTTAGCCTTTCCCGCAAAAGCGTTCTTATAATTCTTATCACAAAACTCATTTGACTTCATGTAATGTGAAATGGATGGAATACGACATGTGTTAACTCCATTTGCTATGGCGTCGGATATCATGTCCTGCAAGCCAGTCAAAAATTGATAGGTTGGACGTTCATCTGAATCTAGCAAATGAATCCACTCGTCCTCGGGGACATCCCACAATAGATTTCGATGCACGGATTCAAAATCCCCGTAATAAGGAATGGCCGTCTTCGTGACCTTCAGCTTCGGATACTCCGATTCCAACGACTTCAACATTTGATAGTCAGATTCGTCGGACGTTACCAAAACCCTGATAGTCTCAAAGTATGGATGACAAAGGCGGATAGTGTCCTTCGTAAGGTAGAATCGTTTATCACACCCATAGTTTATTCGGAGATGGACGTTCATAGATTGGGAAGATTCCAAAAGTCATTATTTATATACATATCATCCTGATACAGTTCCTTATAGAAAGTAAATCTATAAGTTCCAAGCAAAGTCCTAAGCTTCTCTCGAACTTCCTTGAAGTTGTGTTCCACCGATAAACATATGATAGCTCTTTCGCCAAGTTCTTTTGTGAAGAAGTGTTCGAGAATTTCGTAGTCCGTATATTCGGTGTCCACAGAAAGATAATGAATCAAATTCGGTGCGCCATGCTTTGTTAGTAACTGTCCCAATGATATAGACTTACACATGATAACGGATTTCTTTACGACGTCCATCTCTTCGTGAAATGGCGAAGGATACATTGACGAGAAGGATTCCCAATGGGGCGGGTTTCCATAGTACTGATGGAACGCGACTTCTCTCACCCCATCAAGCACGAAGCTGTTTTCGAGTCGACACTTTCGATTTTTCTTAAGGCTTTCAAAGGAATAAGTGTTGGGTTCTACACAAATACCATCCCATTCATATTCCGTTTCAAGGACATAGGTGTTTGACAATTGGATACCATCGCCCGCTCCCAAGTCAACAAAAAACCCATGCGTCAATCCTTTGTAAATTTCCTCAATGACACACTTGTCCTGCCCACATTGGGACACATATTTATTCTTTTGCATAGACGATAATTTTTCCAGTAATGGTAATCGGCTTACCCTTGTAACTCTGAAGATAAAAAGGAAGAGTGTCGGAGTCCAATTCCGATTCGTTAATAATAAATTCCTGTGTTGCATCGCCGCCCAAATAATCATACACATACCCCCGCTCCCCATAAATCTTATTGAAGTATGGTTCGGATGTGGCAAAATTGTTTATTACCCCGCCATACTGGTCAAACCGACATCGACTGTTGGGAACCTGGAAGTCGTCAATTAGTACTACAGCCCGTTTTCCGATGTGCTTGGCAATGGCATTCATTTCTTCGAACAGAGGCCACGGCTCAAACCAATGAGCGTCAAGGTAAAACAGAATCTTTCTCCCATCAAGAGTCGGCAGAAGCGTATTGAAGTAAGCGGGGGAAGCGCCAAGTTCCTGATGAACGTTACGAAACTGTCTGAGTAAATTCCGTGCCATTCGATATGATTTTTCCTGAATTTCAACGGTGTACACTTCCTTCACTCGCTCGGCAAAATACGCAGTGGTGAAACCATGTAAAGTGCCCGACTCGACTACCGTATCTATTGCTAGTCGCTTTATGTAAGTATCTATAATTTGTTGATGCTTAGTGTTTCCATTAAATGCAAAAATTCCAGTCATAAGTTAGCTTGTTTTTTCATTAGGTTAATTGCATGGTCAAGACATGGATAGGCCCACAACTGTTCCTCAGTATAGTTCGAAGAAAAAGTTGACATTCCTACCACTGGCCCTATTTTATAGTGAACAAGGCCGGGATACGAATCTCCCAAAAAATCAATGTGCCCACCATAGCCCGTAGCAATAATGTTTTTCCCATAGTTAAAGGCATCGAATATAGTAAGCCCAAACCCCTCGGCCTTTGTAAGCGACACGTAACAGTCGCCTATTGAATGGAGGGCAAGAATCTCAGTTGAAGTCATCGGTTCTAATAAACAAATAATAGGAGGATAAGAAGGATATTTTTTAAGTTCTTCCTTAATCATATCTTCACATCTTTTCTTATTTTCATCCGAATAATTACGATAATGAACTTTAAGTATAAGCCGTACTGGGTCGGTAGGTTTAAATCCTTCACAAAAAGCCCGTATTGTATCCTCAATTCCTTTACGTATATTAAACTCTCCTATCGTATAAAACGTATAGTATCCATTTTTTTCTAATCGATTTCCGGTCCGCATATCAACTAGTTTAACATTCATCGGGTCAGGGAGAGGATGAGGAAGAAAAATATGCGGTACTACTCGTATAGTATTATTTACTCCCGATTCTCGGAATGAATTTAAATTATAAGAAGACGGGCACCATACTTCATTAACACATTCATTCATATATTTAACCCATTCTTTAGGAAGACGATTTGTTTCCCAAGTACAATAACCATTAATAACTTTTCCCTTTAAAATTTCAAGTTTTTCTTCCCAAAATTTTGGCCATAAGTCGGGGGTAGAATGTATAATAACAACATCATGTAGAGGAATTGATTTATTTATTAATGATTGAACAACTATATCGTATGGATTATCATCACTTAGTTTAGAATTATCAAAATAAAGGGGGTCCCATGTAATAGGAATATTATTAATAAAATAATGATATAAATACCCCCGGGCAGCATTTGCATATCCACTTGTTCCATACTGGCCAATATAATATACCCCTTTAAGCGGAATCTTAGGAATAATAGTTAAAATTGATGGAATCAATTTATTACTCATAAACTACCCGTATTCCCATGTTATTTAAAGTAACAATTCTTTACAAATATTATTACTCTACAGGGCGTCCATCTTTATCAATAATAACAAAACGTTCAACCAAATTATGTTTTATTGCAAAATCTATAATAGTTTTGCGGATAATTCCTAAAATAGGAACATAATTTACTTTAAACTCGAGAGTTGGTTCGCCGGTATTTGGGTGAGCATCATATACTGTTGCATCTCTAAACCACTCTTGTTGTCCAAAAACTTCAACCGTTTCGGTAAGTATTGCTTTTTTTTGTTCCATTGGTATATGTTTTACATTAGGCTTATTCATATTGAGCATATTTTATCACTCCTTACGGGGGAGTCAATTTATTATAAAATTATTTTTAAGTAATTTACCTTAAAGCTTTTAAATATGTACATCTTATTTAAGAGCACCAAGTATTCGATGCATAGATGCTACAAAAGTAATTTCTCGTTCAAACACTAAAGCAGATTGATATACGGCGTCTGCAAGATACAGAATAATTTCTGGAGCTTTTTCTCCGGCATAATCATTTACGCGGTCAAAAAGATATTTATAAACTTCTTCATAATTAGAAAAAGCCGCGTCTGCTACCAATTGTCGAATTTCATCAAAAATACCCGCCTTTTTCGGCTGTTGTAAAAGCTTAACAAGTTTTTCGCGGTAATCTTGGTCATCCGTACTAGCTTTTGCTATTTTTAATGTTCCAGTAAGCGAAGATTGTTGCATGAAATTAATCATTTTTCGCATATCGGGATAATAACTGGTTACAATAAATGCTACATCCTTATTCTCATAATTTATTTTTTCTTTATTTAAAATTTTAATAAGATGAGACATAAGTTCAGGCTTAGACGGAGGCTTTATTTCAAAACTTTGACACCGAGACTTAATGGCCGGCGCTATTTTTTCATGATAATTACACGTTAAAATAAAGCGCGTCGAATGCGAATAAGTTTCCATTAAATTACGAAGTACACCTTGAGCATCGGGGGTTAAACGGTCTGCCTCATCCAAAAACATAATTTTTAAAGGATTAACTCCCATAGTAATACAAAAATCTTGTACTTTATTTCTAATATCATCTACTTTATTTTCATCCGATGCATTAATAAACAAACTATCACACGGGATTAAATTAATAAGCATTTTTCCTAAAGAAGTTTTACCAGTCCCGGGCCAGCCAAAAAATAAAAGATGTGGTATATCTTTACTTTCTAACCATATTTCTAAAGTTTCACAGACCGAAGGACTGCCGACAAAATTTTTAAGAGTACGGGGACGATAACGTTCGGCCCAAAGGCTGTGGTCAGGAACCGAAGGAAGCTCTTCCATCTCAACAAATTCAAACGGATTAATAATCATAAATAATTTTACTTTTTATTAAGTTTTCCAATTATAGAAGTTATAGCATCAGTAATAATAGTTTTATTACACTCTTTAACTACTTCTGGTGCTAAAGGAATACTGGGACCTTGAAATGATATATTTGATTTATTTTTAGATAAAATATCAATAATAGTAGTTTTATTCTGTAATATAGCTATCGCTGTTTCTTTTGGTAATTTAATAGAAATCTTTTCAAATAAAACTTCAAGTTCATGTAATTGAGCATCTGAAAAAGTATCAAATATTTGTCCATCGTCCGTTTTATAACAAATCTTAGTAATTTCAATCATATTTTATGCTTTTTTATTGGCGAATTGGTAATAAGTACAAATATATTTATCATTTTTAAAATATACTCTTGCAATTCCGTGGCTATTAATAGATAAAATTCCATCGGGAATATCATCATTAGCTTTAAATATTGCTGCTATATTTTTAATAGGAAATGATAAAGCCGTATCTAATTTATTTTTAACAGAATCCGTATCAGGAGTAATTCGAATTCGATTTGAATTTGAAATAGAATATCCAAATACTATTTCAAATTTTTCTTTCTTATTCATACCAACCGAAAAATCTTTAACTTCTTTTAAAGCACCATGCGCTTTTAAAAACTTATCTAAAAAATCTTCAGTTAAAGGTACTTCAACATGATATTCTGGCATATCTTGAAGATTCTTCGCTACCGGGTCAATAGAAGCCGGGTCCGCCGCCGCACAATAGCTTTGACAATTATCATCAGACATTGTAAATCCTAGAATACGGTCTCCTTGTTGATTAATAGATAAATTAATATCTTCTTCAAACGGAGACATCATTCCTTTAACTTTTTCGGTATCTCCTATACAAATAGTAAGGTCCGAAGAACCAAACTCATCAAAATCGTTCATAATTACATCGGCCACAAAACTTCGATTGTCCACGGCTCCGCGTGTATGCAATATTTTTTCAGAAGCACTATACTTCCATTTAACTTTGTTAAGTTCTCCGCCTATAGTATAACGCCGAATAAATGTTTCTAATTCTTTCTTTTTCATGTATGCGTATAATTTACTCCTTTTGATTACGATTGTCTATTTATTATATCTCATAACTAAAATAATCATCCGAGGCAGAAATATTTATTTTTGAATTACGAACTTTATAAAACAATTCTGTTAAATCATCACTATCTTCTCCGCTAATTATATAATTGGTTTTACTAATTCCCGGATTACCAAGTGCCATTTCACTCATGTCATCAATTATATCTTGTAAAGAAACCCCCGTGTCCACTTGGCATACAAGCAGCCCATCCTTAAAAATCTCCCACCACGGCCGACAATATCGCCCATTTTGCTCTACTTCATACCCAAGACTTACGAAAAAATCCTTCACTTCTTTATCCTTCTGTTCTGCAAGGGTCTGGTTTTGAATGTAACTTTGGGTACATTCCGCCAAATTAGAATAGCTTGCGCTTAATGAAAATAGAGGATACAAATCATTCATATTACCACGTCTCATTAAAATCAAACGTTTGTGTTGCTAACTGCGAACCTCGATTTGGATATTTCCATCCAATACAGCTATAAATTTCTGAAAGTTTACTTTTAAGCTCTCGTTCATACATTTTTTTCCGGTCAACATACATCGAAATAAAATTCAAAATTTCATCGGGGTCTGTATCATCCCCCTTAATGGCTAAAGATTCAATATAAAAATCATTAGGAAGCAAATATACCCATTTTATTTTTTCACTATGAGTAATTTTTTCATATTGCCGATTAAGTTTCCATACTTTCAATAAATCATTGTAAGCCAATGCCGCTCGTACTTGGGCAGGAGATTTATTAATATATTGAAATAATTTTCGGTGAGATGGATTATAATCATCATTACCATTTCTGGATATAAATCTTACTGAACTGGTTTTCGCAAGGTCAGATACCGAAATCTTATCTATATTTTCTTCGAAAGACAAAATTCTTTCATCCAACTCTTTTTGAGGAACTCCGCGAAGGAGCGCGTCAAGCATATCCGAAGAAAATTTACGAAATGCTGCTGGAAAACTAGAACGAACCACATCAATACCCTTAACCTCGAGCTTACCTTCATTTCCATTCTTATCTTTAACTTCTTTCATTGTTTCCATATCATAGACTTTAAGCATCGCGTATCGCTTTTTAACAACCCATAATGCTTTCTTAGCTATGACATCGGGAACAATTTTAATACGGTTATGTTCTGGAGCCACATTAAATATCTTGGGTATCATGTATTCATAAAACCTATTAATTTTAGCAGCAACTTCAGTTACCCAATCAATAGTAAACTTAGTCATGTGCTCAGACTTTACTTTTAAAAGATTAGCCACGGGAAGTGCGGACATGTACAATGAATCCGTATCAATATATACTACATAATCTTTTTGAGAAGGAAGAACATTTGCTTCCTTAAATTTGGCATAGTACATATCATTAACAAGTTTTTCCGCCGAACGAATAATTTCTTGCCCCGAAATAGTTACCGCTTCGGCATTATCTCGGTCATAAAAACGAAAGACCGGAAGTCCCAAAGTTCCGTACACCGAATTCAAAAAAATCTTTTGTCTTAATTGTCGTCGCTTATAAAATTCAGATTGAACTTTATCTCCTTCATCGGAAAATTTTTTCTGCAATTTTCGATATTCAAGTCGCTCTTTAAACCATACATCAAGAACAGTAGGAACGACACCCCGAATATCCTGTCTATACACAACGCCATTGGAACTAATAGACCAAGCATAATTTGCTATTTTTTTCTTAAAATCTTCGGCCGAAAACCCTCGCCCATCGATTTGAATTGTAGAAATATTTCCCCGCTGAAACTCCATCATATTCCACCCCTCTATTTTTCCAATTTTCGATTCGGGAGAAATATTTAACGACATAATTACACTAGGATACAGAGAAGTAATATCCGCTGAACAAATCCAATCATATAGCCCACTAATAGGCTCTTTAACAAAAGCTCCTGTAAATCCTTCCTCATCTTCCCGTTGCATAGATTCATATTCTTCACGACCACCTATAGGCTTATTAGGAGCTACTTTGCCATTACGTCGAAGATACATTAAAATAGCACCATCAATGAAACGGCTTGACATCTGAAACCACTCGTACGGAACATGCCCTTTATGACAAACCGCCTGTGCAAGACGAATAAAATCATATTTTTGGTCTAATTCTACAACAACTTTAACATCGACCAAATTATATTCAACATATCGAAGAATATCCTTTTTATACAATTCAGTTAAACTGCCTTTATATGTAAGCTTTTGATGTTTTAATTCTTCATCTTTAGCTATATTGGCCAAAGACCAAGAGGGTTTCATTACACCTATAAATTTTTTGTAAAGCTCCAAATAATCAAGAAGAGATATTCCTGCACATACCATGCGCCCACTAAATTTATTTTGATACATTATTCCTATTGGAGATAATCGATAACTTGCCTGTTTCCCCAGCACAGCTCGAATTCGATTATATAAATAAGGAATATCAAAATTATTACTATTCCATCCAGTAACAATAGTAGGCTGTATTTGCTCCCATAAATTTAAAAATGAGTTTAATAATGTATCTTCACTTTTAAAAGAACACGTTTCCAATTCGGAAGTACTTTTACTTGATATTTTGTTTTCGGGGTCAAGTACAAGCGAATAATATTTATTTCCCGCCTGGTCAAATAAAGCAATGGCGGTAATAGCTTTGTCTCCTTTGGTAATATCAGGAAATCCTCCCTCCGAACTAACTTCAATGTCTAATACAAGTATCCGATGTCCAACCGAAGGCTCGTCGCTATCTTCATATTGGTCTATAAGGACCCGCATTTCGGGAGAAACATCCGACTCAAAAAGGGTTGGGTCATACTCATCAAAAGAGAATACCTTTTCTAATTTATCTCCATATAAAGAAATATATTCTCCATCAGGAGCACGACGATAAGCATATCGACGATAAGGAAAAGTCTTATATCCTTTAGTATCATCCCATAAATGGACGACGTTTTCTTTTTTATCTACAAATACATTAGTGTACACAAATAACCTTTATATTATTTCACGAGATTATAAAGAAAGACCTTAAAAAGTCAAGACTTTCTTAACATATCTTTTTGCCTACATATAATCTTTGAGGTTGTAACGGCTTATTGAATGTCATTAAACTAACCCAAATATTAGCCCCAAAGAGTATTTGTAATCGTTCTTTCCATGTTAATTTATAACAAGATGTGACAATTCCATCTGGTGATTTATATGCTGGCAATTGCATATAAGATGATTGATTTTTGGCAAAAATAGCATTTGCCTCTGGAAATTCTATAGCTTTCATCCTGCATCGTAAGTTCGGTTTCCTTCAACATCTTTCACGGGCCGCGCATCCGACAACAATTTTTCATCCCATTCAAATTTAGGATGAAAGTCGCCATCGCCGTCAGCATAAAAAGAAACAAGGCGCGAGCTTCCTGCTGACCCAAGGAACTGCATATATTTAAGCATAGATAAAAAATGAGGAACCCAACGAGTTTTCATTCTACATTTAATTGTAAATTCAGTAACATCTAATTTCATATCATTAAATTAATTATCGACCATATCAAAATCTTTTAATGTATTAATAAGAAGAGTTTTAAGTTGGTCGCAAATTCCATATTTTTTAGATAATATATCTACAGATTCTAATATATCTCCTCGGTGATTTGGATGATTCAAGGTAGCCGATTTCCAATCAGCTAAAAGTTCTAATATATCCACTAAATTCATCCCCTCAATCCCATTATTAAAATGTTCGGGATGATGGCGATTATGTTTATAATGATGCTCCAAAGCCGGCCCTAATGATTTCTTGGCTTTATAATAACCTTCACTATCAAAATGATTTTTTTCAAATACATCTATTGTATCAATATAATAAGGCAATTCTTCTGATTCAAATTTAGATTCATCATGTTTATTACCTCTTAATATCATTTCCTGAGATAAACGAGACATTATTTGAAACACTCTTTGGCGATGTAAACCAATTATCTCTAATGTTTTTATCTTTTTTAACTCATAATCATCTTTCATATTTTTTAAAATTCTTATCAATATTAACCTTGACTGGACCTACGAGAGTGGCCGCAAATTCTCGTGTTTTATGCCATTTTTTAAAGCTCTGAGCATGTCGATAGGTATTAAACCACCAGCAATAATGCTTAGTAGGTTCATGCCCATTATCTACATCAAATAACATCCAAAACGTAGATTTTTTCGGTAAATTATCTTTATTCATATTATTTAAACACTTTCAATATTTGATTGATTAATTTCAATTTTTACTCCAAGCTTTTGCATAAGAGATACATAAATGGGATAACCTTCGGGTTTCAAACGATTAAAAGAATTAAGAAATTTCTTTACAAGCATTTCATGTCTAAACCATGTTAAATGTTGTGGTTCAAATTGCATTTTCGGCAATTCGAGTGGACTGATATGGTTAATTATAAACAAAGCCATACCAAGTTCTTCTTCAGTTAAACTATCTAATTGAGAAAGAGTCATTTATTTTAAACAAAAAGAATATAACACAGTTCAATTAAATATGCAACTTTTTTTAACTTGTAAAATAAAGTGCCTTAAAAGACACATATGAGGGCTAGCTATGGAGACATTTTAACACCACGTACTTTTCCATCTATTATAATAAATCGAATATCTTCTAAAGTTTTGTTTTCCGTGGCCGCAATAATAGAATTATTTTCTTCAACATTAATTGGACGAGTAGTTGTAGCTACATCAGTATCAATTTGTCCAGTAATAGACTTACTGCCCTTTTTAGCCGAATCTGCGCGGTTTTTATCTCCATGTACAATCATCATGCCATCTAAAACATATACTAGACTTTTTTCATTACTAATTTGAAATAAAAATTCTCCTTCGTTTAATTGATACATTGCTAAAGGAGTGCTTATTGTACAAATTGAATCCTCGTTTTTAGATTTATAAGAAATAATAAAATTTCCTTTGGATAACATAATATTAATATTATGGGGTCCAAATATTGCGAGGCTGGGCGAATTTGTTAAATTTTTTACTTCTTGGTCAAACGCATTAATAGAAAAAACTGAATTATTATCTGCCTCAATAATAAAACCCCCCGATAAATAAACAGTTGTTTTTTCTAATGGTAATAATTCCGTAAGAGTTGTCGATTCGATTATAGAAGTGCTTCCAGCTATAAGTTTATTAGTTATAGTCATTCCACTCTGAGCAATTTGATGTGAAATTATTGATTTATTCACATAAAATACTCCTTCGGTTGCAAAAAGGCTTGAAGCCATCAATATAAAAATAAAAATTAATGTTTTCATCAAGAAATAAATATCTCTAAAAAATAATTAATAGAAGACCGCATATTAAAAATGAGTTATAAAAAATTGAAATTTTTCTGAAGTTTGATTTAATAGTTCAAAATTATGCAAAAACATATTGTTTCTTATAGTCAATTTGCTAAATTCTGGATATGTCCGTATCAATGGATGCGGGATTATATTTTAAAAGAAAAAGTATTTGAAGATAGCGTTCATATGTCTTTTGGAACGGCTATACATGAAGCTTTACAAAAATTTCTTACCATTTATTATAATGAATCAGAAGAGACAGCTTATAAATTAGATTTAATTACACCTTTTATTGAAAGATTTAAACAATTAATAACAACAAAAAATATTAAATATACACAAAAAGAATTTGATGAATTTATTGAGGATGGCAAAGCTATTATTTCTGAGTTTATTAATCCAGTAAACATTAAACTTAATTTTTCCAGAGACAAATATGATTTAATTGGAACTGAAGTTAAATTTACATCGCCCATTGTTAATAATGTTAATCTGGACGCCTATCTTGACCTTGTACTCAAAGAAAAAATTTCGGGTAATATTCGCATTATTGATATTAAAACTGCTACTCGAGAATGGAATAATAGCATGAAAGAAGATTTTACAAAAACAAGCCAGCTAGTACTTTACAAAGCTGTATATAGTAAAAATAATAATATTCCTCTTAGTAAAATTCATGTTGAATTTATTATTCTTAAACGAAAATTATATGAAAATGTTAAATATAAACAAACTCATATTCAAATTTTTAAACCTCCGGCATATCAAGAAAATGTACGTCAAGTTATCAAAGAATTCCGAGAATTTGTAGAATATTGTTTTACTAAAGAAGGGTTACATAAAGTTGATGCTCGTTACCCTAAACAACCGGGAAAGAATAAAACCAATTGTAAATGGTGCCAATATAAAAAGAATGGCAAATGTGATGGTATAGCCGACCCTCCCCTTTAAAAAATTTATTTAATAAATTTTAAAATTAATGTCTTCCATATGGAAGACATTTTTTTTTGTAAAATATGAAATATAAATATTCGATTTTTAAAATACATTGATACATATAGATGTACAAAATTATTTTATGAATACTAAAAATAAAGTTGCGACCACTGTTAAAGTAAATAATGATTTATATGATGGATTTAAAATTCTTGGAATTAGATATAAACTAACACTTCAAAAATTAGTAGAAAGAGCGATATATCGTTATGTTAATGAAGAAGATTTCAGAACTGAAATGAATAATTTTACTGGGTCTTTATTTTATACAACATCTTCAATTATTACAGCTCCTATTTCTACATCAATGTATTAAAATTTAACAGAAAGTTTTGAAAATATGCCTGCAAATAATGGAAAACCTACTATTTTAGCTCTTGCTGACGACCTTCGGATGCATTCCGGAGTAGCTACGATGATGCGAGAATTGGTATTGGCCACGGTTCATACGTTTAATTGGGTTCAAATTGCCGGAGCCATTAAGCACCCTGATAAAGGAAATGCTTATGACTTATCACAATCTACAAATGAAATGAAAAAAATGACAGATGCTTATGTAAAACTATATCCTACTGATGGTTATGGTAATGAGCAAATTCTTTTTCAAATTATGGCAATAGAACGCCCCAATGCTATTTTTCATTTTACAGACCCTCGCTTTTGGGGATGGCTTTATGTATTAGAAAAACAAATTCGTTCTAACATTCCAATAACTTATCTTAATATTTGGGATGATATTCCTTATCCAATGTATAATCGGCCATTCTATGAAAGCTGTGATGCTTTATTTAGCATTAGTAAACAAACCTTTAATATTAACAAATGGGTTCTTGGACCAGAAAATATATGTTTAGTGGGTGATGGTCCTATGAATGGCCGTACCTTATTACAATATTGTCCGCATGGCATCAATAAAGAAACTTTTAGACCATTAGAAAAAAATAATGAATCTCTTATTGAATTTCGAAAACGATTAACACAAGGAAAAGATTATAAATTCATAATTCTTTATAATAGTCGAAATGTTCACCGAAAACGAACGAGCAATATTATTCTTGCTTATCGACAATTCTGTGATAATTTGCCAAAAGAAGAAGCAGAAAAATGTGCTCTTGTTTTGCACACAGAAATTATGCAAGATGCAGGTACTAATTTAATTGCTGTTAAAGAAGCATTTTGTCCTAATTACAATATTATTTTTTCACCGGGAAAACTCTCTCCGGACGATATGAATTTAATGTATAATATTGCAGATATTACGGTAAATGCTTCTTCTAACGAAGGATTTGGATTATCCGCGGCTGAATCTATTATGAGTGGTACACCTATTATTGTATCAGTTACTGGAGGATTACAAGACCAAATTGGACAATTAGATGATAACGGAAATCCCGTAGAATTTGATGCGGATTTTGGTTCGAATAACATTGGCCGTTACAAAAAACATGGTCCGTGGGCATATCCTGTATGGCCCGTAACACGCCTTGTACAGGGGTCAATACCCACCCCATACATTTTTGATGACCTAACTAAATGGGAAGACTTTGCCGAGGGGTTTATGTATTGGTATCTCATGGGAGACAAAAAGCGAACGGCCTGTGGTGCAGAGGGCCGCAGATGGGCATGTGCCGAGGGAGGGCTTAATTCTGAAAATATGGGAAAAACTTTTATAGAAGGCATGGAATATTTATTTAAAAACTGGACTCCGCCAAAGAGATTTAATATTCATAATCCCGTCAAAGAATATATTGGTAACAAAATGCCAAATGGAAAAATGGGATTTACATTTGACAAAATTAATAAAGAAAAATTACTTGAAAAAATTTCACAACTAAAAATATAAAAAGTTGCAATAAAATAAACCCTATGTTACATTTTTGAATATGATTACTGTAAATGTTCTTAATATAGAAGGTAAGGGCCGTTTGCCCATTCATGGCGATGGAAATCCCGATTCTTTGGCGGCTGGATATGATATAGTAGCCGTGGATGACCCTACCGTTGTCGGTGAAATCGGAGGTGAACAGACTCTTGAAGATGGAACAAAAATTCCACTTTATAAAAGCATTAGCTATTTAGAATATCATACGGCCCTTAAAATGCAACCCAAATGGAAATCTTCTGATGAATATCATCATCTTGATTTACATCCTCGTTCTTCTGTACGAAAATACAATTTAGTTCTGGCTAATAGTATTGGATTAATTGATAATGATTACCGGGGAGAAATTCTTGTATCCTTTAAATATATTTTTCAACCAGAAGATTTTGTAATTAATTATGAAGAGGCAGAAAAAGGATTTCGTCCTTTAAATTTATTAGCCGGTATTAATTGGACTAAGGTTTATCGTAAAGGAGATAAAATTGCACAGCTCGTAGCAGAAAGAACGAATCCTATTAACTTTGTGTTTACTACTGAGCTTTCAGAAACCTCTCGGGGAGAAGGAGGTCACGGTTCCACTGGACAACGGGTCGAATCTCAAGAAGAAATTCAAGGTGGATTAGCTAGTATCTATAATAAAACGGGAGGAGTTCCTGTCAAACGAAGATATATTGACCAGGTACGAGAACGAGAAAGATTAGAAGATAATCGTCCCCGTTCAAACCAACCTATATTACCTACGGGTATTAGAGAAAGAAAATCATAATAAAGTAACATGAAAAAAGTTTTAGCGGAAAAAGTATTAGAAGAAGTTCAATATTTTTGCGATAAGCATCCTGATAGAGAATGTTTTTCAGAAGTAAAAACTGCTAGTTGGTATGGTAGTGCTCATGATATGACCGGATGTGAATTTCATTTATGTGACGAATGCTTAGAAGAGCTTTATAAAGAATTTAAAATTAAATATAATATATCTCCTAAAAAAATTGATATATGAAAAAAACTAAAATATTACCAAACGGCATTACATTATTACCAGACGATTCGGCGTTTTTTAATGGTATAGTGATGTCGAAAAAAGAAGCTATGAAACTTCCATATAAAAAACGCCCACTAGGATTTCTAATTTCCTCTAAAATGTATCATGCGGTATTTGAAGCAATAGGAGAAGCTTCTATGTGCTGGACCCCAATACCAAAAAAGAATGTATTTAATACAGAAAAAGCAACAAAAATTGCAGTTGATTTATGTTTTAAAATTGCGGACGAATTAAAAAATTTACGTAAAAAATAATATTAAAAATATGAAAAAACCAGTTTGCATTTTACAAAGTCCCATTTGGACCCGGTCAGGATATGGAGATTGGGCATTAACTATTGCTAAAAGTCTTCTTCGATATAATAAGTTTGATTTAAAATTAGCTCCTACTCCTTGGGGCGCTTGTAGTCAAAGAAATCTGGACGAACAGGCCGACCCCGAAATTAAAGAATTATTAGGAATGGTTCTTCGTCAAAATCTACATAGACAGCCCGAATTATTTATTCAAATGACAATTCCAAATGAATTTGCTACTCCTGCCAAATTTAATATTGGAATGACGGCTGGCATTGAAACTACTGTTCCAAAACCCGAATGGATTGAAGGTTTAAACAGAATGCAATATAATATTGTAACTTCACAATTTACAAAAGATATATTTGTCGGAGCTAATTATACAAAAAGAAATCCAGATGGAACTACAGAATCTTTACTTTTAAAAAAACCGATGGATGTTTTATTCTGGGGAGCAGATACAAAAATATATGGTAAAAATGGAATAGAATCTCCCGAAGTAAATAATATTATCGAAAAATTTCCGGAAGATTTTTATTTTCTTTTTGTTGGACAATGGACTGCCGGTAATATTAATTCAGACCGAAAAGCTATAGGATGGCTTATTAAAACTTTCTTAGAAACTTTTTCTAATATGGACAACGCTCCGGCCTTAATTCTCAAAACAAATGGAGCTCAAATAAGTATTATAGATAAATATGATTGCATTAATAAAATTAATGATGTCATTAACATGGTAAAAAGTCAACGTCCCAACATTAAATTACCCAATGTTTATTTGATACACGGAGAATTAACAGATATAGAAATGAATGCTTTATACAATCATAAAAAAATTAAAGCTCATATATCATTTACTCATGGCGAGGGATTCGGACACCCATTACTTTTAGCTTCGCTTAGTGGAAAGCCTGTTATAACTCCAAAATGGTCAGGACATTTAGATTTTTTAAATGCTCAATATGCTGATTTCTTTCCGGGTAAACTTTCTCCCATCCCAAATGAAGCTATTAATGACTGGTTCATTAAAGAAGCTCAATGGTTTGATGTTAATTATGAAGAAGCCGGAAAAATATTAAAAAATATCTATAATCATTATGATGAAAAACTTTTAAATAAATATGAAAATCTTCGTATTGAAAACATGGAGAAATTTTCAATTCAAGCAATGGATAAAGCGTTTCACTCTTTACTTGATAAAAATGTTCCAAAATTTGCTATAGAAGAAGAAATTAAATTGCCAAAGCTTAGAAGAATTACTTTACCAAAATCTAATTCATCCACTACGCCTCCATCCGAAATAACAAGTAGTATGTCTGCCGAAACTCCTAATTTACAGGCGTCCAGCGGACAAGGAAGTGTAGAAATACCTACGAAAGATGCAGAATTAAAAGAAGCAAATAAATTAGAAACCGAAATTTCTAAATAATATGTATGAATTTATCGTATCTTATTACCGTTCACAATGAAACAAAAACTTTAAATAATTTATTAGAAAGAATTATAGATTATTGTCAAGATGAAGACCAAATTATCATTCTTGATGATTTTTCAGATAATGAAGAAACATTAGAAATATTAAACAAATTTTCTTATATGGATAAAGTATATCTTTATCAACATGCTTTAAACAAAAATTATGGGGCTCATAAAAATTACGGGGCTTATGAATGTTGTAAAGGGGATTGGATATTTCAAATAGATAGTGATGAATTGCCGGGCGAAACTCTTTTATTAAATATTAAAGAAATTATAAAAGAAAATCCTGAAATTGAAATGTTTTGTGTTCCTCGTATAAATTGTTTTCATGGATTAACTCATGAACATGCTAAACAATGGGGATGGACCCTTGATATAAGTCCAACTTACAATAAGCTCCGTGTTAATTGGCCTGATTATCAAGGAAGAATTTTTAAACGAAATGGAAATATTAAATGGGACCGTCGATTACATGAAAAACTAATAGGATTTTCAAAATTTACTGCTATACCTCCATTAGAAGAATTAGCTTTATTTCATGATAAAACTATTGAAGTACAACTCGAAACTAATAAACGTTATAATGAGTGGTTTACCGAAGAAGAAAATCGCGGATATAAAGGATTTATTTAAATGACTTTTAAAAATTCAATGTTTAAATGTAATTCAGAAATGCAACCTTCCGATAGATGGGAAGTAATGGAAAAAGCTTATAATGATTATTATTTAAACTTCCAAGGAGATAAAACTCCTAAAATTCCTAAAATAATACACCAAATTTGGTTGGGAAGTCCTTTTCCGGATAAATATAAAAAATTAACTGATATCTGGCGTGAAAAACATCCTGATTGGGCATTTTTACTATGGACAGAAAAAGAAATCGAAGAATTTGGACTAGTCAATAAATGGATGTATGATAATATGCGAAATCCTAGTGCTAAGTCCGATATAGTGCGTTATGAAGTAGCTTACAGCTATGGCGGAATTTATATAGATACTGATTTTTACTGTTGTAAAAATTTTGAAGATTTACTTTACCTCGACTTCTTTTGTGGTCTAATTGGTTCATATGATGGAAGACTAGTCGAAGCCGAAACTTGTGCAGCACCAGGCATCTTTGCTTGTTCTTCAGGAAACAAGCTGGTGGGACAAATTATTCAAAATATCAATAAAATAACAGTTATTCCTCGCACTATTCCCGAAATCATGACCATTACTGGTCCTGAAATGTTTTCCCGAAATATAATTGCAGAAATGGATAAACATTCATTATCAGTAGTATTTCCGCCTAATTTCTTTTTTCCATTTCCAGGAGTTCAACGCCAATCTATTCGAAACTTATCTATTCCAGAAATAGAAAAAAAATTAAATCGTTACATATATCCAGAAACTTATGCGATGCATTTATGGTATTGTAGTTGGCAGGAAAAAGAATTATTTACATAATAAATAAATAAATAATATAATATGAAATTTATTCGTGGAGACTTATTCGCTGAAATAGCGGATTTCTGCTATACAGATATGAATAATGATGAAGATTATTTGAAAATTCCTCACACATTTTCTTCAGAAGCCATCGAAGCTTTTACCGGCATTCCTTTAATTTATACTGCTGGAACTAACATTTCTAAGGTACTTCCGCTGCTTGCCACTTTAAAGAAAAAAATTATATTTATTTCCCATAATAGTGATAAAAGCATAACTCCCGATTTATATGCTCAAATAACCCCTAACATTATTAGATGGTTTTCACCAAATATACAAGTCATTGGAGAACGTATAGAATCGGTTCCTCTAGGAATAGAAAATCTACAACGATTCGAATTTCATCATATTCGTAAAGAAGAAAAAATGTTGCAAAAAATTCAAGAAGAAAAAACGCTTAGAAACTTAGTGTTTATGTGTCATAGCACACATCAAGCTAATATTGAAGACCGATTAGAAGCATATAAGGTATTAGCCAACAAACCATATGTAACATCTATTTATCGTCCAAACATTTTTGATTTTGATAATTATATTGATAATATCTATCATCATAAATTTGTTATATGTCCCGAAGGTAATGGAATAGATTGCCATAGAAATTGGGAAAGTTTATATATGGATACTATCCCAATAATGAAACGTAATATTAATACAACTTATTATGAAGACTTACCAATCTGTTTTATTGAAAATTGGAATCAAGTTACCGAAGAATTTTTAAATAAAGAATATGACCGAATTATTAATACTGAATGGAACTTAGATAAAGCATATTTCGAATATTGGAGAGACCGCATTAAATCTTATACTCAAAATAATTTATGAAAAGTGCATTTTTAACTGAAATGGGTTTCGCGGGTCAAATTCCTTCAAATCATAATAACATGCGAACTGAATTTGCTTGGATGTATGCTTTAAAAGCCGACCATTTTAATATTCATAATTATTCACATGTTCATGATTATGATGTTGTATTTATTATCTTTCCTAAAGCCACAGTTAAATTAAATGCTGTAGGTATTGAAATGACTACGCCGGAAATTGATAAAGACATTAGTATTTATTCTAGTAATATTGTAACATGCCTTAAACAAACCAATCAAATTGTATGTGCTATTCAAGAAGGCCCGGCTTGGTTTTTCAATGAGTATGATTTAGTAAATCAGTTTAATTTCTATAATCAGCTGGCTGAATGTAATATTATATTTGCACATAATGAATATGACACCCATTTTTATAAAGGATTGTTCCCCCAAACTCGTGTTAAAGTAATTCCAACTTTAATGATTATTAATAATGATACATGCCCGTTTATTGCAACTCCAGAAAATAAAGCTATTATAGGAGGAAATTTTTGTCGGTGGTATGGAGGATTTCAAAGTTACCTTGTAGCTACAGAATTTCAATGTCCAATTTATGTTCCCGCGTCTCATTGTAAACGTAAAGGTGAAGAACAAGTTCCAAATTTAAAACATTTACCTTGGGTTTTCTGGACAAAATGGATGGAACAACTTTCAACTTTTAAATATGCTGTAAATCTCATGCCAACAATTGCTGCGGGAACATTTAGTTTAAATTGTGCATATTATGGAATTCCGTGCATTGGCAATGAAAAGGTAGATACACAAATTAAATTTTTCCCCGAATTAAGCGTAGATATACATGATATACATCAAGCTAGACATCAAGCTATTTTGCTTTTAAATAAAGATTATTATGAAGGAGCAAGCCATTATGCTAAAAGTAAATTTAAAGATAGTCCGTACGGCAATGTAAATAAATGGCTGGAAATAATAAAAGATGCTATTTACGCATGAAATATTTAACCAAAACAGATTTATCTCTTGGTCCCCAATTTGGCTCTCAAATGGGCCAATATGCTGCATTATATTCAATATCTAAAAAAACAGGGCATAGTCTTATATTTTTCGAAGAATTTATGCAAATTCATCGAAAAGTTAAACTTTACGAAGCATTTAATACTTTAACTATGCCAATCATAGCTCAAAAAAAACTAAACTTACCATTTTCTATTTATAAAATTAAAAATATTCTAATCGATGAAGAAATTTATACATTAGACCCTCATAAAAACTGGAATTTACAAGGAATATTTCATACGTACCATTACTGGCATGATAATAAAAATGAGTTACTTAAAGAATTTCAATTTAAACCAGAAATTATAAAAAAAGCAAAATCATTTTTATCTTCATTTACTATACCTACAGTATCTATGCATTTTAGACGGACTGATTACTTATTTGTATCTTCTTTAAATTTAACACCTCAATATTATTATGATGCTTATAATCTTATTTTAGACAAACTTAATCAAGAAGTTCAAGTAATAATTTTTTCAGATGATATTAAATGGTGTAAAGAAAATATAACTGGAGATAATATAATTTATAGTGAAGGCCACACTCAATATGAAGATATGTGTATCATGTCTTTATGTAATCATAACATCATTGCCAATTCCACCTTTAGTTGGTGGGGCGCATACTTAAATCAATCGCCCAATAAAATTGTAATATGCCCATACCAATATACAGGACCAGGGGAATTTGATTTTATCAATGGAAATTACTTCCCCCCCGAATGGAATTCCATTAAAGTATGAATAACAAATTTATTATTATAACTCCATCTTACAACAATGAAGATTGGGTAGAAACTTATTATGAAAGCATTGTTGAGCAAACTTATTATAATTATAAAGTCATATATTTTGATGATAATTCTACAGATAATACAGGACGTGAAATTCAACGTCTTTCTAAAGGAAATGAAAAATTTGTATATATTCGTAATACTGCCAATCGGGGAGCAGCTCAGAATTACATGTCCGGATTTGAATATGCCGAAGACAACGATATCATACTCAATCTGGATGGAGACGATTGGTTCCCAACCTCCCGCGTATTAGAACGACTTAATAACACATATAATCTTTATGATTACTGGATGTCATATGGAAAAATGTTAGTATATGATGGTACAGAAGATTTAAAAGAAGGAAATCCCCAGAATACTCCGTACCATCCTTTTATTCACAAACATCAGTTTTATCGTAGAGATAAATGGAGAGCATCACATCTTCGAGCATACCGAAAATTTTTAGTTAAGGCTATAGACCCCAAAGATTTTATATCTAAATTTGATGGGAAAATGTTTTGGCACGCCCATGACTTATCATTAATGTTTCCAATGTTAGAAATGTGCCCGCCCGAAAAAATTGGAGTAATAGATTTTCCCACTTATGTCTATAACGCATCCAGACCCGCTCGCAGTCGTGAAAGAGAATCGGCCGACAATGCAAAATATGAAACAGAAATTCGAAATAAAAAAGTGTACCGACGAGTAACAACCCGCGACGAATTGAAGGGAGAAAAACTTCCTCTAATCAATTTTATAGGCGATTACAAAGAAAGAAATAGCATACCTACTAAATGTTCTTTTATTTATAATCAGACCGAAGGAGAATTTGACATTACTTTTGTTCAAGATGATTCTATTATAAAAATATTAAATGGAACAATTCCATTTCCTAATGGAAAAGTAGTAGCAGATATACATGAACCCCCATATCTCTTTGAACAAAGCAAAGTATATTCAGCCGTAAAAGAAAATGCTTCTAAATTCACTAAAATTTTAACTCATAACGAAGAATTATTAAAACTTCCTAATGCTATATTTCGAAACTCGGCTTATGAAGTTGTTTTAAATAAAAATATTCACCTACAAACATATCCTATTTTACAAGATAATTCTTTAATTCAACTTTATCCCAAAAATAAAATGATTTCTTTTATTACATCCAATAAAACTTTTACCGATGGACATAAATTTCGTTTGGGGTGTCTTAATTATCTTATATCTAAAAATTGCAAAAAATTTGATGTTTTTGGCGTTGGCATACGAGAAATAATGGGAAAAATAGAAGCTTTAAAAGATTATCGATTTTCTATTGCTATTGAAAATGGGAAATGTAAAAATTATTTTACAGAAAAAATATTAGATTGTTTTCTTACTGGAACCATTCCTATTTATCACGGATGCCCAAATATCAATGAATTCTTTGACATTCGTGGATTTTATACATTTGAAACCTTTGAAGAATTATTAGAAATTATTAATTCATTAACTGAAAAAGATTACGAATCTCGACACGAATTCGTTAAAACAAATTTTAAAATCGCAGACCAATGGTGGTATGATAATAATAAATTCTTTGACAAATATATTAAACCCCTATTAAAATAAATTGCTAAAATTCAATAAAATGATATAGTAGAAACATTATGGAATTTAAAAAAGAAAATATTGGACATCAAAGTCCGTGGTTAGCTGAAATATATAATCAATATTTTTCTAATGTAATCGATGAATTTTTTGTAGAAATCGGAGTAGGATTTACAGCTAATTGGCATCTCATGAAAAAGCCACGGAGAATAGTTCCCCCAGACCAGTTAGTCAGAGGATTTTCAAATACAATAGAATTCTTAGAACATGGATGGAGTGGTTTATATATAGAACCCATTAAAGAACTTCTTACAAATGAGCTTATACCACTGTTAGATAAAATTCTTACACTAGAACAACAAACCAGGGTACAATTTGCTAATTGTGCGGTATCTGATTCCAACAAAGTAATGGTAATGGGAAAAGACCAGGAACTTTGTGGTGATAGTAAAGAAGAACCAGATAAAGATTTTGTACCGTATGATTGGAAAGGTAGAAAAGTTAATTGCCGAAAAACGTCAGAAATACTAATAGAACATAATGTTCCAAATATTATAGATGTTATGTCTATAGATGTAGAATCTCATGAATTATACGTACTCCGTGGAATGGACTTTTCTAAGCATTTGCCAAAATTAATAATTATAGAAACATGTATTACTCCACATAATAAAATATTAGAAATATTACCTAAAGAATATAAGTTTATAAAAGGAGATAGCTTAAATTCTGTCATTATTAATAAAAATTTACTATAATGAAAGAAGCCAAAGAACAAATTTTAAAACTTGTTTCTCAATATATTATTGAAAAACATGCAAAAAAAACATGGACTCCCGGAAAAGACTGGGTTCAATATTCCGGACCATATTATGACCATAATGAATATATTAATGCTATAAGTACTTTACTTGAAGAATGGTTAGTACTCGGACAAGACGCTCAAAAATTTGAAAAACAATTTGCATCTATTCTTGGAAAATCACATGGTATTGTAACTAATAGTGGGTCTAGTTCTAATTTACTTATGATTGCTACTATAATAGCAAATAAGAGACACGCCGAAAACTTCAAAATAATTTTACCAGTGGCAGGATTTCCAACTACCGTCAACCCCGCTCTCCAACTAGGTCTTAAACCAACATTTGTAGATATTGAATTAGAAACATTAAATTTAAATCTCGACCAAGTAGAAATGGAAGCCAGTACCAATACCCATTTAATGTTTGCTCACGTTCTTGGAAATCCCCCCAATATGGATAGGGTAATGGAAATTGTAAATAAATATCATTTAACATTACTGGAAGATTGTTGTGATGCTGTGGGTTCAAAGTACAACAATATTCCTCTTGGTTCTTTTGGACGTATGGCAACCGCTTCCTTCTACCCCGCCCATCATATTACTATGGGAGAGGGAGGATTTGTTGCCTGTAATCAACAAGATGAAAAAATAATAAGAAGTCTTCGAGACTGGGGACGCGGATGCTATTGTGTTGGAAAAAAAGCTAATCTTTCAACTAAAGGAACATGTGGTTGTCGTTTTAAAGCATGGCTGCCTTCTCTCCCAAATGAAATATTTGACCACAAGTATGTTTATGAAAATATCGGATACAATTTAAAGCCAATTGAACTTCAATGTTCAATGGGACTTGCACAATTAGATAAGCTACCCCTAATTCGTATTAAACGCAATTCTAATCATGCCCGATTAACAGAAATCTTCAAACCATATGAGGAGTTTTTTCATATCCATCGTGCCACCCCAAAAGCCAGCCCTTCGTGGTTCGCTTTTCCCATTACTGTGAGAGATGAAGCCCCGTTTAAGCGTTCTCAGTTCACCCGTTACATGGAAGAAAATAAGATTCAAACTAGAAATTACTTCGGCGGCAATATTTTACTTCAACCCGCTTATAGATACCTAGATACATTTAATAATGCTCATACAAGATATCCTGTGGCAACAAAAGTTACAACTGATACTCTTTTTTTAGGAACCAGCCCCATTATTACTCCGGAACAATTAGATTATGTTCAAGAAACAATAAATAAATTTTTTACAAAAAGATTATGGCAATTTTTCGCATAAAACATAACGATTTCGAGAAAACATTCGTTTCTAATATGATTGATACGTTAGATGCTAATGAATGGAAGGATACATTGCGTCTTAACGAACCAGGATGGGATAATCGTTACGATTATGAAGCAAAAATATTATATAATATTATTACTGAATGTAATGCTAAGTCCATTCTCGAAATTGGGTCTGGTCCCGGAGTACTTAGTCAAAAAATCCAGAACTTGCTTCCTAATCCCATTGAATATCATCTTATTGATAAACCATTGGCTAAAAAATACTTTGAAGATAATAATTTTATTGGTAAATTCTTTATTAAAGATATTAGTATTGATTTAGACACAAGCGGATTAAATTCATTATACGATTTAATAATTATTAATGATACATTAGAACATTTACTCGCACCTTCTAATATTGTTAATAAAATTAATTCTCTTATGAATGAACATTCCACTTTATTTGTAAGTGTACCAAATTGGCGTATGGCCCATCAATTTTTATATCGAGGATTATGGGATTACGATAATTTTATTTATTTTATGTATATTCATGGAATAGAAATGGATTCAGTGTATCCATCTTGTCTATTAACCCCCGATTATCCTAGAATAGATTCCGAAGAAACAATGCCCGAAGAACTTAGGCGTAGCTGGAATTGGTATTTTGTCATGAAAAAAAGAAAAGAAAAGAAAATATGAATGAATACACATTAGTTAAAGATATTGCGCGAACATATGGTCCTAAAACATTAATTTATTGTGGCGCAAATCGCGGATTGATAGATTTTATAAATGACAGTCGAATACGAGAATTACAAGTAGAAACTTATAGCGATAACATCAAGCTATATGAAGGCGAAAAGCTAGGGAATCATTTTTCCGATTTTAAAAAATTATTATCCTCTAATTATCACATTGACCATCTTAAAATACCTAGACCTCCTACCGTATTAGAAACAGAATGGGAATGGGATACTTATTGGGTAGCTAACGACCAATCTAAATTTTACTAAAATAAAATATGAAAAAAATTGTATATGTAACTGGATGTTTAGGATTCATCGGAAGCTATGTCACCAAAGCCTGTTTGGAACAGGGGTGGCATGTTATTGGAATTGATAAAATGACATATGCTTCCAATCCCGAATATTTAAAGAGTTTTAATGAGTGGGGTCCTAATGCATTTAAATTTATTCAAACAGATATTAATAATTTAGATAGATTATATGATTGTGATTATATTATTAATACTGCAGCCGAAACCCATGTAGATAATTCTATTATTAGTAGTACAGAATTTTTACATTCAAATATAAATGGCGTACATCATCTCCTGGAGCTAATTAAAACCAAAGATAAATTTCGTATGCCAACTTTACTCCATTTTAGTACCGATGAAGTGTACGGAGACATCGAAGAGGGAGCTCATACTGAAAATGACCTTCTTCGACCATCCAATCCTTATTCTGCAACAAAAGCCGCAGCAGATATGTTAATTTTGGCATGGGGAAGAACTTTCAAGGTTCCTTATATTATTGTTAGACCTACCAATAATTATGGCATAGGTCAATATGCAGAAAAGCTTATACCTAAAGCTTGTAAGTATTTATCATTAAAAAAGAAAATTCCATTGCACAATATGGGAACTCCAAAAAGAAATTGGTTACATGTTAGAGATACTGCCAATGCCATTACTACATTAATAAATAAAAAAGCAGAAGGCATTTATAATATAGGAGGAAATTGCGAATTATCAAATATTATATTAATTAAAAAAATTGTAAAAATTTATAATGGAAAAGAAAATCAAATAATAAATTTTAATCCAGAGAAATATTGTGATTTTTCATATAATCGAGAAGGACAAGACATTCGTTATAGCTTAAATGATAGCAAAATACGAGCTCTTGGATGGACAAACAAATTTGAACTTGTCGACGAGCTACCTAATATAGTAAAGTACTACAAAAATAAATTTGTATGGTAAACAAAGATTTAAAACGACGTATTATTGAAATAGCGTACAAGAATAAATTATCTCATTTAGGTAGTTATTTATCTTGTATAGATACTATTGATTCTATCTTTAAAGAAAAGAAACCAGAAGATATTTTTATTTTATCTAATGGACACGCTGCTTTAGCTCAATATGTTGTGCTTGAAAAATATTTTGGCATAGATGCTGAAATGCTTTTAAAGAAACATGGCGGACATCCCCATCATGATGAAGTAAATCATATTTATTGTTCTACCGGAAGTCTGGGTATGGGCCTTTCGGTAGCAATTGGGCGAGCTCTTGCTAATAAAAACCGCAAAGTACATGTTATGATAAGTGACGGCGAATGTTCCGAAGGTATTATTTGGGAATCTCTTAAATTTATTGATACCCATGACGTACCTAACATTCATATTTATGTCATGTTTAATGGTTATAGTGCTTATGACTCTCTTGATTTTTCTAAATTAAATGCTCAACTTATGGGATTTAATAGTAAAAATCAAATTTCAATAATTCAATGTACATCTGAACACTTTCCATTTTTACATGATTTAAATGCTCATTATCATATTATGTCAGAATCAGATTATAAACTAGCAATAGAAATGACACAATGAGAAAAAATTTTGCTAAAATATTATTCGAAGAAATGTGCTCTGAAGAGGGCAAAAAATTTGTATTACTTACTGCTGATATGGGATATGGCATATGGGATAATATTCGTGACAAATTTCCCGACCAATTTTATAATGTAGGTGCCGCCGAACAATTAATGATTGGAATGGCAGCTGGATTCGCATTAGAAGGAAAAATTCCTATTTGTTATTCCATAACTCCATTTTTACTTTACCGCCCCTTTGAATTAATTCGTAATTATATGCATATCGAAAAACTTCCTATTAAGCTGGTAGGAAGTGGTAGAAATAAAGACTACGGATATCTTGGTTATACACATTGGGCCGATGAAGATTCAGCCATTATGTTAAAATTACATAATATTAGTATTAGTTATCCTTTAGCATCCGATGATTTGACTTCTAAACCAATAATATCTCAAATTCGCCAAATGTTACATCACCCCGCTCCTTATTACATAAATTTAAAAAAATGAAAGTATTAATTACTGGTGGAAAAGGTTACATAGCACGAAATCTTGTCCCGCTATTTATTAGCGCGGGATATATTGTAGATGCTCCTTCACGTACAGAAATGGATTTACTTAACTACGAACAAGTAGATAAATACATTACGAATTCCAATCCCGATATTATTATACATGCCGCTATAAAAGGAGGAAGGCGCACTAAAATAGATACTTGGGAAGAGGTCTTTATTCCCAATATAAAAATGTACGAAAATTTATACGCATATACTATGAAGCCGGGCGTGGACCATCTAAAAATTTTTATAATTGGGTCTGGGGCCGAGTTTGATAGAAGATACCCCATTCAAGAATGTTCCGAAGAAATTATTAAATATTCTTGGCCTATTGACCCATATGGACTATCAAAAAATATTATCACTCGCCGTGTTTTAGAAAGCTTAAACAACATATGGATATTACGTCTTTTTGGGTGTTTTAACTGGGATGATGACCCCGAACGATTTATTAAAAATGGAATTCTAAATCTTAAAAATGGAAAGCCAATAATAATACATCAAAATAAAAAAATGGATTATTTTTATCTTGATGATATATTCATAGTAATAGATTATATTATAAAAACATACACAAATAAAATTATACCAAAAAATATTAACTTAGTATATAATAAGAAAGTAACTTTGCTAGATATTGCTAGTTTAATACATAAATATGTTGGAAAATTTAAACCAAAAATTCAATTGAATGAAACGGAGGAAGCAAATTCTTACACTGGGTCTTCTACTATTTTGTATAGACTTCCTATATCTTCAAAATTAATTGGTCTTGAAGAAGGCATACAACAAACCGTGAAAAAATTATATGAATAAAATAACTTTCTGCATTAATACTGCTAAAAATGAAAAATTCTATCTTAAATTATTATTAGAATCTTTATTAAATGGCATTAATATCAATTTACATGATATTCTTATATTCATAGATTCGGACAACCAAAATACAACAGAAATGTTAATTAATATCAAAAAAGAATTTCCTAATTTAACTATTATCAAAAATAACGGAATTCCTATTGGATATGCCGGAAACATTAATTATATGTTTCAAAAAGCCAAAACCGACGTTGTATCTTATTTACAATCTGATATGATTGTTTGTTTAGATTATGATAAAAAAATTACTAATCAATTAAAAGACAACCATATTCTTTGCTCGACTCGCTGCGAACCCCCCCTACATTGTTCCAATGACAACAATATAACTTTTATTCGCTCTTTCGGATACACTCCGGCGGAATTTCAATATGAAAATTTCCTAAAATTTGCCGAATCAAACAAAGACCCCCATAAACTTACAAATTACTTTTTTGCCCCGTTTACTCTTTATAAAAAATTATGGAATAATATTGGAGGACACGATGTAAATTTTAAAAAATCTCGTGAGGATAGTGACATCGCACTTCGGTTTGCCATTAAAGGTTATGAATTAAAACAAACGTGGGATGCTATTGTGTATCATTTTACATGTACAAGCAGTCGCGGCATCGAGTGGTGGAAACCCGAAAATCAAAATAAAGAAAAAGAACGTATAAAATTTGATAAAATAGAATTGGAAAGATTTATTAAAAAATGGGGAACATTTTTACATCCAACATGTCCAGAAGAAGTTGAGCCTTTTATTAAACAATGCCCTACTTGGCGTGATAAAATAATAGTTACAAATCCGCCAATTGATGAGTCAAATTTAATTTTCTTATAATAATTATAAACATGGAAATCATTTGTTTTATATCATTAATATTACTAATATGGTTTAGAACCGACGCTTGGTTGGAATATTGTCGTCTTTTCCATCTCGATTTCATTTCACATTATAAAGACTATGAAGCTAAAAAACACGAAGATGTCACATTAACTTATATTAATTATTTACAACGAGAACATAACTCCTTTTTTATTCGTTTAATAACTTGTCCAATTTGTTTAGCCGTATGGTTATCAATAATACCATCTATCATGACATCTATAACCCTATTTCCGGTGTTTGTCATGGGGTCTCTTTTACTTTTCACCGCCATTGACCGTTTGTTAGGATAATTATATGGATATTCGAAACGTTACTCAATTTGTTAATTTTATCAATAAAGGAGAATTACAAAACCTAGATATGATTTTTCAACAAATTATAGGATGCATTAATAATTACAACTCTGCTTGTAATTGTTGGAAATCCGAATTAAAAAAGAAACTTTATGATAATTGCTCTTTAATCTATATGAATGCTGTCAAAAATGTCGTTCCTAAATTTAGAAATGAATTTTTATCAAAAACTGAAGACCGGCAAATTCAATTTTATACTGATGGCGGTGCTCTTATAGGAATATTATGTCGCTAAACGATTTGTTCATTAAAAAGTTTAGTATTATTTAATGCATTTAAAACAACTTTTTGCAAATCTTTATCGGCCGTTGCCATTTCTAATGTTTCATGTCCCTTTTCTTCCCACTCGGTTTTAACATTCGAAATTTCTTGTACTAATGGGTCCTGTTTCCGTTCCTCTTCGTTAGGAGCCACATCATAAATCTTAACCATAAGATTATCAATAAATTTTTTTCCTCGGACTCTCCATTTAGGACTCCATTTTTTTAAATGTATTACAGAACCATTCCATTCTTTTTGAATCCACTCGGCTTCATTTTGAAAACGAACATCAGAAATAAGAGCAACCATACGCTCGGAAGATACACCATCATTATGATGCTCTTTTATAAGGTCTCGAATTTTTTGGTCGACCAAATTAACCCAGTATAATCCTTTATCCGACTCATGTCTCCGTTGACATCCCCACCACACTAATAAAGGACGTATAAGAGCTTTTTGTTCTGCTTTTTCAGTTTTTACTTTGGCTTGAAATCTATATCTTTTTAACATTTTCTCTACTTCATCTTTAAGCCTATCGGCAAAAGCAAACCGCATAGGAATATAATGATTTTTTCTAAGAATATCACTGGCAATTTTTACAAATGTATCTTTACCACACCGAGCATAACCCGAAATTCCTATAACTTTCATATAAAATCTTATATTATTCTTCTTTGGATTCAACTTCAAATATTTTTTCAATTTCCTTCTCATTTATACCAAAAGCACGACAAATAGATACCAGCTCATCTTGGCCTTCGTCAGTTCTCAATAATATATTAACATAATCATTAGCTTCAAATTGTGATACTTTAAAACGGTCAGCAACAATTTTAAGCAGCTCTATTTTATGCTTCATTTTTTTGGTTTTAACCCATTTATAAAAACGAAAATCCTTCGGAACTAAAGCTATCAATAATTGATAAAATTGAGGCGAAGGAATTTTATCAAATACTTGATATAAACTTGCCATTTCTTCTACAATCGAAGAATCCATTGAAAGAGCTCGTAAAATCATAAAATGATTAAACGTTTTTCGGTCTTCTTCGGAAAGATTATTATAATAATTTGGGTCTTTTTCTCTCCGAATTGCATTTACATGGTCAAACAAGCTTTTTCTCTTCGGAATTTGCAAGTCGCTCTTTTTGCTTTTCGATTTTCCGGATTTCTTTTCTGGTGCCATAAAATACTTTTTCTAAATCTCCTTGTAAAATGTTTTGATTTTCTCGTAATGTTTCACACCAACCTATAATAATTGGAATACGACTATCTATATTATTTACTCTTTCATATAAAGTTTTTAATTGGTCATCCAGCGTTTTAAGAGAATTATTAAATGCCTCCTGCAACATATAAATTCTTTTATCAATAGCAACAATCATTTTATATAATGCAACTATTGATATAATAATTATAGTAACATATAAAACTGCTAATATCAATAATGCATTCATAATTCTTCATTAAAATCCGGCGAACTTTTGATATTTTTCTTAAAATGTTTTATTTTTTTATTCGGATGATAATTTTTATGAAACGTTTTCCTATGTTCTTTAGAACGAAATTTATTATTTCTACGAAAAGTCTTTCCCATATTTATTATTTTATCTTGGTATTTATACTAACACTCATTTAATAAATAAGCAACTTATTTTAATTGTAAATTTATATAATTTTTCTTCTTACTATTTAATGCCATATTTAAACATATAAAGTAAAATTATAATATTTTGAATATATGGTAATCCGAAATGTATTAAACTCCGAAAAAAAAGGTAACGTAAAAGGAAAAGTATTTCATCTGTTCTATATGGACCTTAAAACTGCTATTTTATTCGATAAAGATTTGAATGCTCCTATCATTTGGGGTTCTAAAACTATTGTTGTTAATACTTTAAAAAATATTCATGAAGAAATGAATGTGGACAAATCTATCAAAATTACCATTTATTCCTATATACTTGGACAAGATGGATTTCGCCGAATTCAAACTTATAACGGTCCCATTGATACCATTGGGAAATATCTCATGCGATATTAGTACACCGCTGTTTCAAAACAAACAATATCAAATTCTTCACCATAATTGCCCAATTCAAATTGTATCTCTACATCATCATAATTAAGACTAACATAGATTAATTCTTCGGTTTTAAAATTAAAAATGCCGTATATTTGATAGATTTTAGGATGTAACTTTTTGAGAACCATTGATTTAATCATATCAAATACACGGCATATTAATTAATTAAATAATCTTATTCATAACAGATACCGAAGCATTGCCTACAGAAACGGCATTCATGTTACTTACGGGTCTTATTTGTAACAATTTTTCAGCATTATCCACGAGATTAATAGACTTGGCCTTTGCTTGGTCCAAAGTAAGCTGAATAACTGGAGTCATAGAATACACCTTAGGCGGTCGCCCTTTACCAGATGGAATAGAACCTATTTCAGCAATCCTTCCTTCTTCTATAGCTTTAGTCATTTTAACACGAAGCGTAATCGAAATAATATCAGGATTAAGTTGATGAAGGTCTTCAAAGGTAAATAATGCATCCTTAGGCCACGTTACTGATTGATTAGTATTATTTTTCTTTTGTTTCATATGATTTAATAAATGTTTTAAATGTTACTACCTTTTGGTATTATACTCATCTTAACACAGCAAATATAATATGTCAAGCACTATTATCACCTTTAGTCAAAAAAAGATTGTTGATTGTGCGAGCAAGGTCCACGATATTATTAACATCAATAAAACGAGCATTTTTACCATACATTTTACGAAACCATTCCATTTGATAAGGCTCTTGAGAATGTTGGCTATAATTAATTTTACTATAATATTCGTCTCCAATATAATAACTCAATATTTCAACTCCCATTCGACGTATTTTTTCTACTTGCTTTTTGGTGTGCTCAGCTCCCGTATTCCCATCATATAATAATGGAATTTGTAAATGTGGAATAATCATTCGGAAAAACGGCTCACCATCTGAAAGATTTAAAAAATATCTATTTTCCTCGTCTGGTGTAATCTCCTCAAAAACACTCATAATAGCCCCAAAAGCTAATCCTTCAGGTGTACATCCATTTGGAACTAAATATGGAAAAAGGGATTTAATTTTATTAAATTTATCTACTTTTGAATCATAAGCTAATATAACATAAGGAAATGAATCATACATTCCCTTATATTTTTCGGCAGATTGAGTCGAACGAAAAGATACTGTTACATGAATATTTTCAATCATACTAGCTGCTTTACAAATTGCCACTACCGCAGTCATAGTCTTTTCCCATTTTTCTCCTAACATTGAACTACTGGCATCTACGGTAATATGTAAATTAACGCCGGGACAAGGTTCTATGTATATTTTATGAAAAATATCTTCCGAATCCCACGCCAACTCATGTAAATGACGCCTATTAATTTTACCTGACTTTTTGCGTAATGCTTTAACAGGATTAATTTCCCTTCGTATTTGCAACTTTCTCCCTAATTGAGTACCAAGTATTATACCCCTCTTTACGGCGTCTGCCACCTCTTTAGGCGGGTCGGGAATGTTGGACCCCATCTGTTTAGCCCCCGACATAGGAAACATCTCTACGCCCGACAGGACGAGTTCTTTGGTCATTTTATGAACAACTATACAATCTACCTTAAAACATTCACTATTGCCTTGAATTACAACCGGAACATCTACTTGTTTTATAATAATTCCATGTTTTTCAATTAAATTTAAAAGTGATTTTTGATAATCAGTCACCGCAGCCTTAGGTACATCTCCCCATATAAAACGACGCTGTTTATCAATAAAAAAATCTAATTTTTGTGAATCTTTTTTATCAACGGGAGAGTCTGATGTTTGATTTACTGCTTTTTCATTATTTTTAAGCTTTTCAGGATGTAAATTTTGCCCAGTAATAATATCAGAAATCTCTTTTATCATTTCTGTACCAACATCTTTTCTTTTTCCTTCTGTTAAATCCTCATCATTATCATCTTTATTATCCCCATTAAAATCTGTCTCTTCCTTTTCATTGGCCGAAAAATCATCTTCTCCAAAATCAAAATAATCATTGGGGTCGGCAAGGTCAGATTTCTTTTTTTGAATCTTCCATTTCCCCTCAGTCTCAAGCTTTTCTTGCTTATCTATACAATCCAATACAATTTCTGTTACTTTAAATGCACATTCTATACGGTCTTTTGTAGTAGATAAGCGGTCTATATGACTAATATCAATAACTTTAGCTATATCTTCAAGTCGAGGAAGGGCCAAAAGGTCGGTGTGTTCATTAGTAAAATTTGTAATTCGAAAATCATACGATTTAAGACTCGGATAGCGACAATCGTCACTTTGTAATATTAAATCTATTTCGGGAGAATTCCAAAATTCTTCATACATAGCCGCATAATATCCCCGATATCCTGGTGCCTCATTAAAAACATAAGCATCAATATAGCGGTCTTCAATTACATTTAACATTCCATGCATAAATCTTTCCATTGAAGCTCGTCGTATATTTTTAGCATCGGACATTTGATATATCTTATGAGGAACATTTTGATAGGCATGTTTAATCATATCGAAATCAGTAAGTAAAACATGTCCTGCCTCATGAAGTGCAAGTCCTACGGCTACGTCAAAATCTCGCTTATTATTTATTTTGGCTGAAATATAAATTTGCTTTCCGCTATAATTAAAACTATTAGGAGCATCACAAAAATATACAGGAATAACACGCCGAGTTAAAATTCGAACAAAGTTAGATATAACCGCTCGTATAGAAGCCAGTCGTACCATATCAATGCTAAAAACAAGATTTTTATTTTCGGAGTCTAATTCATTTTCAATAAAATTCGAATACTTATCGATATCTAACCAAAAATCAATTTCGGCCGGAGATATTTTTTTCCCTAAATGCATTGCTTTTTATTTATAATCCATTTATTTAATTAGTTTTTATAAATATTAAAAAGGAACCTTTTTCTTATTAACTAATGGGTCATTAATAGGACTCTTTACATCATTAGGAAAATATTTTTGCAAAATAGATTTTACAAACGTTCGTTCACTATCGGCTCCGCCATCATCGGGATACTCTGGATAAATAGCGGCTTCGGCGATTTCTTCAAGCGTAAAACCATCCATTACTAATTCGGCCATTTCTATCATATTGGCAGGAGGAATAGCCATAGAAATTTTTGCATCTTCCATTTTACATTGAGCAATTAAATCATCAGAAATAGAAGCCAAAACATTCATCAATTTTACTTGCTCATCAGTTCTAGCCAAAAAATAAATACCAAAGAGATGCTTCAATTCCTCAGATGAAAGCAATGACATTTCAAGCTTCATCGGAAATCTTCTTGAAATAGCCCGGTCCAACACTTTTGTTGCAGTAAATTCATTACCAATATTAGCCGTAGCTATAAAACTAACATCATCTGCTACTTTAATTATGGAGCTTGTAGAATCCTCATCTAACCGCAAATATCGCTGAGTAGGGTCAACGACCGTCATTAAAATATTCCATGCATCATGCGTTCCGCGTGTAAGCTCATCCAGAAGAATAACAGTCTTGGGAGTTGTAATGGCATTGACAAATGCCGATTTGTGAAATACAGTTCCGGTTTCTTTTTTATACGTGGTATTTCCTATAAGAGTGGCACGAGCATCTTGTGTTGAACCAATATTAAACCGCTCCAACGGTCGATTAAGTGCTTTGGAAGCACACCGGGCAGCCATTGTTTTGGCACATCCTGAAGGTCCAATAATCATAATGTTCTTATTTCTAACAATAGAACGTACAAGGTACTTCCATTTTAAATCAGAAATTATTAATTCTTTGGGCTTTAGAGATATGCACTTCTCTAAAATAAAATCGGATTCTGTAACATTCATAGATAACAAACATACCAGAATAAACTCTTAAGTCAAATAAAAAATGTCTTGGTTATTACAAATACATAAAAAATAGGGGCTAACAATTCTGTCGCCCCTATTAATACAATCAATCAATTAAATTTATTATTTAAACGGTACTGTCAATCTAGTATTAGGTTTCTTAGAAGGATACTTTGTTTTTTCTGTACGTATAGAAATCGGACTTCGTGATTTATATTCAATTTGTCGTTTAAAATCTTTAACTTCTCTCATTGGTTTTTCGGGCAAATCAGATTCTTCTTTAACTTGTTTTTCAGTATAATTTCTTTCTTTATTCTTTTTTTCGGAGAGTTTCTCATTAGTAAATGGTAATATCTTTGGCTTATCTTTTTGCGGCAATCCCTTATCGGGAGCCGGTAATTTATATTCCATAGTTGCATTATCTATAGATTTATTATAAGCAAGACGAGTACTAGTTTCAATATTTTTAAAATTCGTTTTTAGAAATTCAACTACTTGGTCTAAATTTTGATTAGAAATATAAATGCGGTCTTCATTACGAATAAAAGCTTCAATATTAAAATTATTTTCCCACCGTGGTATAATACGAACGCGGAATAAATCTTGAGATGAAACCATAATATCATCATGGTCATCCCATACCACCGTGGCAGAAGAATCAATGGACTTTACAGCTTTCGAAATAATATCTAAAATTTCCGATTTATTATATCTATCGTTTCTTTTTGGTATAATATTTTCTAAATCTTTAGCACTAATAACTTCAGGAAGTCTTTTATAAATTTCTTGATTTATAGAATTACGCTTTTCTACTTCTTCTAATAGAACTTTACGAATAAGTTTTTGAAATTGATTAACTTTCATGCTATCTTATAAATATCAATATATCTACAAAAACACTTTATTTATTGTCATTATTATTAACACCCATATCCCGTGGAACTAAAGGAACATAAGAGTCGGGAACTGTTAATCCCATTGCTTTTTGTCTCCAAAGCATAAGTTCCGCCCGTTCTGTATCGGCTTGTTTTATATGTTCTTTTTCTAAAACTTGAATTCTTCCAAAAAGCTTATCAATATAAAGGTCATTTTTAGCCTGAATTCCTTCTAGCTCAGCCTGAATATTTCTAATCTTACCTTCATAATAAACTCTTTCAGATTCTAATCTTTCTTGAAAACATTTTCGCATGAATTCAAAATCTTTTTGTTCATTAATAATATGGTCAGATATATCTTTTACATTTTGTTGTATATGTAATTTTAATTGTTCTTCTAACCGTTGAACTAAAGCTGTTCCTACAGGATGATTATCCATTTTTCGATGTTCAACTATTAATTGATGATTGGCTGTCTGTGAAATTTTAAGCTCTTGAACTTGTTGATTTAAAGGCCAAAACGCCGCCCCTCCAATTGCAAGAAATAAGCCGGCAGCAGCAATTAAAACTCCCCAATCTGTTTTACGAGGTCCTTGGGCTTGGGTAACAGCCACAACAAGCTTTTGAATTTCGGCTTCAACAGACTTTCCTTGCTGTCGAACTACTGTGGCCAAGTCTTTTAAATCTTCTGTTAAACGGTCAAGGCCAACTTCAAGTTTAGCTACTCGGGGTTCTAGGGTATAATCTTTCTGAGCCAATTTATGCAAATCTTCCATACAATTAAAATATCTATCAAATTATATTTGTTATAAATATAAATATAATAAAATATTAAATTAATATAAAATTTTTATTAATTACATTTCGACCAATTACAATTGGGACAAGTACAACATCCATCTATAAATACAATTTGAGTTCCACAAGAAGGACATTTTTTACCATCTGCCACCGTTCCATTTTTAATATATTTTTTTAATACACGTGCCGCGGCCGCTCCAAGAGAAGTAATATCACTAGCTCCTTTTTGTAATTGGTCAACAGTTTCTTGAATGGGAATACCGCTGCCTAAAGATAAAGATACAAACCGGAAAAGAATTTGCTCGGTAGGAGTAAATTGTTTAGAAAAATCTTCTATTTCAATATCATCTCCAATTTCTAATGCGTATTGGTCACTTTTAACTTTACGCATTTTTCCTTTTTTTTGATTAAATTTAAATCCAAACCCATTCATATGTCCGCCAAACATTTCATATGGTTTCCCATTTAAAATCCCCACTACCATAACAAATTTATCTCCTTTAGCAGTAACAACATGGATATCCGATTCTAATACAGTCGGCCGTTCTGGTCGAACATGAGTAATTTGTTGAACACTTTCACGAGAAATATTTAGCTCTTTCAACTCATCATCAGAAAAATTTTGAGCATGTATATTAACACCTTCTTCTTTCAATTTAAAAGCTAAATTTTTAAATGGAATGCTGGATACAATACCATACATTTTTTTATCTGGAAAAGCTGCGATAGATTTAACTTCTTTTTTATATGCTTCTAAAATAAAATTATACACGTCTTTCCAAGTAGAACCAATTGGAAGCATATAAGTTACTGAAATGGAGCTATCAACCCATTTCATTACTTTTGACATAAGCTCAAGTTTATCCGAAGGCAAAATTTCAATAGATTCCTTAAAAGCAAATTTATGTCGATGTTCATTAATAAAATCAGCAATAGGTTTACCATATTTTCCATCCCAAGTATCTACAATAGTATCTGAAGATATAGGTATAGGAATTCCGGCTTCCGCAAAAGTATCACGAACAACTCGTGGAACACAAAAATAATATTCGTACTTTCCTCCCATACGAGTACGCTTCCAGAAATACATAAAGAAGGCAGGCTCAATACCATATGAAAGCACAAAATCTCGAAACATTAACGAAAGAGTATTATGATTAATTAATCCATTTGAAGTTATATAAGTATGATTTTTTGCCGAAACTTCAATATCATAAGTTTGCATCTCTTCCCGGTAAATTCTTTTTACTTTAGATGTCACATAATTTTTCAATTTAAACGGAAAATAAAAAGATAAATCTATATACTTCCCAATTTCATTTAAAGTATCCCGATTTATAAAAATATAATTTTCATCTTTATTATTACAAATAAATGTTGTTAATTTAGAATATAATTTGGATTTCGTAGTAATAATAGAAGATAATCTTGCTTGTATATCCCTGGCTAAGGCAATACTAATATAAATTTTTTCTCTGTCTATTTCATATTCAAATTCATTTAATAATTGGGTTTTCCGATTACTTATAAATCCAATCATATCCCTGAATTTTAACTTGTCATTTTTAAATCGTATTGTTACCCGAAACGTTTTGTCATTATATCCCCCATTTTGTTTGTCTATTTCCCCTAAATATGACTGAATACCTAAATACATTAACAACTCTTGCACTTCAGCCGTTATATGTTTATATTTTGAATATAATGAAATACATCCCTCGGATACAGTACCATCGGACTCAAACAATCCTCTTAAATATGCCGCAATAACAGATTTTTTTGAATGGAAAATCGCTTCGGGAATATGATACTCATGCGACTTTCCATTTTTAACTGTCGAAATGCTTGACTTTTTTTCTAATCCATTGTTTATCAAATAATTCCCAAGATTAATAGAATGTGTCGTTATTTCATACATTTTCTTTTTTTCCACCAGAATGCAGCTACAATCTAATGAAAACAAAGTTCGTGTTAAATTAATAATATAATCTGCTAAATCTTTGTCTTCGGAAAAAACAGGAAACCTAATTCCATCTACCAGCCCCGATTCGCTCCTAAATTTTATACTGCCATCGCCAGTAAATAAACCAATATACTCGGCCAAACGTTCATCTAATTCTGACGGCAAGGTTAGAGGAGATATATTATGATGTTCACTAATTAATTCATTATTTAATTTTACATAATCAGGCCGTTCATTATCGACGCCTAAATATGATATTACAATATCTCCTACAATAATATCAGGAGAATATTTCCATTCATATGTCTTATTATTTAATACTCGAATTCTATGAGTAGAAGAATTTTTTGCAATCCTCCCATCTTCTAATTCAATTACATAACCATCTACAATTCCATTATTATAATACTTTATAACATTTGTGTTACCTGTTTCATTAGAAACTTGAATATTATCAATTATATCTAAAAATTCCTTTTCTTTTGGATGATTGCTTACCAAATCTTTTATTTTAATAAGCCCCGAATTAGTAACTAGCCTAGTATTTTCTTCGATACATCCGGTTGGAGCAATAGAACTAACGGTAACATTACGTGCATGATTGCCCTTAAGAATCGGAACTTTAAATTCTGAATTTAAACGTTCTGATTCTTTTATAATACGAGATACGAAAGGGGCGGTACGCCATTTTTCTTTATTAAACAATTCAAAATTACCCTTTTCATTTCCAAGTTTCTCGGTACTAATATAAAGCCAATAATTATACCATTTTTCAAATTCTTCAACCGCCTCGTTGCCTTCTTTAGAGCCATACAGAAGACTCTGTTTAAAAAGCCATGCCGCAATATTAGTTACGCCGGCTCCAGTCCTGCGAAGTTTTTTAATAGCCAATTCTTGATGAGGAGTGGCGAATGTTTTATAAACTAATTCACATTCATTAACATTATCAAGAAAACGATTAATTGAATGCCCAATTTTTTCTAATTGTCCTATATAAATTTCACGCTTAGTAGAAAATTTACCACAATTAATAGATGCTAAAACACACAGCGACTCTCTGGAAAGATATTGTTCCGAACATGCATTAGTAGAAAGAATCCTTGAATCATATTCATCTTCCGGGTCATATAAAGCATCAGAATTACTATATTTGCGAGCTATATCAATATTTTGAATCCCCGGTTCTGCATTTTGATGCATATTTTTTGCAATCAATTCCATTAATTTACGAGCAGAAACTTTTTTACTAATCACTTCTTTTTTTCGGTCATGCGTAGCCAATCGATAATAACGTCCGGTTTCCTTTTCCCTAATAGAATTCATATCAATACTATGAACATCCACATAAACTTTATCTCCCTTTTTAACCGCTGGAATTTCAAATTTAAGTTCCCATTCTTCATCTTTTTCTACGGCTTTGTAAAACTTTTCTGTACATTGAACCGAAATGTTTGCATTTTGTATTTTAGTAAAATCCGATTTAATTTGTATAAATTCTTCAACATCAGGATGGTCACAAGATATACTAAATAACATGGCCGGAATTCTACCTTTTTGTCCTACAAAATATCCAATTTTATCTTGAAACTCCATCCAATGTACTGCTCCTGTACTTTGATTGGCAGAATTAAGAACTCGGCTTCCTTTAGGACGAAGCCTTGAAAAATCAATACCTAACCCTTGTCGAAAAGCGGCACATTTAGCAATAGTATAGGCCGAATTTTTAAAAATGGCTTCGAGACTATCCCACTCTTCTCCATCTCGATTGCCTCCTAAAGATATAGTAGTACAATTACAAAGACTTATTTTTCTGCCCGAACCTGCGCCTTGCATGATTGAGCCGGCGGGGTGCCACCAATCATTATAAATTTCATCAAACCATCGAGCACTCCAATATTCTCTAAGTTCTTGGGTTGGTTCAACCGAAGCTATAAAATCACAAACTCTTTTAACAGCCTGAGGATATGTCTCTTCCGGCATAAGAGCATATTTCTTTTTAAAAGCATCTATACTAAATTGATTTCCTTGAAAATATTCTTCGGTTGTAATTTTTTTAACGTCTTCGAATTTTGTTACATGTTCCATATCTTTATTCTTTATTCTTGTAGATGGATATAAGTAGATAATTTTAATATGAAACAACTAAATAAAATTATCAAAAATTACATTATTTAATATCTATTCTTTATATTTAGGGAGTCTTTGGTTTTTCATGTACTTCATTCCATCGTTTTCCAAAAATTGCCTTAAGTTGTTCTTCGGAACTCTTAATACTGTTTATCACTTCCATACCTTCAACACTATTTTTATCAAAAATTTCAATTTTTCCATATGAAGTATTAAACTTACACGGATACCATTCACCATCGGGACCAAATCTATTTTTCATTACATAAATACGACCCGTTCCCGACATTTTATCCTCTTTCTTTCGAGATAAAGACATAATAAAATCGCCAATCATAATTTTACGATAGCTATCCGCTACTCCCATCGCTTCAATAATATCCTCTTCATGAACACCCCGATTAGCTTGTGATGCAGTCCACCCCGGCACTTGTAATTCTCCTAAAATTCCTCGCAATTCTTCATATACATTTCCTGCCTCATTATAAGAATTTGAATTTCGCTCTTGCATAAATGGACGCAAAAGGTCAGCATAATCAACAATTACAATATCAATTTTTATGCCTGTAATTAATTGTAATCTTTCAATATGCATTTTTAAAGTTGAAGCCGATGCGGTTTTAGTCGGAAAATATTTAATAAAAAGCTTTCCACACCCCTTTGCTTTAATTTCATCTATTTTTGCCTGAACAATAGATTGTCCGTTTCGTACTTCTTGAAATGCTAATTCTGTAAAAATAGAATCGTACCGAAGCCCTACATATTTTTCATTTAACTCCATTGTAAAATGAATGACATTTTTTCCTTGTAACATAGCTTCTGCCCCCAGCCGAGCTAAAAACCACGATTTACCAGACCCAGCAGGAGCTACAATAAATCCAAGCTCACCTTTTCCAAGCCCACCATCAAGATGTATATCTATAATAGGCCAGTTAGTTTTTATAACTTCCCGAGCCATTTCCGTCATTCTCTGATTAACCTCAGTTAAGTACTCATGTCCAAGATTGCGCTCCATTCCTGCCTTTGATGCTTCATTAATCACATGCCAAATGCCTTCATAATTACCATCTTTTAATAAAGCTTGCGATTCCCAAATAGCATTTTTTAATTTTTGATTTCGACAAAAAGTTATAAATTGTTCTTTAACATATGCTAAGTCTTTAGAAATTTTAATTTCACTATATGCTTTCATTAATTGTTCCTTTACCGCCATATGCATTATAGCATCTTGTATTTTTGTCATTTCACAATGAAATACTGCCATTGAAGGTATATCACGATAAATTGGAAAATAAGAAGAAATAAATTTTACTACCCATTTATGGGCATCCGTTTCAAAATATTCGGGCTTAATAATATCAATAATTCTTTCCAAAAAAGCACGGTCCGATAACATTGCCGCTAAACATTTTGATTGAAAAGATGTCCCAAATTTCTTTAAATTATTTATTTCACTGGATTGCATAAATTTCTTCTTAATGACTAGGCATAACTTATTTTATAAAAAATCAAATTGCAATTTATAATAAATCTACCATAAAATATAATAAATCGCTTATTTTTTCTTAATTTTATTTGACATTTTTAAATGTCTGATACTATGTATAACATGTTCGGTAATAACGCCGAACTTAAAAATCTCCAAAGGAGTAAAATAATATGAAAAATGAATCTTACATAGTCGACATCCTTATCGACAATAAACCCATAAGGAAATTTCCCTTCGAAGATAAAATCTACATTGAAGCGCGTAAAGATAAAGAATATTCCATTCGTATAAAAAATAATTCAACCCATCGAATTTTAGCTGTAACTTCAGTTGATGGTCTTAATGTTCTCACAGGAAAATTTGATACTGAATATAGCGATGGATATGTAATTAACGGATATAATTCTCTAATTATAGACGGATTCCGCGTTTCTGATGAAAAAGTTGCCGGTTTTATTTTCGATTATAAAGATAAATCATATGCCGCGTCCAAAAAAGACGGCTCGGAGAAAAATGTTGGCGTAATTGGCGTCCGAATTTTTGAAGAAAAATTTGTACCTTTTCTATGGAACACGGTTACATACGATAATGATAATATTCCAGTAAAAGGCGGTTTCAATCCGTATTCTCCCAATATTCAAACTACTGTTTCATGCGACAATTCGTTAAAAGTAAATTGTTTTTCTTGCTCAACTACCACCCCGATTGGTTTTGATATGGGAACAAAATGGGGCAATTCTAAAGAAAGTCCAGTCATCGAAGTTGAATTTAACAGAGGAAATCTTTCTTATTCTACGAATATTTATTATGCCAGTCGTAAATCATTACTTGAAATGGGCGTTCCGATGGATAATAAAAAACAAGTAAGTTTTCCTAAACCATTTAAAAATAGAAAATATGCCAAGCCACCGGAAGGATGGCAAGGATAATCTTTAAAAACTATCCTCCCTTTCCTTGTTATCATTGGAAGGGGAGGTTATTTATATCCAATCGCTCGCCTTTCTTCGGGAGTAAGCTTTGCCAAAGCAGCCTCCTTAAGCTTTTGTTTGTTCTTCTTTTGCATTTCTTCCCTCTGTTCCCGTTTCTCTTTTCGTCTTTGCTCCGCTTTTTCAAACTCTTTTAATTCTTTACGTAAATAAAGTTCAATTTCTTCATTGGTCATATCAAAAAACTCACAGGAAATCCATTATTATAGTCGACCGGACCATTTCTAATTATTCTAGAAATATAAATTAGAAAATAATCATCTTGTATCTCTTCGGGTAAGGTCGCTTCATCATTAGAACCATTAAAATTCCACCACGAATCTTTTAAACATGGATACACCTTTTTTCATAACTACAATAATTCGAATTGTTTCTTCTTCTAAAGATTTAAGTAATTTATCATGTTTATTTCTAATATCATAATAATCAACTAATAATTTATTCATAATTAACTTATTCCTTTCTAATCACTGCATCAAGTGGACCAAATACATCACTTATCCAAGTAATATGATTGGGCAAATTATTATCAATCATATCTTCTCGTACCATTTTAAAAAATGCATTTCGGTCCAACATAGGTATTTTTTCTGTTACCAAACATTGATTACAATGTAATTGTCCTATAGTAGTTAACGCCGTCGTTTTTAATTGCATTAAAGCTATATTTCTATCTAAAATACTTTTGCCATTAAATATATTTTCACATACTTTGTATTTATTTTTAAATCCATCTGCATGTTTAATTATTTCATCAATTGTATGTTCGATGGATTCATTTAACCACGGAAAATGTTTTACAATAGTTTTTGGACCTGCTAATTCAATTCCGGGCACATTATCCGAAGCATCTCCATCTAATGCTCGATATAACACAAAATTATTAGGATGTACTTGATAATCGGACAGAACTTCCGCAGGACCATAAATTCGTTTTTTCGTGGGAGAATAAACAAATATGCGATTATCACAAAGTTGTAAAAAATCTTTATCTGAAGACATTATGTACACCTTTTCCGATTCTTTAAAAAAATCCAAGGCTAAATAAGCTATAACATCATCGGCTTCTACATGGTCAATAGAAAGCATATTTATTGGAAGCACTTGAAGATAATTTACAAGCCGCAAATATTGTTTTCGACATTGCTCTTCTTCCGTAGATGCTTCTGAAATTTCTTCATATGAACGATTAAGACGAATTTTTCCTTTTCTATTTTTTTTATAATCTGGAAAAATTTGACGGCGTTTAAACGACCCGCCAACACCATCAAAAACGACTATACATCTTGTAGGTGCTAATAGCTTTATAGCATATCCTACTGATTTTAAGAATCCTACTATACCCCCGGTATGATTCCCATTTTCATCCATCGCCGGATTGGCACTCCAACATCTCATAAATGTATTAGTACCATCTACTAATAAAATATTCGAGTTAGTATTTCTTTTCCAATCTTTACGGTCCCTCATATTATGAAGGACACTATAAAGTTTAGCTTTTTCTTCTTGATTAAGTTCCATTATTCTTCTTTGACTGCATCTTTAGTAATATCATCATCCTCCGAATTCGTTTCCTCAACATCTTCAATAATTTTAGAATTGGGGTCCCGATATTGCATAATATATTTATTACAAATAGCCTGATAAACTTCTTCTTTTAAATCTTTATCAGTATTCATAAGTTCTACAAATTTTGGAACATCAAATTCAATTTTTTCACCATTTGCACGAGTAAATTTATATCCTTTCTTATCGCCGGTTATAATGCCATAAAGTTTCATATAATTCAACCAACTTGAAAGGTCTTGAATTCCCGAATCATAATGAATTTCAAATTGAGCAGTACGATAACAAGGACCACAACGATTTTTAATAACTTGAGATGTACATTTCATTCCAATTACTTCATCAACTCCATTTTTCTTGACTTTAAGTTTTCCAAGATTAGCTAAACGGATACGAACCGAACAGGCAAATGGCAATGCTTTTCCACCGGGTACAATCCATTTGTCACCAAAGGGACCCGCGCTCATATTGTAACGAACTTGGTTTGTGTACACAATAAGCACCCGTTGATTAGACACAAGATTAGTAATCTTTCTCATTGCTTTACTAAGGATAATTGCCTTTCCGGTATTATATCCGCTAACCCCGTGTTCCGATTCCATTTCCGTTTCGACGGATGCTTGGGCAACCGAGTCAACAATAATAGTTAAAAGACGCTCCGCACTCTTTTTTCGAAAAACCCCAATGACTAATTCTAACATGTTAAATAATTCTTCAAGAGTTGTAAACTTTTGATAATTAACATTACAAATATTTACTCCGAGAGCTTCCCAAAATTTCTTATCTACACTTGACTCCGAATCAAAAAATACAGCTAGGCCGCCGCGTTTTTGTGTTTCTGCAATAATTTGGGCACTAATCAAACTTTTACCAGTACTTTCCAAACCACTTAATTCTACCATTCTTCCTACTGGAAATCCGCCATGTGGTCGATTTGAAATGGCAAGGTCAAGAAGAGTCGAGCCAGTGCTTATCCATTCTCTTACATCTACGGGATTATCTTCTTCATCTAAGAAAAATGATATTTTACTTCCATCTTTTTGAGATTTATTAAGTTCTTTTTGAATTAAAAGTGCCATTTCATCTCGTTCAATATCAGAACCTAATTCTACATGTTTACTCGATAATTTCTTTTTTTCAGCCATAATTTCTCCTATAATGAAAGAAAGCCTACTAATTTTCTAGTAGGCTTTCAATTTATTTTAATGGGTTTTCAAGAATTATTGCTCGAAAAACTTTTCGAACTCTTTAGCGAGGTCAACATCCGTTGGTGTTGCTGTTGGTGCTGCCGGCGCGGGTACTACCGGCGCAACGGACGGTGAAGATACCGCAGCAGTTGTGGCCGGGGCATTGGCAGATGGTTCTTGATTACGCAAGCTGGATTCAACCTCGACACCTTCAGGATTCAACCATCGTGTGATAATCTCTTTAAGCTCATCATATGATTTTAAAGGGAAAATCTTAAGAATATCGGTTTGGTCCTTCAGTTTCTCCAAAAGGTCTTTTCGTTTAGGGTCAACGACCGGAGAAGTATTCGGGTCAGCAAGAATATTAGTCTCAGGAAATGTCTGACCATCTTTACTTACTTTCTTGCTTTCCTTACGAAATTCAACTTCAATATCACGACCATCTGTCAAAGAAGTAATATCACCATATTTGGCATTAGTCATTAATTTTAAAAGTTGTCTATAAACTTGCACTCCAAATCCCCAATATCTAACCCCCAATTCTTCCTCTCCCCGGACAATAATAGGAGCATAAGTACGGGTAACGGGAGCAAGCTTTGTGGCAATAGCCTTTTCCTCATTACTACCACTTGCTCGTAGAGCATCAATGGTTTCTAAAATGGGGTCTGGTTTACCAAAAGTACACGGTGCTAAATAATTATTTCCTCCGAGTTTAAAATAAAAACGAAGTTCTATAAATGGATTTTCAGGATTAAACTTATATGGAACAATACGAATATTTTGTTTTCCTTCTTTAGGTTTCCACAAAAGTTTTGCATATTCTGATGCTTTCGAACCTTCCTCAAATTGCTTGAGACGAGCTGCTAATTTTGCTATATTTACTGACATATGTTTTTTTATAATTTAATTGGTTAACTAGGTAATTATTCAATCATTAATCATTAATATCAAATTAAATCTTGAACCTTTTTACCTTAATACATAGCGCAGTAAAACACAAAACATATGACTCTGCAACTTATTTTAATTCAACAAGAATTATATTAAATTAATCCAAAATAATAGAAATTTTCAAAGGAATTATTCGAATTGAAACATCTCCAGTAATTATAAGTGAATTCTCATATAATTTCCAATTAACTACATACGATTTATCAAATGACCCATGTTCCTCTTCAATCAGGCGGTTCATGGCATTTAAAGTATAAAGTGTATTTGTTTGTTTTTTACGATGAATTAAAATTGTATTTGGAAACTTAGGCGCATCTTTTTGCATATTCAAAACATTATACGTTAAATAAATTTCCTTAAAATTTTTAGCATTAGTAAATACAAAAATTCGATTACTATATACTTTATAAAATTTACGTATTTCTTTAGATACTCCTTGAAAATCTTTAGAATTAGAAAAGGTACACAATAACTGTCTTGAATCTTGTTCTGTCATAAATTAAAACGTGACTTATTCTGACTTTACATAATAAGATAAAAATTTAACGGCTTCTCGAAGACCCATTTCATCTGCCTTTTTAATTAATTCGTGTAACTGTTCTTTTATATCTTTTGTTATAGCAAAGGCTGGATTTGAAAAACTAGCGGGGTCGGTTGAAAAAATTTGGCGAGCCACTTCTTTTTCTGCCTCAATTCTTTCCGGAGTCCGGGGAGGAGAAGGACTGGCAGAAGGGGGCGGCTGTGGGAAAGAAGCGGTTGATTTTGTTTCTGGTGAAGGCTCAATTTCCAGCTGCTGGTCACCCTGAAAAATTGTCGGTACTTTGCTTTTTTCTTTCGTGTTATCATTTTTATAACCCCCGCCGCTATCCGCAGGAAGTTCTCCCGGCTCAGGATTGGAACCAGGCGGGGCTTTCTTCGTCGACGCCCCCTGAGATTTATGAAGCTGCGGCACTGGATTTTTCTCAAAATGAGTACCACGCGCAATAGCCTTAGCTTTATGCTTTGGTGTAGGAAATGTAACAAGAATACCATCTTTATTATACGCCTGTCTTTCCGGAAATCGTCCCTCAACCATACGATTAGTAACTTCAATAACTATATTTTTATCTATTCCCCTTTTCAAGAGATATTCCCGCAAAGCATCCATATGGGTTACTTCTTCCATTTTAAATATTCCATCAATAACTCTCTCGTCGAGACAAACATCGGCAAAAACTTGGTCTAACATGTCACTCATAAGCTGTTAAAATATAAATATGTAATATTAAAGCTAAAATGCAGTATATTTATCAATATGATTAATCTAAAATCCATCATCTTCGAATCTATGTCAGTCGATGATGCAGAAAAAATCTTCTTTCAACATGGCGTAAGAAACGCTTCTCAAAAGAATAAAGAAGAGCTTAAAACTGTATATAGACACTTAGCCCTTAAACTCCATCCTGATAAAAAAGGAGGAAATGCCGAAGATATGAAGCAATTAAATGCAGCATATGAAGCTCTTAAAAAGGCCCTCTCTTTTTCTAATATTCCTTCCAATTCGTTTTATGGAAGAACAATGCCAAAAGATAAAAAAACTAAAGATTATTTAAAACCCATACATTTTATATTCAAAGACGAATATAATGATAATATTATTACTCAAGGATGGTTTGATTTAATAGATATGCATCAAGTTATACAACGTTTAATTCGACGAAAAATAGATATTTCTTTTGACCCCCTTTATCCAACCCATCCAAAAACTGGCAAATTACTTACAAGAAATATTACAGTTTATTGTAATTTTAAAAAATTTAATTTTTTTAATAAAGAAGTAGAAATATTATATGTTAAGAATTTAGCTAAACGATATGCAACTACTCCACCACAATCGGCTTAACATCTTGATATGAATTTCCCATATAAGCTTTCATAGGAAATTGACCATTGAAGCTCATAATTTTTTGTATTTCTTTTAAAAGACCCATTCCTTCTGGTTTATAATAATCAAATAAAATGGCATCATAAATATAAAGTATAGCTTTTGTTTTATATCCCCTTAAAAAATCTAAAACTGACTTTATTTTAGGAATGCTTAATTCGCCCTCAGTCGCTTGCAAAATATAGTTGAATACTTTAGGCGGGCTGGGGTCTAAAAGATGCCTAGAAGTTATTTTACGCTTAAAGAAAGGGGTCTGGATATAACCTTTGGTTTTAAAAAATTCCCATTGTTCATCCATATAATTTTTAATAGAAGCAAGAAATTTTATATGTGAATATTTATCCTCTATTCCACCATAAAATTGCCGAAATGTAAGATTTTTTGCCTCTTTAATATCAATCTCATCTACTTCATTTTTTTTAAAATAAAGTTTCGCTAAATATGTATAAATATCAGTAGTTAAAGGTATATTATATTTAACCAAACGACTAATAATTCTGGGATGAAAAGTAGTATAATCTAATACTACAATAGCCCCTTCTTTACCATATCTTGAAATGAAACATTTTCGGGCTCCGTCGTTTTGGCTAAGAGCAGCATAATTTACACCTTCGTAGCGATTGCTGGGACGACCCGTAGAAGTATAAACATTATATTGACTATAAACCATGCCCGATACTCCGGGGTCCAATTTATAACGAGATTTAAACAATTCCCTGTCCACACAAATTCCTTGTCTCTCCAACTCTCCGAGAGTTCCTATAATAAGGTCATTAAATCGAGAAAATGTTAAATCAGGTTCATACTTCCCTATTAATTTTGATAAATCATCTGCTATTTCATCAAACATTTCTTTATGTTTCATTAATGGAATAACTAAATTTAACATTTTATATTCCAAACTATTTTTACGTATAAAATTATGAGCAGAAGTTTCATAATCTAATATTTCAAATATTTCATTAGATTTCATCCATAAAAAAGCATTGGCATCATAAACATTAGAAATTTCTTTATAACAATGGTCAAAAGATTTCTTATCAAGTGTCCATTTTTTATTGGGCATTTGAAGAATAGTATAAATCACTTCTGAATTAATTTTTGGCTTTGAATCGGGATGATTAAATGCATAATAATATGTTTTTCCTGTAGAAATATTACGAATAAAAAGAATGCTCGGATGTGAAATGGCCGAATGACAAACATGGACCGGAATCGAATGTACAATCCAATCCCCCCGCTGATTTTCAGTTTGAAAACGAGTTACATCTGAAATGGTTTCTATCATTATGCCCCATTATGCCATACCTGATTATAGAGTCAAGTTTTTTATATTCGCAAAATTATTTAGGGTATTCCAAGACGAGCTTTAATATGACCGCGTAATGGAATAACACCCGCTGTAATTTTAGTAGTCCAATTTCCGGCCTCAATAGTATCTTGAACATCTATTATACGAAAAACAATATTTTTTTCTGAATATGGTTGAGGAAGCCCGCGTACTAAAAACATCATAAATGTTCGTAATCCACCAATTCCTTGAATCGTAAATGAAGCCTGAATGCCCGGCATAATACCTGTATATTTTGGATTATTTTCTTCATCACTATCATCAAGCAAAAGCTTTTGTATATCTGAAGCTGGCATAACTAACCGTCGTATATTAACATCTGTAGTCATTTGATATGCATTATGACAAGGTATAATTCCTTGCAATTCATGCATGGTAGTTTCAAATCCACTAGTATCGGCATTAGGAGTAGGGGAATTACCAACATTTTCTCCTAGCTTCAATCTATCTCGAAACATATATTCAAGCAATTCATTAGTGCCATTAGTAACTATCGTTTTGTTTTCAGGATTGTTAGTCGGTGCATAAATTGTACGAATGGCTTGTGCATTGCTTAAAGTAGGTCTGAAATCTATGCCCAGTAATAAACTATCGGCTCCAAAATAATCAAATGCCCATACCTTTCCTCTGTTTGAAAACGACATAAATTTATAATCTACAATTTTCATTGGGGCCGGCTGGTCGGGCGTAATAGTCGCATCGCCTTGCCCACTTACAAGTCTCAAATCCCAAAAACCACCACAGGCACTATTAATTCCTTCAAGAATTTTTTCTACAAGTTTATAATAGGTTGTAATATCAGAACTATTATCTAATATGTCTTTTAAATATGCCAAATTTACATATATATGTTTAAGGTAACCCGAAAAATGGTCGGGATATGGAATATTTTGGCCCGGGGCTGGATGAGGAACTCTAAAAGGAAATGAACATGTTCCCGAAGCTATACCATTTTCATAACGAAGAGAATTGATAACTAAATCTATATCATCTCGATATGCAACACCTCCCGTCCCGCAAACATCTTGAAGACGAAAGTCTGCGAGTTTCTTGGCCTTTCTAGCCTCATGTAATGTTGCCGGAACAGGATTTACATAATCGGCTATTTTTAATTTAGCATCAAAATCTCCGGGCGAATAATTTTCGGACTCTGTTTTTTCCGGACCATATTTTCCAGCAAAATAATGTGGGGATTCAAAATTTGGAATAAGACAAATTGACCCATCGCTAGAAATCATATTTGGATGTGCGCCTACAACCACATCATCTATATCTATATGAAACATTTCCTCCCCTTTTGTAGCTTTAAGGGGACAACAATGAAAATTAATAGCTTCAATAACAAGACCCAAATTTAACCACAAGTCTTTACTCGGAGGAGGATGGTCAAAATCTTTATCTTTATTTGGCTTATACTGAAATTTATTTTTTTTGTCCCCGGGGTCTCGTCCAAAAAAAACTCCATAAAGATATTCATTGGCATTATCGGGATGTACTTTCCGAACATAATTGCAAAATTTTGTAAGCTCAGGAATAGAATCGGGCGGCTGTCTTATAATATTTCGAAACTTATCGAGTGATTTATCTACAAATTGTATAATACTATCAAATATCTTGGTTCCCGAATCCTCTTTTTCTTCGGTAGATTCTTTATCCATCGTATTCGCATCTACAACTAATCCCGCATAAATACGGTCTTTAGATGTAATTTCTGTTTTACAACGAAATTTGTTACCATCTACCGACCATTCAAAATTAGTAACAATGCCAAAAATAACATCATAATTTCCTTTGGATAATAAAATATTTTTTGTATAAAGAGGATATGGATTATTAAATAATTTTTCAAGCTCTCCTACATCTGTAAGGTCAACTAATGACTTGGGATTATAAAGATTCCACCCCCATTCCATAATGCATGTAATTCCCGGTACAAGAAAATAAGGCGTTAAATATTCTAATTGTTTTTTTGAAAAACATACCCATTCCACCGATGCTCTTCGGTAAAGTTCTTTTTGAATAGATACACTTATTCTCTCAATTTCTGGGGCTGGTACATGAATTGGATAATCTCGATTGAGGTCATTTTCAATAATATGCGGACTAATTCCTGCGCTTGGAACATATCCAATAATGGATGGATTATTTCTATCTTGAGAAAAACCATAATTTGAATAAAATCCCTTGCCTCCAAATAAAACAAAACCTTCTTTTCGTTTAGACGAAGAAACTGGTATTGGACTACCATCCTCATTAGTGGCTATATTTCCATCTTTATCTTGTTGATATTGAAGTCCTTTACTATTTGAACATAAACGTACCCAAGGAGACATGGGACCACGATATTTATCCCAATTACCAAGGTCTGTATTTTCAATATATCTTAAACTACGATTTTTCTTGCGACGATAAAGCTCGTCTTGTATTTCTTCCGGAAAATTACATGGCTCCCAAGGAATAATCGGTGGAGGCATATGACATTATCTCCTTTCTATAATTACATTTATAAAAATAAACATATATTTAAAACTATTTTATCATTTATGAATTGAGTTGATTAAATGCAATTAAAATACTTCCAACATCAATCGGAATTCGTAATGTCATTCCGGCCGGGACACTTAAACGACCTTTACCTAAATTATTTGCTAAACCAATAATCCAATACAAAGAAGGGTCGCCGTAATATTTAAATGCTAAAGAGTCAAGATAATCTTCAGAATTTGAAATTATTTGAAGGTCTGATTCTTGCGGAGGAATTGGAGGATATGTCACCGACTGATAAACTCGTTTTCCGTCCCATCTTTGTTTTATTGGTATGTCTTCGTATCTAATCATATATTGAATGGAGGGGCTACATTGTTTGTTCTTACATTACTTATCGGGCTGGGAAGCCGTGGGACCGGAGGGGGAACGGGTTCTGCCGATAATAGTTTAAACGGTGGAGGGGGAGGGGGAGGAGGCGGCGGCTCAGCGGGTGCCTTCATCGGCTCGTCAATAAATCCTTGTTTGATAACATCCACCACATAATATTCATGCCAATTATTCGGAGCCTTTCCATCTGGAACCGTGTCTGTATTCCATTTTTGAAATTCTTCGGTTCTGGGGGCATGTCCAAAATTGGCCCCTCCAACCACGGCTCGCTCTTTTTCGAGTAAAACAACCGTAAACCCAAGGTCGACTTCCCGAGGAACTTGTCCAAAAATCGCTTTAGGAGATGAAATAAGATTAGCCATATAAGCCCAATTCCCTGCGCCAGCATTTTCTTCATTATAAGTTTCCCATGCTGCATCATCTGGAATATTCATTGTCACAGATTGAATAAGTATAGGTTGGTCCTTATACAAATCTCCCATTGTTAACATAAACATGGGGGGAACCATAAATCGGTCATACGCATTATTTCCACTTGCCACAACTCCTTTAGCTTTTGTATAATTTGCTGGTTTATATGAAGTCATCATATAATTAATTCGTTGCCATGTTGGAGCTAATTCAGCAATACTACTAATAACAACAGCCAAATTAAATGAAAGATTTCGATTAAACCCGCCATAGGAATATACCTTATCCGCACGACCAATAAAGGGCAATTCTTCCCATGATGCATTCCCCGACTCGGATATACCTTTAATTGCCGCTCGAAATGGAATATATTTTTCATTAACTACATCATAAAAATACAGAGCTATTAAATCATCTTTATAAGGCTCCCATACTTCCCATCTTCCAGAAAGAGGAGACCCGCCCGTACTTCTCGGCTCGGGCAATACATCTAATGTATTAATAGCATCAAAAGCCCCTGCCGTTGGAAGCTTATAAGAATGTTGAACATTATTAACAAGCTCATTACTAAGCATTGTAACTCCCTCGTACCGATACGCTGCTAATGACCCAAGAGTAATATTATTTGGTCCTTGCCCTTTATTTTTTGTCTTAAACAATCGGTCATAGTTATATTTAACTGAATCTTGTTGTAAAAGAACTGAATTTTGGTCAGCTTCAACTAAATATGTTTTTTCGCTAGCAGCTTTAATCTTATCTAATACTATTGATAACTTAGTTTTAGTATCAATAGCTCGTTGTGCTTCTGGGTCTTTAGTTGGAAAATCTTGTTCTTTATAAAAATGATATTGAACCATCATTTCTGATGCTTCAAAATTTTCATTTTTAGAAGCACCCATCGAATCTCCATAACGATAACCTGGTTTTTTCTCAACATGACTTTGATTAACATCATATCCTACAGCACCAATCGTTGGAATATTATAATAAACAAACCAACGAGTAGAAACCCGAGTAAAAACTACCGTTCCATTTTGAATTTGAGCATATAACTTATATGGAGAAGTTGTATATTCACTTTTTTTACGAATATTTATATTCCCGGCTCTACCGGCTACCCATGTTTGACCAAACGAATATCCATTGTCATCACTAAACTTAAAATCCGAAGATATCATCATTCCATATGCCCCCTCATCACTTCGGAATTGAATATTAGATTGTCTTTGTGGAATAAAATTTTGAAATAATGATTTTGCTATATTTTTTACAGCCGATAAAAACCCTCCCGAAGAACTTCCCCCCGTATGAGAAGTACCCGGCCATTGTGATTGCAAATTAGCCAATCCTCGAAGGGCTGTTCCTGCTCGTAAATTTCCTTTGGCAGCAAAAGTTTTAGTTGCCTCCGGCAACGCATTTGAATTTATAGCATATGCTGTACCTGATACGGGATTTTGTTTGGGAGGGCCAAAAATTGTGCTCCCTAAGCTTCCCAGCAAAGTAGAAGCTATTCCTGTAAGACCGGCCGAAGTATCAAAAGCTCTATCTGGACGAGCCGACCCCAATGTTAACGTTAATCCCGCAGCTACAATGGGAGATGTTGGATTATAAATGCGGCGCTCATTATATGGAGATGCCGTTTGAAGTAAAAATTGCTTAGCAAGAAAAACAACTCCCCGCCCAGATACCAAAAATTTTGTAGTTCGAATTACATCTATAATACCAGACCCCAGAGCAAAAATATGTGAATCATATTTTTTTAAAGAATGAGGAAACTTTTTAGCCTGGTCAGGATAAATATAATAATATGGCTCATCTCCCCAAGAAATTAACCCCTGATGATAATTAGAATAAGGAGATAAACGATGATACAATGCTTTATCATTGCCCTGCGATTGCAGAATTAATTCGGGCTTTCCCACCGCTGGACCTACAGGATATCCTCCCGGTCTCTTAATAAATGCCCATGTTGGTTCAAAATGTGCCTGTGCCATATAATATAAATATTACGATACTTTATTTGCCCCAAATCCGCCGTAGAAATCTGTCTGTCGTGCTAATTGAGTACTAAGCAACTGTCCATCCATATTAATATTTGTATCTTTCGCTAAAATTTTCTCAAGCAATTCTACTATTTTTTTACCAGTTTCTTCTGACATAATTTTATCAGATTCTTTTTCTCCCCCCTTCTCTCCTTCAGCTTTTGGTTTTACTCCTTCCGCTAACTTAGTACCTTTCGGAGAAACATTTAAAGCCGGAAAATACATTGCTTTTATTTTCGCTTCCAGTGACTTGCCACCACCAAAAAGCATTCCCAATGGACTTGTTGAAATTACTTTACCAATTAATGGCATCATTTTTTTAGCTATCTCAAGCTGAGACTGAAATGGACTGTGCAATGACTTTTGAATCATCGGTGCTACACTTTGAATTCCACGGTAAATAGATAGTCCGGCTTCAGAAGGAGAGCGCCCTCCCCAAATTGCTTTAACTTTCCCCCACGCACCACTAAATGCGTCCGAAATTTTTTCTTTTATTTTCCCAACAAGTTCAAAAATAGATTTAATTCCATTAATGACGAGTAAAATAGGAGATGTCCATTTAAAAATAGCCTTTGCAACTTCCCATGATTTACTAGCAAGACTAATAGTCCAGTCCCATATTTTTTTAACAGGGGCAATAACATTTTGCCAATTTTTACCAACAAATCGAACTGCTTGAATTATAAGTCCAAGCGGAGTAAACCATTTAAATAAAAATTTATAAATATTCCATACGGTCCCCAACACTGCTTTTGTACCTGCCCATAAAGTACCTAATGATTTTGAAATACCCCCCGTATTATTCTTAATATCTTTAAAAGCTTGAATTATAAGACCAAGAGGTGTAAACCATTTAAATAAGAAAGTAACAACTCCGCCAACTTTACTCCAAATCCATTTAATTCCTTTGACTATTTCATCAAACCAAGGAATGATAGCTCGAAGTACTCCCATCAGACCTCCTCCGAGCTTTTGTAACCAATTGCCTGTAGTACTATTCCAACCTTTAATAAATCCGCCAATAGCTTGAAATGCTGTAATTGCCCATCCGATGTATGGAATGGGTTTTCCAAAAAATCCAAGAAATCTTCCAAAAAATCCAAGTTTAGTAAGAATTACACCTACAAATTTAGAAATCATTTCCCACGGTTTAGCAAGAAAAATTCCGAAATTGGCCATTTTTGTCAAAAATCCTGCAAATTTGGAAGTTCCAGATACTACGCTCAACAATGCAGCTCCAACTTTAAACATCATAATTCCGATTTTATTCATCATTGCGAGCGGAGCTCCGAGAACAAACGACCACTTAGCAATTGCCATCGCAATATCAATTGCCGGTACAACCATTTCAAGTAATTTATCTACAATAGGCAATAAAAATTCTGTAGTTTTTGCAAGAAGCGCATTCCATTTAGCCGAAATTGCTGCTAATCGAGTTTGATTATTTAACGTTCGTAACGTGTGGCTGGCATCCATAGCCCTTGCTTTGGCCGCCGCTTCATTTTCCTTTCGCATTTGTTCATAAAGGGCCAGTTGTTTTAATTGCTCTGGAGTTCCTCGCCTTCTCACCCTTTCGAGCTGCCGGTCAGTTTGAAGCATATTCGTTAATTCTTCCACTGTCTTGCCCGTAGCCTTAGCAAATGCGTCTTGTTGGAAGGGGTCAAGATTTTCAAAATCAACAGATTTAGCAATACGAAGAATTTCTTTGGTTGAACCTTCAAGGTTTCTTCTATATGCTAATTCGCGGGCACGTTGCAAATTGATTGAACGACCAAGAAGAACCGAAGCTTCCATTTCTTCATTCATGCTTTCTGTAAAATCAAGAATATGCCGGCTTGAAGCCGCTGCTTGTTTTAAGCTGGTCCCCATGCGGCGCAATTCAATAGCAGAGCGTAATGCTATATTAGGAACACGGGACATCATGGTCAAGGTTTCTCTGGATTTATCGCCCACATCCTTCATTACTTCATGAAGAGGAACTCCGGCTGCATTTGCTATATTTTTTGCAATATACATAGTATGGGATTGCGCCTCCAAGGTACCTTTAGAAATGGCGGCCATATTGCGAAGAAAATCGGCACTAATTTCTTCGGCTACTCCAAGCTGAGCCGAAAAAAGAGCAACATCTAGCTTTATACCTTCAGTAACATTATGTACCCCCCCCATAACATGAGCGAGACTTCGAGTAGCCCTGTACACTTCTTCTATTCTTAATCCCACCTCCATATACTGGATAGCCATTTTTTCAGAGCTTTTTCGAATGTCTTCGGCTTCGGGGCGCGTCATTCCTAGTGCTTTACGAAAATCCCATGCTGCTTTATCCATTTTATTAAACAAATTATATCCATATGATAACAGCATGATAATACCGCCTAAAAAATTTGCGAGCAATCTAGTTCGAACTCCTAGTTTAAGTAATTGGTCACTTATTTTAGAAACAAGTCCGAATTCTTCAACCCGCACGCCAAAAAGAGTTTTTGCTTGATTTATTACAAAATTAAAATATTTATGGTTTTCCGCATATTTAAGTTTTTCCATTTGTATTTGAATTTGACTAGCTTTTCTATGTAACCTAATTAATTCATGAATATTTTCTATTTCTTGCTCTGCTGAACGTATTAATGCCTTTGCTGCATCAAAAGATACACCTGTTGTAGCCTTATTTCTTAAATCAATATATTCAGCTAATTTTTGATACTTAGTAGAAAGTTCATCCAAAAGTCGTGCTTCCTCTTTACTCCGCATTAAAACATCGGCCTCAGCATTAAGACTAATTTGGCCAATCTCTTCATATATAGTTTTTCGCTTTAAAGCTAACTCAAGGAGAGCCTTTTCAACATTTAAAGAATTAACTGATATTTCAGCACTATCTACATTTGGATATACGGGTCCTGCCATAAATTATACAATATATTATTTATAAATAGAGAGATGTTTTAATTTTATTCCTTGACAACAATATAAAATGTGCTAAATTCATAGCATGAACGAAACAAATGAACCGGGATGGATTGGCCGTTTATTTATTGGAATCGGTGTTATCGGACTGATGGGAGTTATTTTTTTTGGAATGTTTGCTCCTGCTTTTGGACCGATAATTGAACGAAAGAAATATCAAGAATATGCTATTTTTGAAGATTGTGAACAACGTGTAGCATTAGATATGATAATAATTTATGCTTTTTTATGGATAATTGCCATAATTTCATGGATTGGATTTCTAGCCGTAGCTATAGCTCTAAATTAATTACGATTAATACCAGGCCCTCTAACTAAATTAGAATTAGATGTTGATACTTTAGACTCGGAAGAAACTTTATCCCATTCTCGCTGTTCTCGTTCTTTTATATTAATAAGCTTTCGAAGATAAAATGCCCTATATTGCACAGGCATTTCATAAACAGCAAAATATTCGATTTTTCCAAAATGAGTTAAATCAAATAATATTTCATGGAGATTTGCTTTATACTCCGGAGTTAGGCCAAAAAAAGGATACTCCTAACGGAGTTTCCTCCTTTCTTTCTAATCCACAATTTACACATTGAAAATCAAAGGAAGTATCAATATCCGGCATATTTTCTCGTAAATAAGTACGAAGAGCTAAACTATCCTTAGAAACAAGTTCCTCATTAACAAATTTTCGTATAGATGCCCGGTTCGTATCGCCATCAATAGCCGTAATAACATGTCCAAGGCGAGTTGTAATTTCACGACGTACGTCTTTAGAAATCTTTTCCATACCCTTTAACTCTTGTTCAATTAAATTTTCATCCTTTTTAGTAAGTAACTTAAAAGTAATTTCCCTTCCGGAATAAGGAAGTTTAAAAGTAAATGCATTTTCTCCTCGCGGATATTTTTCAAAATCAAAGGGTCGATTGTCCATTTTACCAAGGTCAATTGAAATGGAATTTTCTTTACCACAGCGATTACAAGTCATAGTCGCGTCATAAATATCTCCATAAGCTAATCGACGAATTGCAAAAAAAGCTGCATTTCTGTCACAAATGAGCATATCATTAAGAACAATATCTTTATTAATTACTACTGATTCAAGAAGCTTATCCAGAACGATATTTTTTTGAATAAGATTTGGTGACGTAAGAATATCTTCTTCTCTGGCCGTCATCATTTTAAGTTCTAATTGTCCGCTGGATAACGGATTATCTAAAGGATAAAACCAACCTTTAGAAGGAAGATTAATAACTTCTGTAGGAAATTTAACTTCTTTTTTTTGTGGTGTAGAAACAGGCTGACTTACAGTCGGCCTTGAAATAGGAATAATTTGGTCTGCCATAAACTATTATTATTGTTTGTTACTAGTACTAAAATACATATTACTTCAAAACTCTTTTAGACTTTTTATATTAAAAATTAAACAAAATTCTTTATTTTATTTTAATTCTAATAATTCCTTTTTTAAATCTAACAACCGCTTTTCAAGTTTTGGTATATCATCCATTTTATACTTCTTAACTTTCTCTATATAAGAAGCCATTTCTTTTTTCAACGAATCTATTTCTCGTTTAACTTGGGCAATTTCTTTAACAATTTGCTGTTTTCTCGCTCTAATATCCTCTTTATTTTTATTAGGGTCATCAGTCGGGTCTATTCCTTTATTTTTATTATTGGAATGGTTATTATTAAAATCCCTATCTTCTGAGTCCGGATTAAATAAAGAATCCTCCTTTAATATTTGTTTAGTAACCAAATATAAAAATTCATCAATTTGCTCAAGTTTAATGTTCATTACCGGCGACCATCAAGAATTTTATTAATCATTTTTTTAAATAAAGGGGCGGCGCTTTCAATAAATCTATCAGGTTCTTCTATTCCATACCTAGGAGCCATAGAAGTCTTGGGTCTTACAAGACTTCCCATACGACTTTCAAAATCTCCATATTTTTCATCGGGATTATATTGTTCTGGTTTCGGTTCATCATCCCAATTTCTAATCTTTTTGCCAGTATATCTAGTAGGCACAGAAACAACAGGAGCTCCAAGTTCGCTAGGATGTACAGATTCATCTTTACAAATTTGAAGATTTTTATCTGCAATTAAGAAAATTTCTTCCGATTCGGGGTCTAATCTTCCAAAATAAAAATAAATTGTAAAATTAGGATTAGAAGCAGATTCTCGCCCTGCTCGTTGAGCACCTAAAGAAACTTTAGCGTCTCGTCCAGCTATAGAAACCGCCATATTATAAAGAGTTCTTTCAACAGAAGATTCATCAGTTCCTTCCCATTTAATAGGAATAAGATTTGACTTATTTCTAGGATTAACAACTAATGCGCCTTTTAATGCGGTCTCTGGTTCCTCCGTAGAAGGCTCTTTTTCCATCTCATCTCCAGATTTATTCCCAGATGGAGTTTCAGGAGAAGAGCCGGGCGGATTATCTGGCGCAGAAGATTGTGGATTCTCATCTTCCTCCGCTTCACTCAAATAATTGAGATTAATGACATTTTTACCTTCTTCAAGTTGGTCAAGAACCTCTCGTACACATCGACGAATAAGATTTTCTAAAAGTTCAATCTTCATAATATCTATATTTTATATCATTAATACATATTTAAATAAACTTAAAAATAATATTAACGTTTAATATACAATTAGTATTGGAGTATTGCGTAATCGTATGAAATCCTAAGATTAACTAATACCGATTCGCCCATATCCGTCCAATTCATTTCTCCACCATCATAATCGGTCGGAAAAGCTCCTTTTAATGTCCATTCCTCTATTTTATCTCCCACGGGACCAAGAACATCAATTGTACATTCTTTTTTATAAAAGTCTTGATACCCATCACGTCCAGTTACGGATTCGTGAGAAAGACGATACCATTCAAAAACGGTTTGAGTAGCGGAAGGAACAACTGGGTCATAAAGTTCTAAGTTAATTTCATTCCATATCGTTTTCCCTTTATAGTACCATTGCAAGTTAATATAATCAATGGTTTTACGTTCTTGGGTCCACTTCGGACGTTCGGTCTTTCGAATAAGATAAGTTGGAATGCCATCTATATACATCAGGAAACGATTTTTGGTTTTCGGTTCCCAAATAGTATAAAACATCTCATTATTTGTTAAAAGGTCTGCCATAAGTCAAATATTGTATTGTTAATACTGGTCTATTTATAAATATAATGCATAAGAAGAAATAAGCAGATAAAAATGATTATATCTTAAGAGGCTCAATATCTCCATCGGCTACTTCTAAATTTCCTATATTTTTCCATTTAACATAAACTGCATATTTATTTATACTTGCTCCACGATACCACGGAAATTCTTCAAAAGATTTCATTTGTAAAGGAGTCATTTCACGTCTATTTTTTATAATACCTTTAGTACCGGCGGGAACTAATTTGCCATATGCTTCTCCATACCTATTAATATGCTGAATATCTTTCTTGGCTCGTACAACTGACCCAATTTCGAATCCTTTAGATAACGAAGGGTCAATTAAAAATATTTTTCCTTCCGGTTCGTAAACACATATTTGGTCTCCATCAAGAAGTCTTCTAATACCTTTTCCTTTAAACCATACTGCATCAAATTTCGATTTTAATACATTGGTCATATTAATAGTCGCCCTTAATCGTTCTTGATTAATTTTACCTCGGTTTACTGAGTACTGTAAAGAATAACGAGCAAAAGCATCACTATATTTATAATCTGGATTAAAATCATATCCGTTTTTTATCCACCATTTCATCATGGTATGAGAAACACCAAAATTAATAATTTCTAAACGAGGAACATTAAGAAAATATGCTTTTTTTAAAACCTTTTTACTTCCACCTGAAAACCTTACAGCTATGCTTTTAACAGTAGTAAAATAAACTCCAAATCCTAAATGATGAATAGGAGCAGGAATCCCAGAATGATAATCATAGTCTTCATATCCATGTGATATATCTCCGCTCCTTTGTATTCCAATAAATATTTTAAATCCTTCGTCTTCAATTTTAGAAAGATTATCTTCATACGTTCCATGATACACCGGACCAAAAAAATCATTATCTACGGCTTGTTGTAAAGAAATTGCAGGAACTTTATCTTCGCATATCAATGTCTTAATTTTAATCATAATCAGTCACATATTTTTCCCATTGTCGAGTATCTTCATCAAGCTTATAAATTATAACATGATTAGAATTAAACTTTACTCCGGGTTTCTTTTTCCATGAAAATCCTCCGCCACTTTCATAAACATAATATGGAATATCAATAACAAAAATTCCTTCTTTAAATTTACCAATAAGATAAACGTGTGGTTGGTCTGAACATTGAATATCAAGATTATAAATATTATTCTTAAAAAGAATTTCTATTAATTCATCTGCAATAATATGACAAATACCTCCGGTACCTAACTCTATATCAACTCCCTCTTCATCTTGTTTCCATTCATCATATACTCGTTGTGCAGCATCAGCCATTTGTTGTTTTATATCACCAGTAATTTCCGAAATACTATTAAGCTGATTTTTTGACACCTCCATTAAACTTCCGGGATGAGAAAAATGCCAAGATGTTTTTCTTTCATTATAATCATCATCCAATACTCCGCTTATTGGATTAATAACAACATGTTTCGGGTTTTTATTAGGTGTATTTTGACTTACCCAGTAATCCAGTTCATCTTTTATTTTTTGGTCTGGTATATCATTCCACCAATAAACTGTATTTAAATCGGCACGATATCTCCAATTTTTTGTTTCTTCATATCTAAGAAAAGGATATGTTTGAAATAAATCTGCATGTGAAAAATAAGTAATGTTTTGAGTCGGATGGCAGCGAAGATAATAAATTTTATAATTTTCGGGCGAAATACTTCCTAAATATAAATCTTCTCTTTTATTTATACCCGCTCTCGATTCATTTATATAATTAAAAGGATGGGACTCGGTCCAATTTTTTTCCAGTTCATCATACGATTCGCGTGGATTAATAACAACATGTTTCGGGTTTTTATTAGGTGTATTTTGACTTATCCAATAATCTACTTCATCCTTTATTTTCTGGTCTGGAATAGCATCCCACCAATAAACTTTATTTAAATCTTTCCGGTAGCTCCAACAATTTGCATTTTCATATGTAAGAAAAGGATATTTTTTAAACAAATCACCATGAGAAAAATATATATCGGATTTATATGATGAACCACAAAGAGCATAAACTTTATAATTATCTGTAGAAATAGCACCTACATATAAATCTTCACTTTTACATATTCTCGATTCATTTAAATAATTAACAGGATGAGACTCGTTCCAATTTTTTCCCAGTTCATCATACGATTCTTCATCGCGTGGATTAATAAGAACATGTTTAGGATTTTTATTAGACGTATTTTGACTTACCCAGTAATCCAGTTCATCTTTTATTTTTTGGTCTGGAATAGCATCCCACCAATAAACTGTATTTAAATCCTTCCGATATCTCCAACAATTTGCATTTTCATATTTAAGAAGAGGATATTTTTTAAGCAAATCACTATGAGAAATACATAAAGCAGGTTTATATGGCGAACAACGAAGAGCATAAACTTTATAAGTGTCTGTAGAAATAGCACCTACATATAAATCTTGATTATTAAACTGCTTAAAATCGCCTTGTTCTAGTAAAGACTCGGCCAGATAATCCGAAGAAGATAGAGATTTAATTTCTTCTTCTTCCGTTAACTTTGGAGTCTTGGGAGCATCTTTACTTCGGATTTGCCATCTGCGAACAGACCCGTCAGAATTTTTAATTTTTAAACGGTCTTCTTCAGGAATGCCTGCCCCATAGCCTTCAGACACTTCTTCAGACTTTGAAAAATGTTGTCCCTTTCGATTTTCGTCCTTTTTATCGTCGGGGTGAAATTCTTTTCCTCCGGTCGTTTTAAATAATTTTTGGCCATCTTCCGTTTGCGACGAAGTTAAAATTTGTGATTCGGGAAACCTTCGTTTAAGGCTATCTATCATCAACGTAGCAATTCGATTGCGCTTCCATCCTGGCCGAACGGTTATCATGTCAATATAAACGGTTTTATTATCACTATGCCCTTCTAATACACCAAGAATATGTTCGGTCCCGCGCTTTTGAAACCGCTTCTGCCATATATCAGTAATAGGATTTCCGCCACTATAACCCGTTCCTCGTGGAACCATTAAATATGGGATTTCGCCGCGTTTCATGGCCTGTGCCGATTCTTCCGAATCCATAAAATAAACTAATGTCCAACCTTCCGGCATTAACCCTCCACCCGCTCCCTGTCGAATAACAACAATATTTTTATTTACATCTTCAATAGTTTTATTTTTAAGCGGTTTGTTGTCCGATAATGCAATTTTTCCTTGGCGAGTTATTACAGGAGATTCAATAATCGGGGAATTAATAAAATCAAGTCGACGATGTAACTCTTTATCATAAAAGACATATTTTTCCAGTTGTTGTTTTGCCCATTGCATATGTCCTTGCTTCTTTAGCCCCAGTGCCATTCGATATGCTTTTTCTCGTAAAGCTTTAAGCTCACTGGTAGTCAATCGTTCCAGTTTAAATTCTCCCGTCGTTTCATCCCATTTGTCATTAAAACTTCGGTCAAACTTAGGGTCGCCAAACTCTGGAGAATCCTTTTGAGAAAAATTTGGAAGAATTGAACTAACATCCTTATCAGTAACTTTACCCCCTTCATTGACCGACATTTTTTGGTCATAAACTGCTATAATAGAATCTTTAAGTTGTTTAATAATACCCCGCGAACGTAAAATTTTAAAAATAATATTTTCATAACTTAATTCTCCATTCGTATCTAATCCATATTGACGATAAGCATCCAAATATTTTTTGACGGCCATCATTTTTTCTTGATTCTTACTGGCTATAGCATTCAAAATATAATCCTTCATAACTTTATATTGAAACTTTAAAATATCTCTATTTATATGAGGCGGAATTTTAAATGGCTTGCGAACCCATTGGTCTCGCATAAGAGAATAAATTCCCATTACATATAATTTCTTCTCAGTTGAATTTTGAATATTCATTTCTACCTTATGCCCCTTAATAAAAACATTATGTTCAAAATTCCATTGCGTACTAGCTATTTTAACACTTTTTTCTGCTGTTTCTATAGGCATTTTAAGATGTTGATAATTTATAATAATATGAACATCAACATCACTATTTGCCGTCCAATTATAATTGGACATAGACCCCATAAGATATACATCAATAATCGGCGCAGAAAACTTAGTTTTCTCATAAAAATCCCGGGCCAATTGAAGTAAATTAAGTCTTATCTTGGGGTCAAGACGTTGAGCAGAATCCCAGAGGTCCGGGCATAAATCTTCATTATATATTCGAAATTTAGCCATTGTCAACTTTAATATTAGATTTTACATGCTTAGCAATTTTAATTTCATTAACTCCAAACTGAGGAACAGATTTGGGATACGGATGTAATATCACTGGTGGCTTTGACGAGTCATAATCTGGTGCTTTCGGGTCATTATCTATTGCACCAATGTTTCCACTTTCTTCATCTTCAAATTTATAAGGAATTTCTGAATCTCTTTCCGATTCTTTAGCCAATCCCGAAGTATTAACGGCAGCCATCGTTCCGCCGGGCTCTTCTGAAGGAAGCGGAGCATGTCCTAATAATGCTTTCGCTTCTTTTGTAATCTCAGAAAATTCTTTAATAAATGTTCGAATATAATTATTTATCTGTTCAGCGGAAGTTTCGGGGCGAGCAAGCAATCCCCCGCAATCTCGATGTCGCCACGTAACGCCTCCATTTGTTGTATAATCATTTTTCTCTTGAATTTTCTTTTTACAATGAGGACATATATCCTTTTGAATTTCTTGTACTTCCCGATTTATGAGTTTTTCCGGGGCATTTGCAAACGCCTGCTCAACCGTATCCGATATTAATTTATTCAAAGACCGATTCATATTTTATAATATTTATTCTTGATTCCAAAATTTACGTTTAATGATAGGAATTTGTTTTAAAACTTCCCCTAGTGTTAAAGGAGAAGATAAATCTACTAATTCTAAAATCGTTTCTTGATATTTAGACGATTTATGTAATATTCCGTATCCTCCGGCCATATCAAACGCCTCAATTGTTTTTAAATTATCATCTACAAGTATTGAAAGCGGAGTTGCAAATTCTGCCTTTGCAATTCCTTCATCAACAATATGAATATTTTTTACATTTAATTGATTGCCTATATTATCTTTAATCCATTGCATTTTTCCCAATGAAACAATTTCATGAAACTCTATATCATCTTTAGACCCCGTTGAAGTAAGAATATGGACCTTTTCAAAAAGTTGATTGGATATTTTAAACAATTCTTTTCCGCCCGGCTCCCAATCAAGATTTCTCCAAAAATCAGGAATGGCAATATTATTATAAATCGGTGCTAATTCTTCTTCAGTATATTTATCTTCAGAAGAATTTAAAGTTCTTAAACCAGTTTTTTTAGCAACATTAGACCACCCGCGAGCATAATTAACCAATACTCCGTCCATGTCTAAATATAAAATATAATCTGTATTTTTCATTATAATAAATTGACAAAATTTCTTTCTTAGTTACAATGTACAATACTAAGATATTATAAATAATAAGTACTCTAAGTAAGTACTCTAAGTAAGTACTCTAAGTAAGTACTCTAAGTAAGTACTCTAAGTAAGTACTCTAAGTAAAATACGTTTAATATATTAAATTATCAAAATTGAATGGGTTGATTAAAACACAAAATTCTTTTATTGGATTCTTTTTTTCTCCGCTTGTATCTTTTTGTTTTTTAGATTGTATAGCTTTATTAATCATTTCTTTATATTTTTTATAAATTTCTGGATTTTCTTGTAAAGCTGCTAAAAATTTTGGTTTTGTTTTAACAAAATATTCTATTTGGTCTGAACTAATATGATGAATTTCATGAGACGTAGGATTTTCCCATACAAGTTCATTCCCTTCAATTTCAATCTTTCCATTATTTTTAGAAGTTGATTTATTCGCAGGCAAAGTAGAAACCTTAAGAATTTCTTGTTTAAATTCCGAATAATCAAAATTAGGATTTTTTTGAAAAAGTTTTTGAAAAACAGGCGTAATATTTTTTGTATTAACGTTTATTCCATCGTTTTGAAGAGATGTTACCATTTCTGTATATTTTTGAAATAGTACTTGTTCAAAAAAGTCTTCGGCTTTAATTTCGTTTTCTTTCTTTGTTTTAATTAATTCAGTATAAGCTTTTTGAAGAATTATATCAACATTTTTTAGCCCTCGTTTTTCAAGAACAGTTTTTGCAAGTCTATATACTTCCTTTCCTTGTTCCGTTGATGGTGTTGCCGTTGGTGCTCCCGGGGATGTCGGTGCTCCCGGCGTTGCCGTTGGTGCTCCCGGTGCGGGCGGTGCTCCTTTCGACGCTGGCGCTGGCGGTGCCGGTGCCGGCGGTGTAGCGGTACCGCTCGCTACATTTATTAAATCAGCAGCCGTAATATTATCAGGAGATTTATTATATCTTCGACGTAATTCTATCCAAGCACTAATTAAAATCGATTTGGCTGAATTTTCATCAACCCCGCTCATAACCATCTGGCTAAGAGCTTTTAAAAATTCACCTTGTTCTACAATAGGAATAGGCTTAAGCGTATTAAATTTTCCAAAATATCCTGCATAATCAAGAGAATCTTCCCATTTTTTAGCTATATCATAATTTCCTTTTAATATATTAATTACATCGTTTTGTTTTATAGTTATAGAATTTCCATGTGCATCTTTATAAGTAACCTTGCCAGAATCATCCCATGTTAAAGGAAATACCTTTCGACCAGACTTAGATTTAAATTCCATACTTTTACGACTAACCGTTGCTAATAATGCTCGCATAAAGGTTTCGGTTTCTTGTTCAATCGCCTGCCGTATAGTCGGGGGTGCTTCTGCCAATCGGCTTTTTATATGTGGATTGACGGCCTTTACTATTTTATCAATTTTAAATTCATTTTCGTCTCCGCTTTTTGTTGCGCCTGCTATTGGATTAACATGATGGTCATAAAATTGCATAATCATAATAGCACCGGATTCTTTTCCGTTTTTATAAACGACTACATATATTCTATTAAGATGTCTATTAACATTCCAAATAACTTTAATGTTAACCCCATTTAAACCAGGTACCGCCTTGCCCATTCTTCCAGCGGGCACTTCAATAGAAAATGGTTGTCCAGGATATTTATTATATCTACTATGAAAATTATAAAGAAATTCATCCGGTATTTCTACTTCTCCCCCGGCTTGCCCATCACCTCTTGCCCCCTCTCTTCCTCTCCCTCCCCCTCTTCTCCTTTCTTTCAGAAGAATAAGGTCTTTTAACATTATTCTATCGATTGTTTCAGTAAAAGTAGTTGGAAGAGGTTTATAATTTCCACTGCTATCTTTATCAAAATAATTTCCCGTACGAGAAAAGTCGGTTTTTATAGCATTAATAATAATTTTAATTGCATGTAAAATAATATAAGGATATTCTGCTGAGCCAATTCCTTCTTTATCTATTTCACCAACGTCTAAGAGAGGGGGGGTCGCGCCCGGGGGGGCGCTTGGAGGCGCACTTGGCGTTCCCGGTGCTCCCGGTGCTCCCGGTGCTCCCGGGGATGTCGGTGCTCCCGGTGCTCCCGAAGCGGGCGGTGCTCCCGGTGCTCCCGGTGCTCCCGGTGCTCCCGGGGATGTCGGTGCTCCCGGTGCTCTCGAGGATGTCGGTGCTCCCGGTGCTCCCGAAGCGGGCGGTGCTCCCGGTGCTCCCGGTGCTCCCGGTGCTCCCGAAGCGGGCGGT